TTAGATGGCGCCTAACAGCGCCGCAATTTTAGCAAGATCATTGTGATTTTTAGCTTCATGGATGTAGTATTCATCAAGCATATACCAAATGACCGGATATTTTTCTTCAAACTCTTCCGCTTTTGTTTCAAAATCTGACTTAGCGGTTTCTACGAGTCTATTATAAATCTTCTGACATAAAGCTAATTTATCGGCGTTTTCACCTGACCCGTGAATAGACCCGTTAAACGACTTAACAAATTGATTTAATTCTACAGAAGACTCCCAATCTTTTACATCATAGAAATTCTTAATCAATGGAGTCAACGCTTTAATTGACAGAATATTGTTAATTTGACGTCTAGATGTAGTAGAAGGTGGAATCACATCAGCATCAACTTTATCAATCAATTCAATGAACTTATTGATGAACTCATCCATCAGAGGGTCTAATGCAGCATCTTGCGCGTATTTCATTGCGGCCGGACGAATCATCCAGAACTCTGAAACATTCACGTAATCACAAGCACCTTTAATATTTGTCTGATCAAACGAAGTCTCATTGCCACTTGGAAATTCAACGATAGAATCACGAGAAATCCCTATCGCGTAGCCTTCAAGTTCTCGAACTTCATTAGCACTCATACAGAACGAATCAACTTCCCATTTTCCATCAGTCTTAGTCCACTTATGGATATTTGGAGATTTAGGACGCTTAGCGCCTTCTTTGTCTGAATTGCTTGCATTCAGTTCAGCATCTTTAACTCGTGCTGGTTCCATATCAGAACATTTAAATTTGATGACTTCATCACCTTCAAACAGCTTAGTGATTTCGTTCATCACATGAACTTCTTTTTCATTATCTGGATTTACCAAGATAACATAGCAGTACTTATGAATATCAAGAGCATACATACCACGAATAGTAGAAGCACGACGAGATGGTTTATCATCAATCATGAACACTACTTTCTTGTTATTAATTGAGAACAAGCTTTGTGCTGAAATTCGGTTACGAACGTTCCACGAGCTTGAGATTCGTTTACGTTCAGCATCTGAACCGACATAATAAGCTACCATATTCGCGTTGTAGACCAAGTTCTCTACTTTGCTATAATGGAACATCGATACCCAGTCTTGATATGGTTTATCTTGGATAAGAATAGAACGAGTACCCAAAATAGTACGTTGACGATGGTTAAGTTCTTGTAATTCACGAGATAACTGGCGTTTATTTTCAATCGTCTGGAAACGTTCCAAATCAGCAGCTAACGTTATATTTTCAAGATTGTTAACTTTATTTCTGATATTCTCGATAGTCTCTTCATTATAAGAGAGTTCTTCGCGAGATGGAGTAATATCCAGTTCACCTAAGTCAAAGTGAACATAAACTCGCCCATAACGGTTCAAAAGCCAGTCAGCTTTGATGTCAGGAATTTCGCTCATCTTAATAGGATAAACGATACGACCATAAACCGCGTACAATGACTGATCATTTTCAAATGGGCTTGAATCAAGACTGAACCACTGTTTTTCTGGAGTGAATTCAGGGAAATAATTGATTTCAACCTTCGAGCCAAGAATTTTAGGTTCAACACCGGCAAATGTGCGGAAAGTTCGCTTGATTTCTGTTTCCCATTTAGAGATATCATCAGTCTTAACCGGAACAGTGATTTCAATACCGGTTACATCATCTTCGCCCATCGGTTCATTAAACAGAGGAATGATTTCTGGACCAAGGTTTTTCATGATCGCGGTGTAACCCATTTTGCGACCATTGTGGCATGAAACGATTGTGAATGTTTTGGTGTAACTAAATGGAGATTTAGAACCAAGACCCATTGCACCGATAAAATCATTTGAATCAGACTTTGTTGAAGCGAAGTAAGTGTTATACAAACCAGGCTTACCATCGGCTCCACGAATCTGAACATCAGACAGACCTGGACCAAAATCACGGATAACGAATCGTGGGTCTAAACGTGTAGGAACTTTAACTTCAAATGGACGAGTTTGACCATTCAGCTTATGAGCATCAAGACAGTTCGTCGACAATTCACGTACAATTGCGTAAGGTTTGTTGGTGTACAACTTATCTGAAAGAAGGATAAATGCCTTAGCGTTGTTTTCAATTCCGAAAGCAGTTGCTTGCTGGTTTGCAGAGCCAAATACTACTTCCTGTTCTTGGGAAATAATCATATTGTTCCTATCAGTTTTAGTTATGTCGTTTAATTAAGTCTGCAACTTCGAGAAGTTCATCTTTAGTTGCGGTGTCGTTTTTAATTTTAATACGAATTTCAGAAAAGCGGTCTTTAAAACTTCAGCTTCGTTAATATCGAAGAATCGTTGAATGATTCTATACTCACGGAATACTGCATCATCAAAGAGTGTCAAATTCACGTTATAACTTTTCATTACCAACCTCTCTGAGAATCGCTGCGAATTCTCTTATAGTGTATTTTTCACGAGCTGAATAGACCAGCTTCAGTGCTGTTTGTTGTAGGTTAACTGGAATGGCTTGGTTACTTTCTACCAGTACAGCAATATGTTCTATCATCCTCGAGAATTGATTTAACCAGAGATCATCTGGTGTATCCTTGAGTTTATCCAGGTACATCTTCTTACTGTCTCGGATTGTTGCTGCTACGTTGTCTAAATTAACATAGCTTCCATTAAGCATTTTCATAGGTCACCATACAAAAATGGGACTCCCGAAGGAGTCCCTAATACTTACCAAGTGGCCCGTGATACCTGGCCATATACTTTCTTGAAAGAGTTATCAATCTGCCTTACACGAATTGTGACCCAATCACCGGGAAGTGGTAATGCATCAGTCCACATATAACCGTAACTTCCATCTACGAGTGTAATCCAAGCTTGCGACATAAACTCTCCTTATTATTGAGCAAGATTGCTCATGTGTATTTATTCGCTCATCCAGACCTTGCGAGGAGCTGCATCATTACCCATAACCATTTCAAACAATTCTTTCCAGTTATCAGGTAAAGAAACTACATCATATACTGGTTTTTGAATAACTCGTTCATATTCGTCTTCTTCTAAAGAACCAAGACCTTTGATGTAACGAAGTTTCCAACCAGATAATTTATCTTTCTCTGCTTCATATTCAGCAGCAGAATAGTACCATTTCTGTTCAGAACCCTTTGACATAATGATGACTGGAGTTTTAACGAAACGAATGCGCCCTTCTTCAAACAGACGAGGCCAATTACTGAAGAACCCTAACAGACTCGGATAAATTGAACCAACACCATCGACGTCAGCATCAGTCATGATAGCGATATTCTTATAGTTCAGAGTATCAAACTCTTCACCGATTACCAATCCAGTGATTGCGCAAATATCGAAGATTTCTTTGTTCTTCATTGCTTCAGCAGCTGTCATTCCCCACGTGTTCATAACTTTACCACGCAATGGATAACCACCATGAAGATCGCGATCACGAGTGTTAATCAAATAACCGATCGCTGAATCACCTTCTGTCAGGAATAAAGTAGTCTCAACAGAATCATCACCATATTTAGAAGGTTTGATATGTTTTGCTACCTTAGCTTTCTGCGCCTTCTTTGCAGCCTTAGTTTCTGCCGCTTTCTCTGCCGCCAATTTACGAGCCAACATAGCTTCAATAATCGGCATATGAATCGCTTCGGCTTTCAGAACTTGTTGTGCAAGTTTCTTATAGTCCAGATTCATATGAGTTTTTACTTCGCCCCATGGAGAAGTCAAACGCTCTTTAGTCTGAGAATCAAAACGCATATTACTCATATCACGAACGAATACAACCAGAGTTAAACACTCTTTGATACGAGCTTTATTGACGTCCAGTTTGTACTTACGCTTAAGCATCGGGATAAGCTCATTACTCAGTTCATCGATAATCAAATCAACATGAGAACCACCCTTACTCGTGTGAATGTTGTTCACATAACTTAAATGACGGAAACCATCTTCAGAACGACCAATCGCCATTGAACAATTATCTTCATCAAATACGATAGCTTCATCATCGAATTGCTTAGCGTATTTCTTGAAGTTACCCTGTACTTTCTTGCCCATGAATTTGAATTCAATATCGGGGAATACTACTGACAGAGTTTGAAGACGATCATGAATAATATCTTCATCAATTTGAGTCAATCCAGTACTTTCAAAATGACTAAAATCTGGAATAAAAGAAACGATCGTTCCGGTCTTGGTCTGAACATGCTCTTTCTTATCCGCTGAGACAGTTTCCCAGGAGATATTCTCAGCGCCGTTAGAACAACGGACTACGATTTCATTTTTACCGTCACAAGTTGCACCAGCAAAAGTGACAGAGAAAATATTAGTCAATGCAGAACCAACACCGTTCATACCACCTGTTTTTCGTTCAGCATCATCACCAAAGTTACCACCAGCTCGAGGTCGAGTCCATGCGGCGACTGGGCCTGGAATAGTATCGCCTTCGGGAGTAACTACATCAGCTTGAGGAAGTCCACGACCATTATCAGTTACAATAATTTTGTTGCCTTTGAGGTCAACAGAAATTTTGTTCGCAAACTTGAAGTTAGTACGAATTGCTTCATCCACCGAGTTATCGATGATTTCATCAATCAGCTTAATTACTCCGGGAACATATTTTACTGGACCGAACTTACCGAACATAAAACGGTCATGTGATTCATGAGCCGAAGAACCGATGTACATACCGCTACGTTTGATGATATGTTCACGGTCACTAAGAATTTTAATTTCGTTATTGATCATTTCATTTCCTCGTTTAGTGGTGAAATATTATCACGGATTTAGTAAAGCATTTAATTCAGCTTTGTAACGAATCAAATGATCAAAGGCCTCTTCGCCTTTTATTTCTTTATGACAAGTGTCTGCATAATACTGTCCATGGTTTCGGATGTAAGCTTCAAAGATTTTCCAATCTGCTTTAGACACATCAGAATAAGCATATACTGCATACACTATATTAGTATCTACGCTGTAGGTTTTATCAACCTTTATAGCAATATCTCTAATTTCAACTTCATAATATTTTTGAAGCCAAATAGTCTGGCCTGTTGTAATTCGAATCGGCCACCAGGCAAATCGGTATCTACCTATTGCACGTTCAACAATTTCAAGATTGGCTTTAGCTTTCTTCTGTTCAGATGTCAATCCGAAAATCATATATCCTCCAATAGGGCCGAGGCCCTATTTGCAATACTTACAATTTTTGTTTTTGCAGCCCAAAACTTCATGTGGGAAACGTTTACCTGAAGCCAATAAGCGGATATTTTTCTTCATACCACGTAAATGCTTTGGAGTTATTGGAGCAGTGGTATAACTTGTTAATGTACGAGTACAGCTCTTTAGTGTGGTAATAAAGCACAAACGATCTTCATACTTGTGCTTGCCAAAGCTTTTAATAATTTCCATCATTCAAACCTGATAGTTGAGTTCTTAATAAAAATGCCTGAACAAACAGCACCTTTAACCGGAATACCTGTAGGGCCAACAGCTGTAAATCCAGTGGCTTGAGAATCATCTTTACCACAAGAGAAGAAGCTATATCCAGTGGTTTGAATATTAGTGAAACCATTAGCTTGGAGCACCTTCACCGCATTATCAGCATCGGTGCAACCTGACAATGAAAATACAACAGCCAAAGTAATCAGAATCTTTTTCATTTCGTAGCCTTTTTGATTTTAAAAACTCGCCCATCAGCGAGTTTAATGATTTTAGTTTCACCTGGTTTGATGATGAAGTTGCGAGCTTTTGGATTCATTTAAATTTAATCCGGTTTAGAGAATCAATCAGCCAAAGACGTTCTTCTTCAGAAGAAATAGAACCAATAACAATTCGGCCTTCAACTTCGATTTTAGGCATTTCGGCTTCCGCTACATCTTCTTCAACTTCATAGACGCAATCATCGATAGGAGATTTGAAATCGCGATTACATTCTACTTCTTTGAAATGTTTACGTTCGTTTTCAAAAAGTAAAAAGAGCTCGTCGCAATTAAAGCCATACATCTCGCGTGCAACGTTAGTGTCAACAATAGCGCCATTTGAAAGAACAACTTCGCTTACTTGAAATTCTTCGTGATAGCGCTCTTTATCTAGACGACTTACTTGAAACAGTCCATCTGTGTTGCTTTCAATGACTTCGCGTATGCGAGCATTAGTTCCTGATTGAAATGTATCAGTATTAGCAAATGCGTAAGTCTTTCCTAATTCCCATTTCATAGATTACTTCCACCTGATTTTAAATTATCATAAAAGCCGCCGTGAACTGATTTTGGAGCAGCTACAGTACGTTTTGCAAATCCAACAAATTTGCAATCTTTGTTTGTGCAATTCATTGGCTCATCACGTTCGGAGATCTTTTTAATCTTTTCAAAAGTGTCCCCACACGGGCATTTATAGTTATAGACTGGCATCTGGAATAATTCCTTTCAACATTTTATAGGCTGAAATAGCTTCAGAAAGATTAGTGATCACCAAAGTAGTATGAGGCACTGGAGTATCTTCGGTGATCATTTCAGAATCTTCAAATTCTTCATCGTTTGCAGCAGCCATCTGCTGATCAATTCTAGAAAGTGAAGGACCTGGATTAGCTGGATTTCCGTTAGGCTCGACTTCGATGAAGAATCCAGCTTCATCTCTCGACAGATAAAACTGACAATCATCGTTTTCATGATAGACTTTGCCAGTAGATTCAAAACGGACTTTTTCTACTGCATCCCAACTATTGACCTGAATAGCTTCAAATACTCCACCATTTGCTTCAATGACGTTTACAATATCTTCATTTGAGTGATAGTAGCGCTCAAAATCATCACGAGAACTATTACTACGGAAAGCATAGAATTTATTTTGTTTAAATCGCATTAGATAACTTCCTTCCAATAAGTTGTGCCAGCTTCAGTGATGTGACGAACTGCAGCGTAAACCGCCCGAGTTCCTTGATACACGTAAGCGTATGTAGTGTGCTCAAGATGACCAGATACATCTTTCTGAACTACAGTAAGATCAGGGTTGAAGAGGATATCTTCGAATTGGTCTTGAGTGAGTTGCTGTTTCATTTTGTTTCTCCATGTTTGTTGATAGGGCTATAGTATCATAGCCTTCGGGAAAGTAAACGGCAGAGTTACACTGTGATGTGTTTTCCTGCGATGCGGGTAGGATTACGTCGGAGAGCACTCAAAGGGATGATAGCGTACTGGCCTTGGTAAACGATGTTCGCGACTTCACCATACTCTTCATCGGTGTAGATCAAAGATACCATAGCGTTTTTGTTTTTACATAAACACTCAAATTGATCACGTCCTGGAGTACTATAATGAGCTGCATTTGGTTCCATCACAACCACTACATCGCCTTCACGGATTTCAGTACGAATAGCTTCATCATCTTCAACAACATAGTAAGGCTGAACGTAAATCACTCTACCAGTGATAGTTTTGATTCGATAACCATCGCGAACAGAACGACCAACAACTACGCCTTTAACACCAGCGTTCTTACCAGAAATAACTTTAACTTTATCGTTCTTCTTAAACATATTAACCTCGTTCATTACCAGAAACGCCGGTCTCATAACCGGCAATGAATGCTTTTTCCATGATGGATTTTGTGACGAAAATCATGGAAGTGTTTTCAATAGTAGCTCGATGTGTTCTTCAAACCATTTTTCAAAAATTGGATTGAACTCATATTCGTTCATCAGCCACGACCTTTAGGAAGAGATAGTGGATCAATTTCATCACCGACTGGAGCTTCGTCCAAGCCTAATGCGTAACGTTGAGCGTATTTTAACATCAAGATGTCCTTAGCACAATCATGAATAGAGTCATGCGCAATAAATCCATCAAGAACACCCTTATGTAATGGAGTAGTTGTAAGACCGCGAGTCATCAGAAGACTTTCAATTGCAGTACGAACATCTCGTTGGTTCCAGAATTTGCACGGTTCTAAACCAAATGTATCGATATCTTTATCTGCGATACCTTTACGACGTTCACCTTCACGGAGAATATCAACCAGAATAGGGAAGTCGAAAGACTGGCCACGGCACCAACCGAATGAGTCCCAGACATTAACTCCATTTTCTTTCAGGAATGCTAAAAGCTTATACACGCCTTCAACATGATCGATATCTTCTGAAGATGGTGCTAAGTTTGCGCGAGCTTCAGCGGATTGTTTTTTCCACCATTCAATTGTAGAAGCACCGAACAGACGAACACCTTTTTGTGCTTTCAAATTGAATTTCAATTTCATTCCACGAGAAACTAACTCATCAAATGTTTCAATAACTTCTGGGTTAGGATCGAATACTACCGCTGCCAAATCAATAACGGCAGTGTTTGAAACGTTTCCAAAAGTTTCATAGTCAATAATAAAATCTCTTAATTGCATAGTTCTACCTTCAAATCATAAATTTGTTGAGCAATATTATCACTAATTCCGATAAGCGGGCATTCACCTTGGAACCATGCAATAGCTAAAGCTTTATCACGAATTTCATTGAGCTCTGACAGTAGCTCAATTCGACTATTGTTTTGCCAGACTGAGTCTAGCTTGTTAATCTTAACAGCATCAATCAATTTTTCAAAATCATCAATATTCAAACTGTACATAAATCCTCACACGAAGTAAACATCATGACGACCACGAGTAGTACCCACATAAAGTAACTCTAACTTGAATTTGTTATCATTGCTAACGTGAATACACGGAGTGTAGATAAAACTTGTATCTACAGAAATACCTTGAGCTTTATGGAACGTAGAACAAGGAAGTGCTTTAACTTTATGGAACTTACGCTTAGCTTCCCAGAATTCAGACCAAGGTGCTTTACCACCCTTATTCCAGTTTTTATAAGTATCAGCAGCTTTAGCCAAGAAGAACTGGAATTTGTTCATTTCTTGTTCGTCACTAATGACCCTTATTTGTTCTCTGACGTACTCTTCATCATCGCCATATGTTTCTACATCTAACACCCAATGACGTATCAGGTGTTCACCAGAGACTCCCTTGGCACCTAAAAAGGTTGATGTGTACTGAGCATCTAATATACGAACATATTGTCCGTTGTTGAATAATGTTTCAGTGAATTTCTTACCATCATACATCAACTCTCTCATCAGAGGTTCTTGCATAACGATGATTTCACCAGCAATGAAAGCATCTTCGGTTTGGTATAACTTACGACGAATAATGCTATTCAACTTATCAACAGACTTGTTTGTGAATGCAAGCATTCTGTTCTCAAATAAATCCATCGGGTCTTTCACAATAGAGAAGTACTGCATCATGTAATCTTTCAATGCAGTTGAGCTCTGGAATCCATGAACACCGTGGCCATCTCTGATATGCTCGTAAATCCATTTACCTTGACGAATGTCTGTAGCAACTTCGATAATTGGAGCATTACTTCTCATTACTTCATCGAGTTCCAACTGTAGGAAATCTTTGTGAGTAAAGAATGGAGACTTATGAGTCGAAGAATCCCCAGGAGATACCGGACGAATCTGAGCTTCATCACCAATTGCAATGATTGTACACCAACGAGGAATTGAAGCCATCAAAATCTTGAACAGCTCACGGTCCCACATAGAAGCTTCATCACAAATAAGCACTCGGCATTGTGCCAGGTCTGGAACTTCTTTTTGTTCGAAGAGCATGTTCTCTTCATAAGTTGTTGGGTTAATTTTGAGGATACTGTGAATAGTAGCAGCGGCCATACCCGACAATTTAGATAATACCTTTTTAGCGGCATGAGTAGGTGCAGCTAAGATGATTCCCGTTTCTCCAGTAGAAATTAAATGATCTACAATAAAGCGGGTAAGAGTAGTTTTACCAGTACCTGCTGGACCATTAATTGTTACGTGAGTTTTCTTCTCTTTAATAGCCGTGATAGTCGTATCAAACGTGCTTCTTTGGCTTCGAGTTAATTGTTCAAATGTAATTCTCAAAATGGCTCCTAAGCTACTGAAACTCGTTTTACCTTCATGGTGTTAATGATCAATTGCAGATGACGACGAGTTTCTTCATCTTTAATTGGAATGTAAGTAATAATATCACGTTTAAAGAAAAGCCATTTTATCTTCTGAGTAACAACTTTCATTCCGCGATCAAGACGTTCTTGTAACTCAGCAACTTCTTGAGCTAAAGCATGACTAGCGTCATTCTTATTAGTGTAAATCATAGCTCCGCCGATTGGATTATTTCGGTAGAATTCATATACCGGGATTTCATACCCGGATTTGTCTTTGTAGACCAACATGTAACCATAGTGCATCACATTTTACCTCTTAACAGTTGGAAGAAGGTGGCGGAAAGTGGCAAACCTTTCTTCAGTTTAGCTTTATCAAGACGAGAGAGATTCTGAAAACGATTCAAACCCTGGATAATTATACCATAATCATAAGAAGTATTTTCTGCTTTAGAAGTCTTCTTCGACGCGGCGCGTGAAGTCACAACTTGCGGAGCTTTATATTTTTGTTTGATTATCGCTTTTATACGAGTGATTCCGCCGTGAATACGAACTTCCAGTGATTTTTTATGTTCTTTAGTTACACCTTTTTGTAATATGTGAGCTTGACGAGATTTGATGTTCTGAACAATTCGGCGGATTTCTTCACGTTGAGTCTTAGGGACATAGATCAAGTTAATGTCTTCAAATCCAGGTAAATCAATACGATGAACGTTTTGAATAGGCTTTTCTTTCACTACTGGAGCGACATCTTTCTTAGCATCTACACGAGCAACAATTCGTGCTGCGGTCGTTTCTTGAAGCCGAATAAGATCTTCAATTTCATGATTAGCGCGAAGACGATTATACTTCAACTTAACCGGGATGACGTTTCCTTCCACATATCCAATTTTGTTGTTAAAACGCTCAAGTGTCATTTGATGATCACCGGGCTCTTTATGAAATTTTTCACCTGAGTATGCACAAGTGTCTTGTGCCATGATGTTCAAAAGATAGTCCATGCTCAGATTGAACTCTTTGCTGCGTGATGATGCGCTTTTGTAAGTTTGAACTAAACGTTGAGCGATAACAACTTCACGAGGCATAGCCATGACGAATCCTTATTTGCTTTATTTGCGAAGGTGGTATAATGGTTTCAAGGATTATTCTATTACACTTTCCGTTGAATGTAAACGGTCAGAAAGAATAGAAGTTCAAATGATAGATTTTGTAGACCGGAGATAACGGGTCTAACTGATAATCTTCAATACTGACTATCTCAAACTGAGTCCCGATAGAACATCCACTCATCTTCCGCGTTAATCATCTCCAACTTTTCCATTCTCTCATCACCATCAATTGCATTACATCTAAACTCAGAATCTGGCGCAGCCAGAACCAAGTTCATTGCATGCTCTTGAAAGTTAAAAGCAAATGGACAATTACGAAGTGAAAGAATGACTTTTGTGTTATAGCAATAAGCGCCAGCGAACTGTCTTGCAGTGGCAAAATCAGACGAGAATGAAGTCACACGATTATCGGCAATGATACGACCGACAGTCATATGACTGAGCCACGCTGCGGTTTTCTTTGATACTCCACGATACAACTCTACTGGCACATCCGAGGTGATGTTACGACGAATGATAGGGTCTAAATCTAGATGTAATTTAGGGTCTGCTTTATCATTGAAGCACAACCATAGAGTAGATTGCTCGTAGTCGCTGAATTGTGATATAGCTCGTTCATAGTAAGAAGGATTGAGTTCCGCGTTTTCGCGAATTTCTTCAAGATGATCTTTTTGATATAACATGATAGCCTCCGTTTAACTAAGGCTATCATATCATAGTGAGAAGAGGATGTAAACGGTTAGCGGAAAACGCCGAGAGGGAAACCGAATACTGCTATATCAGCAACTTTGCCTAATGCAGATTGGGTTGTTTTAGGTGTATAAGAGTAAGATTCATATGAAGGTTTAGATTGTGGTTTTTCTTCATTTTTGATATTTGTAGAATCGTATTTTTCAGTCAAATGTTCTCTTGCTTTTATTCTTTCTCTTGCTGATATTGGAACATTCATCAGCCATTCATTTCCATATTTCATCATTTTACCCAAGGAGCCCAGGGAGGAGGGAAGCAGAACAGATCAGCTAGATCTTCTGCAGCTTTGGTAGATTCGATACCGTGTGATTTAAGCACTTCAAAAATTTCTTTTGAGATATCAATCTTGTGTAAATCAACAACCGGCTTTTCAGCCGGCTCTAGCATATCAAACAGATCCATTATCGATTGTACCGAAGTAAGTTATCAAGACGCGTTTGTTCATACAGACTTTCACGAGCAAGTTTTGCTGATTCGGATTCAGTGAATATTAATCCACGGTCTTCATAATGGTTCCAGATGAATTTTTGAAGCTCATTGAAATCATTGTTATCAATGATGAGGAACTTTTTCCATATTGTTCTTTCTTCTGTATTAATAAAAAGCTTGTCGCCTGGATTGTATCGAGGTACATCATAACCAAGACGATTTAATGCTTCTATATGACCAAATGGGGTTCCAGACTTTTGAGTAACGTCAGCTTCATGTCGAATAAAGCATACTGCAGATTCAGGAAAACTCAATCCATTAATTAGTTTATCGATTTGCTCATTGAAATACTCTTCGTGCTTCATTGAAGAGTTTGAAGTAAAAGCTGAAATGATAACTGAAAACACATCGTTTTGCTGAATTATAGTTCTTCCATTTACCTTTTTGGATAGTTCAATTGAGTATTTCTTACTGATGTTTACGCACTTTTCCACAAATAGCACCTTCTTCAATATTATTTTCTTCAAACCACTTATCGCTGGCTGCCAACATAGACGGAGCCGCACTTTTTAATAAAGCTAATGCTTTAGCAGAACGATACCATAATTTAAAATGCTTTTTCTTGTGCCGGCTTTGGTACCAAGGATTTTGGTACTTAGTCGCATCCACCTGGACTACTTGAATCGCAGGATGAGTAACTACCTGAGTCATATGAGTCTCCTGAATAGCTTGGAGTATATGGAGTATAAATCGGAGCGTCATAACTGGATGACCGACGATCGTCTAAACGACTTTTTAAACTCGAAGCATTAAACGGTTTAGCACCTGGGCCTGGATTAGCCTTTGGCTGAGACCTAGATTTAAATCGTTCAGCCTGGATTTCATGATTGCGACGAATCAGATATTGCATATCAGTTTCTTTAGGGCGAATAACTTCTTCCATCATACCATCACCAACATAAACCCATTCTTTTTCTTTAGATTTAACCACATCTTGCGTGGAAATAGGAATCATACCTTCTCCTGGTTTAGTCGGAGCAAACAAACTTTTTAACCATTTAATCATAACCATGTTGTCCCAAAGCGAATAACAGACGACTCACCAACAAAGTGGAATTGAGCTTCATATACTACACGTAGAGCAGTACCTTCTTCACGATAACAGTGGATTGTGATATCTACTAAATCATACAGACAAGGGCTATTAGTAATAAATGGTCCGTCGTGAATCAGTCTACTTTTGATAAGACTATTAATTCCACCGACTGATTCAACTGGTTTCATCCAAGCAGATGTTTTCATTTTATCTTATCTCCAAGATACTGGTCAGCAAGTGCTTCAGCTTCTTCATACTGGTGCTTAATTTCTTTTTCTTTGAATTCAGCGTTAGTATTTTTTCGTAGTTCAGAATGAAATTCTTCTACCCAATCGTTAGGTTCTTGTCGACTTTTGATCCAAGCTTTAATCCACGGTAGTGGATTTTGAAACGGTGTTATCATAGTGTTATCCTCATTTGATAGAAGAATTATATCACATCGTTTAAAAGCAAAAAAGGGACTCCTTCGGGAGTCCCTGAAATCAACCACCACTCGCCGGAACGCCTTTAAACATGTCAGCGTTCTTTGCGATCCATGCATCTCGTTGATTCTCTTCAAATACAGTAGCGTAAGCAGCTTTCTCTGAAGGGAAAATCTGATAATGAGAACGAGCAATACGATGAACGTCACTGTACAACTTAAATGCTACAGAAACTTCCATCGCGGCAACTACTCCATCGGCATTGGTATGCTCGAAGGTTTTGATATTTACATAGCTCATAAACTCTCCTTTGTTGATTACAGGAGTATTTATATCAATAGTTGTTAAGAGCTTCTGTTATATCCGCGATGATATCTTCCGAATCAGCTATTAGTTCTCGAAGACACTCACATCGGTCTTCTAGAGTTAGGTGAGTCAATCCCCAATAATTGGTTAAAGCATTTTCAATATCAGCGTATGAAATCATTGATACCACTCCCAGTCTTTACCGCGATAATATTTTGAATCAACGGTTACATACCACCGCCTCTGATATGTAGTCGAGTAGGATTACCATTAAGCATGAAATAGTTATTTACCGCAAACAGCCAGTGCCGACGAAGTTCATATGCATCAGAACCATAGGCTTTACTGGTTGGTCTGCCGTCTTTGTTCCACTGATATACATCAAAGTTTGATTGCATTAATAGTCACCATGAAATTCATCTAGAAATTCATAAAGCTCTTTTTCATTTTCACATGGAGTGATTTTACTTCGAAATGGACGAAAACCTTGAGCAATTAAAATGTTGTTCATGGAAATATCTTCGCCATTTGGGATGGAGCATAGAACTCCATCCTTTTCATAAATAGTGTAATCCATTAATAACCTCGGTCTTGACGAGCAAAGTTCTCAGCGTTTTTCAGATAGTACAGTTTGAAGATTTCTTCTGCATCCATACCAAGTGCCATGAACTTATTCAAGAAGAAATGAAGCTGATCGATGAGTTCGAATTTAATTTCGAGCTGGTCTTCAGGAGACAGGTCAGAAATCTTACGAGATTGCATTTCAGCATGTTGAGCCTTCCACGGTTTCCACACGGCAGATGCTGCTTTTTCACCGTTGGACATACCGCCAAGAGCAGTATAAAGTTCGCGTGTTTCGTCAGTGATGTAATCATCGTTTGCACGCAACCAAGCCAAGACTTCACCTGCAGTTTCCAGTGAATCAGGATGACGGTTATGTTCAGGCTTATCATTCGCCAGACGAACCTGTAATGATTTCTGCATATCAAGCATTACTTGCAGCGGGTCTTTGTGTTGAGATACTAATGTGTCATAATAAGCAGCCTGAGCTTTATCAACACCGTCAATCAATTGAGAACATTCGTTAAAGTGTGCCATTATTTTTCCTTTCAATTCAATTAAAATTCGTTACCAAAACCTTTATACATACCAGTGTTTGTAATAGCTTCTTTAATTATACTATCAAAACATTTGGCAAGATTATTTGGAGTTTGACCGTATTCCCAATAATAATCAGCTACATCGGAATATCTACCGATACACAACGCGGAACCGCCAAAATTTTCATGCTCAATGAACAGATATTCATTAAAGAAATTAATCAACTTTTGATTATCAGTTTCAATAAATCGACCCCAACCACAATAAGAACCTTCATCATCGCCAAGACTCATGACTTCGGCGTGGAACTCTTTCTTTTTAATTTTGTATTTGATTTTCATATTTTTCCTTTCAATTCAAATAGAGATTAATTATAACATTAAATTTGGTAAGCTTTATTATCGACATATCCTAAGTCTTCAGATATATCTCTGTATTTGTCCATCTTAGCTATCTTATTAGCGATTTCGGAATCAAGAAACCGCGGATGGAATCCAAAGTCAGAATACTGGTTGATGTATTCAATACAAGCTAACACATCAATTAATTCTTTACGCAATTTCTCGCGGTTGGTTTCACCCATATAATCCGAGTCTATTCCGAATTGCATTATCTTGGAACAAACTTGGGAAACTTCATTACACTCTTCGGATAGTTTAAGTACTGCATGTTGGAATATATTCATATTAAATAGCCTTAGGAGGATATATGTCTGAAGAAACTGAAAAGAAATCTCTAAAGACTCAAATAAAAGACCAGAAAGGTAAGATTATTCTGGTTGGAGCAATTTCTGCTGCTGTAGCAACTTGGAATTATATTATCATACCTTTTGCGTTAGCATATGGAATAACACTTCCGCCTGTTCCTCTGGAGCAAGTTATTTCTCATATAATGGTTGGAATTTAAACACCGATCTTACTATACTTCTTGAGTCTGAGTTGTGCCATTAAACCAGACGCTATATTGTTTTCGATATAGCTCTGGATATCTTCAATACGAGCCCCTTCCTTTTGAATCATATCATTTATATCTTTCTTTTCCCATGGCGCTTTATCCCAAAAGACAACCCTTTCACCTGCATCAATCAAACGTTTCATTCGCTTAATTGTGTCATCTTTTCGTGGTTCATGGTCCATTATCCAGACTCTATCTTCTTTGAATGGAACTAAACTCAAATCCATTGCACCGCCAGTAATCGCAATAGCATTATCTAAGAACAATGAGTCTATTGGACCTTCAAGTACATAAACATTTTTACCTGGCTTTGCAGTGTCTGTCCCATATATTTTGGTCGCATGTTCGTTGGACTTAATAGTGATGTACTTTTGAGGAGCATCTTTTCTTAAAGCACGGCCTTGAAATGATTCAATTATTCCTTCTGAATTGAATATTGGAATAACCAATCGAGGCTCATCTCGCTCCGTCTTGTAAGTGTCTGGATTTACTGAGTTCACCAATGCTGGCCATTTTAACGTAAAATAAAGTCTATTCCATTTATCCTTTGGAATTTTACGTCCGACGATGTATCGAACTATTGGATGATTAGAATCCATTTTATCGAGACGTTCGCAATGAATAAGCTTAATTCCTTTAGTCTCTTCTACAACTGGCTTAGGTTTTTCAACAGGTTTTTCACGTTGAACCATTTTATCTTTTCGTAATTCGAGAATGAATTCGCGATAAAGATCTGGCTCATATTCTTTCAAATAAATCCCAATAGGCTTTACATAGTCACAGTTATAGCACTTTAATAATACATCATCAGGTAGACCATAAGCCCAAAATCGAGCTTTATTTTCGTCCTTTTGCGAGTCTCCACAAACCGGACAACGACATCGAAGTTTAAATTGTGCTGCGTTATTTACTTGAGTGAATTTTGGAAGATGAGATAGTGCGCGGAATGCGAACTCATTATGAACCCATGACATATTATTCTCCTTGGCCTTATTTCTAAGGCCATTTTATCACAACTTATTAGGATTGATTTTGATGCGCTTACGTTTTGCGGGGATTTGCTCAGGACCTTTATTTGTGATTGCTCCGGTCGTGGTACCAGAGGCGATATTCTGGACACTTCCACCGGAATCACCAGCTACCATGTCCTCGAACAATGGAAGAGCCTCAAATATCTCTTTTTGTTCGGATTCTGTTATGTTGTAACGAGATGCTACTGTACTCCAAGCTGACATCATCGATGCGACGCCATTTAATCCTGGAACTGTAAACATCATACGCTTAATTGAACGTACACTCGCATGAAAGGCAGTATAAGCTACTTTCTCTTCTGGAGTGCTGGGACGCTTTAGCACAGTTCCCTTTTCGTCAATTATTTTTGCTTCATATGCTTTCCACTCAGTGAAAGGCTTAGACATCAGGCGAATAAATTTGTACGCATATACTGCGTCCATCGCCCCTTTAATAGTGCTCATAAACACCTCCTGGTCTATTTAACACCAACGTAGATGCAAGTATATCCTGGATATACATTGAATAACTTAACGTCTTTTCGATAACTTTCACCTGCTCGGTCGCACATCTTGCTGGCTTCAGCATAATCTTGAGATTTTATTTCAACCTTATCAATTGCAGCGCCACCGGAATCGCCGGTTGTCAGAGCCAGAATCAGAATAAAAATATGCATTACAGCCCCATAACATCACAATGGATGCCTTCCCAAGAATTATTAAATTCATGCTCAGCTATGCTTTTAACCATATTGACACGATGAATACGTTTGAACTTACGGAGCTGGCGTTTAGTTGGTTTAGTACCGGTCTGGAAAATTGTTACTTCGCCAAATGGTAAGTTTAATTTAGAACCAGTATCTAGGAATGTTTCCCATAGCGCAGGAACTCGGTGTTCAACTTTCATACCTCGCACAATTTCTGATGCTGGTTGATACATTAACATGATATTCATTACAGTCCCACCCAAGTCAGAACATCTTTAGCCGGAATATTTTCGCAGTACAGATTAGTACCAGCAACTACCAGGTCATTGTCATCGAGATCTTCTACAAGCATTGCCTGATTTTTATCTGCAACAGCTAGTAAGTCTTTAATGACGCGAGGCTTTTGATCTTTCCAGTCGCCTTCAATGAACTTAATACATGGAATGCTTGAATACCCATCTGCTGCCATTGCTGGGGTTCCAGCGCAAGCTGAAAGAGATAAAATTGCTGCTAAGATAATCTTTTTCATGCTGTTTTCCTCTTGTTTGTATAAGATCATAGTAACACACTTCCCTGTGTATGTAAACGGTTAGAATTTCATATCTTCGGCTAATGCGTCGAGTTTGGCTCGAGATACTTCAACCTTAGCTATACGATTTTGCTCTGCTACGCGTTGCTGACCACCAGATGTTTCGCTTACTGGTGTAGGTTTATCACCGCCTTCTTGTGAGATTTCAACCCAGCGTTGATTACCTTTCTTAACACCAACAGAAAACTTATTGTTCTTATTTTTGTCACCATAACGAGACTTAATTTGCTTGATGAGTTGTTGTTCCATCTGTGCAAGTTCTTCTGTCTCTATCACTGCTAGCATAAAGTCTGCTGTTGCTGGTAGACCCGCTGATTCTGCAATATCACTCATGTTCATATCAGAAGCATCCCAAGCACCACGACCAACCTGAGCAGCAGACCAAACTACAGTTTCAGTTTCAACCGCAAGTGCACGAAGTTCTTCTGCGATCGCTTTAACCAGTGTGTAACTATTTTCAGTGTATTGACGAATACGACATGAAGCACAGATACCGAGGTAGTCAATCATAATGACATCTGGCACAAAATTCTTCTTGAGTTTCAACTCATTCAGAAGTGCCCGGAATGTATTCGCATGAGCTCCACCCGTTGGGTATTGTTTGATGATCAGACGACCAAGAGTATTCTTTTGGCGCCATTTTTCCATCTTGCCTTTATATTCAGCGTACGAAACATTACCATCATCAATATCATCAAGTGACACATCCAAAAGGTTAGCATCAATACGTTTAGCACAGACTTCTTCCGCCATCTCCATTGAGATATAAAGAACGTTCTTGCCGGTCTGAAGATAATCAGCTGCTAATGAACACAGACCCAATGACTTACCAACGTTTACACCAGCCATCAAAATATTCAGTGTGCCTGTTTCTGCGCCGCCCTTCGTGATTCGGTTCAGGATATTCATCAAGAATGGAACTTTACGAGCTTTATTTTGATACGCCAACCAACGAGCTTCGTAATCATCCATCCAATCATGACCAATATAAGAGTCAAAACTAATAGACAGAGCTTGTCTCATGATATCTGGAATAGCACCAATATCAGGAAGCTTTTTGTTACGTTTCTCTGGAGGTAATTCAGCGTTCGTTTGAATTTCAATTATTTTTGATGTGGCATTGTACATCGCGTGAGACTGGACATATTTTTCAGTCTCTTTAACTAACCATGACAAGTCTTCAGGAGTATCGGCTAATTTGTCTAAAAGCTTTTGTGCGCCTTCAGCTTCCGATTCACCCAGCGAAGAATTACTTAATGCAATATTCAAAGCATTCAACGATGGAACACTTGAATATTCATTGATATGTTTTTGTAGTAAGGTGAATACGTTTTTAGCTGGACCATGCTCGAAATACTCGGAGTCCATATAAGGCCACACCTTTGCGAAGTAGCCTTGGTTAAAAATCAAATGCGATAATATTGTTTCTACCACTTGAAGCCTCATTAAAATAATTTGAAACGGTTTTTCTTCTTCTCTTTAAGAGAGTGTTCTATCTGCATTTTAATACATTTTTCAACGTGCGGTGTTAGTTCGGCTTTACGATCTTCTGATAACGTAGAGAACTCTAGTGACACTCCACCGCCTTCAATAGCAGTTAATGAGGTAACATATACGACATGGTTTGAACCATCCTCTAGTGTTATCAGGATTTCCTGGATGACATTCTCCATAGCCTTCTTAACAATCTCAGCGGAACGCTGGTATATCCTTTCCATCCTTTCAAATTCCCCCTCCTGAGAGGGGTATCTTCTATGATTTCAAGGTCAAGATCACTTAAATCGTAATCACTCATTATAGACCTTCTGTTGGATGACCCATTACATCATCAAAATTATCCAGATCATCTTCCAACTGAGCAGCTGAAGGAGCAGAGGAGCCTTCAGGAGCTTTAAAAACTTCAGTCTTAGAATTGATCAGTTCATCTACTTCGGCATCAACCACTGCGTTACTATCAATTGCACCCAGTTGATAACGATTGCGAATTGCATCACGGAATGGTTGGTGTTTAAACATTGGACCCCAGAAATCTACGCAAGATGTAGCAGCTGCTCGCCATGATTTCTCTTCACGAACCATTTCACCGGTTTCAACATCAAGATACTCACGAGCATACCAGCCATTCTTAGGTTTAACTACGAATCCAAGTTCCAGAGCCATTTCCAACAAACCGGAATATGGATCGATACCACCATCGAATTTAACGTCAATGAAGAACTTACTCTTCTCTTTAACAGTACGAGATTTCTCAGCGTTCAGAACGAACTGATAACCTTGAAGTTCTGTACCATCTTTGATTTGACGCTTACCAATAATGAACACGGTATCAGCAGAGTACATCGGACCAGTACCGCCAGTCATCACAGTCTTACTAAACATTTCGATTGTCTCGATTGTGTGGTTAACCGCGACGCATGGAATATTTTTGATACTGAAATATGGAGTAACGATACGGAACAGAGATTTCAATGCTTTAGCACGAGTCATATCCGCGACAGATTTTTCGTTCAGAGCATCTTCGGTTTCTTTCTTAGAAGCCAAGTTCCCGATAGAGTCAATAAAGACAATAACTTTCTCACCACGTTCAATAGCTTCTAGCTGGTTCACCATATCAATTTTGAGTTGTTCAACAGACTGAACTGGTGTGTGAATAACACGATCCGGGTCAACACCCATAGATTTCAAGTAAGCCGGAGTGATACCGAATTCAGAATCATAGAACAGACAAATTGCATCTGGATGCTTCGTCATATAAGCGCTGACCATAGTCAAAGACATATTTGATTTGAAGTGTTTTGAAGGACCAGCGAAGATTGTCAAACCAGACTGCATACCACCATCTAATGCCCCACTGATTGCGATATTCAGCATCGGGATTTTAGTACGGATTACGTCTTTCTCATTAAAGAATTTAGACTTTGTCAGTTCAGCGGTCATTTTAGAAGTGGATGCTTTAATCAGACGAGATTTTAAATCAGACATTCAATATTTTCCATTGATCTCCATTATATTTTTCTCACTGGTTTAAAAGATGATTAATTATATAACCGAGGGTTTAAAGCTAATTCAATTTTTAAACCCTCTTTTTATTACAGATCGATAGCTTTCTTAAATTCAGCTTGCCATTGTGGCTTTTCATCCAGATATTTCTGAAGAATTGAATGCTGATATTCTAGCATTTGAACTCGGAAGTCTTCGTCTTCTTTGAGACGATTAATTTTAGAAACTAGTTCTTCACGATTCTTAACGTAGAAGAACTCATTACCTTCCATGATATTCATATCAGGATCAAATGTATGGTCAAAGAATGCAATTGCAGTTGATGCTAGTGCTTCCCATACACGCGGAGTGATCTGGTTATTATCGTAAGTCTTATCACCTAATACGATAGTTGCATAAGCAGTAGAGTTACGTTGAACCATTTCACGAGAATCTACCTTACCAGGAAATACTGGAGGAATAGTCCATGGGAATTCTGGATTCTTAAATTGTTCAGCTTTAACTGAACCAAAGAATTCTACATCAAGTCCAGTATCAAACAGATATTCAACCATCTTAGCTTCACGGTTGCCAGAACGGAATGTTCCGCCGTAAATCAGGTCACGCATTTTAATTCCATCTGGTGCAATTTTAAAGACGCTGTGATACATCTTATGGCGATCTAAAGCGAAATGAGTGAACTCTAACTTACCGAATTGACAACCTACGAGACGTTCAGAGTGAATACGTTTGGCTTGTTCTAAGTCACGGCCCTGAGAAACTATACGCATCGGAGAAGTTACAATAAACTGTTCTTCTTTATATTTGCTGGACCATTTCTTTTTAGACATTCTTCGCCATGCTTGTTCAAATGGCAAACGAATATCAGTGAACAGATAATAGATTTTTGACTTGTATTTGTTCATGAACATATAAGCCGCTTTGTTCATTGCGTTTTCTTCGCCACCATAAAAGTTCAAAGCAGCGTTAACAACCAACAGACGGTCATATACGTTCGGGTCTTCTACAGAGTCAAAAGAAATTCCATATTGAGTGTTCTTCATTGAAATTAGGTCTACATCAAGACCCATATCTTTCAAGCACTCAGACAGATAAATGGTTTCAGAAGCAGGGGTTGTTTTAAACCCCTGAATGTTGTTGCCCATGTTGATGATAGCAATTTTCATAGATTAGGTTCAATCTCACTAAATTTATGGAATGCGTCAGACTTCTGCTTTTTAGCAACACACATACGAAGTACTTTCAAAGGTTCATCAGTACCAAACATAGTTTTGGTTGGGTCACCTTCTGATTTCCAACGAGCTTGCGTAGGGAAGTCTGCATGGATTTTTTCTAATGCTCGGTTTTGTTTAGCAGCATTACGCATAGACGATACACCACCTGGAGCTTGACCTTTACCCGATTTGACGAGATATTTGAAAATCGCCAGATGAGGATAACCCATATTAATGAGTTTAAGGAATGCGTATGTATCTTCGGATAGGTCTACTATACCATATCCAATGTCATCGGCACTTAGTTTGCTTAAGTCGTAGAACGTGTTAGTGAATCCATAAGAGTTCTCACGGAAATGACCCCACTTGGAATCAATTTTGAAGATCGGAAGTCGAGCATGCCCATGATAGAATCCACAATCCATCGCAGCTTCAACATACTGAGTCAGCTTGTTGAACTCGTCCCAAGTCATTCCAACGTCATGAAGAATACGACGATCGTCTTTTTCTCGGATTTCAGTTGTATGAATAGTTGTATCATCATCCAACATCCAGATACGCATACCAGCATACATTTTAGTAATCAATCGACGAGTATCAGCAATTCCTTTTGTATCATCTGGAATAGCTACAATTTTAGCAATTGCACCATAATGATTCTCATACTCTTCTTTCTGAGACTCACGGACAACGAGATGCGCAATATACCAGTAGGGAACATGTCCAGGGCAGTTACTGCCCCGGCACGATTGTAACTTGGAATTACAAATTGAATCATTGCCATTCACCCTTATAATCTTTCTTCAATACATGAGGCTTGCCAGTTTTAGCATAGTGATCTACTAAATAAAATTGTTTTTCATAAACATGGAGACTCCCGACATTCCAAATAATATCGCCTACTTCATATTCACGAGTTGCATCGCCTTCATTCAAATCAGAAACTAACTTATCAAGAACATGCTTCTGCCAAGCATAGTCATTGCGATATCCAGCCCAGCAGTCATTGCTTCTCATTGAGACAACAGCATGAACTTTTTTATCACGAATCAAATATTGTACAGTATTAGTGCACATAAAATCGCTCATACCGTCACGATTGTAATCAAACTGCATTGACGGGCGAGTGTAAATCATAATAGCACGACGAGTATCTGGATTATTTCCAAGCTCACCGAGACACATGCTATATTGCGAACAGTTATCGTCAGACCAAATCGCCCAGCCATAGTTCGAGTTAATCTCACCATTCTTAGATGAAACTTGTTCCCAAATAGCCGGAGTACCACCTGGAATATCTTTCACAAATAAGCTTTGTGATTTGTACCACTCAAGTTCACGAGCAACGTATTCTTCATTCACCGCACCGAAAATTAATTCTTCGTCAGCAATAAAAGAAGCTCCGACAATTTCAATTGTCTTTACACCGGTCTTATCAATAACAAAATCTCCGCGAATTAAAGCTTCGCATAATTCCTGACGAATATCTTCTACAGTTAAAGGTGTAACAATCATTTTGCCTCTTTAATAATGATAAACTGTTGCTGAGCAGGCTTATTTCCAGTCAGAGACCAGATAAATGCCCAAATCCAACCAATGAATGTCCAGCCAAACAGAAAGTTAACTACGGTGATAGCCCATTTTGAACCGTGACCGCGAATAAACGCGATAATAGCCGGGATCATATAAACTACCAGTGAAATAATACCTGCGATGATTTCCATTACAATATCCTCAGTTGATTTATTATATCAAATTATTTGTTAGCGTTTTGCATACACTTATTGAATGCACGAACTTTACCAGAAGAACGATAGTGAATCAAAGCCAAACGATCTTTATCACTCATAGTTTTAATTGCATTTTCAGTCAGCACAGCTTCATGAGCTTCAACAATAAACTCACACTTATTCTGTGCTGCTTCACGACGATCTTGTTCTTCTTGGAATGCATCACCTCGTGCTACCGATTCATTGATAGCTTTACTCAATGGACTATTACGACGACGTTCTTCCATTTCATCTCCAGCGTTCAGAGATTCCTGGGAAACTTGCTGAGTAGCTCGAGTGTAAACGAGTCCAGTACCGCCCTTATAAGAGATCTGTCCAACTTTATGTTCACCGACTACAGGTCCGTGATATGATTGACACCCAGTTAATGCCAGTGCAGCAGCGATTAAAGCAATTTTCAATTTCATGTTGTTTCTCCGGTTAGGGCCCGAAGGCCCAATTTATTAATGACAGATAGATTTGATTTTTTCTTCAAGAGTTTTAATGTTTTCACGATGAGCTTTTAAAGCAGCACCTACACCATTAGGATAAAGACCGTTATAAGTTGAGTTTTCATTTCCACAAGACAGAATAACTAAGTTCATAAGCATGGATTCCATCATCTCATAGTCCTTCATCAGAATTTTCTTTTCAGCAGCTTTACCACGTTTAGCGCGAAGTGAGTAAATTTCAAGATGAGTCATTTTTGTTTCTCCGTTTGGCAGTGTGAAAACATTATAATCCACTTCCATGTGGATGTAAACGGTTAGAAGTCAAACATATCTTCTAATGATGCTTTCTCTTCGTAGTCCATACCCGCAGACTCACACATACCAGTGAGAGGTTTAACGAAAGACTTCTGGAACAGAGCGCTATAATCTAGCCAAGCCAGAACATCTTGACGAATCTCTTTCGGCAGTTCAGTACCTGATGGCCACGCGATACATTTATCACCAAATGGGTTACCTTCACGCAATGGAACCACCATCACCTTGTTACCCTCGAGAATCGGAGTAGCACTGAACCCGGCGGTTGCTCGGTTGTAAGTTAAAGCACCACGAACATGGAACGGACATTTAAAACCAGGCCATCCGTTATCGTCATATTTAGAGATATCGTTACAAGTCTTAACTTCGGCAATCACTTTGTAGTCAAGCTGACGATATTCTTTCTCAAACGTTTTGAAATATTCCTGAACAGACTCTTCACCTTCCTGAAGCATACGACGAATTGATTCTTCCAATGCAGCCTGTACCGCTTTCGGAGTACTTGATTGCTGTGTTTCCATGCCCATGATTTTGAGGTGTGGTTCAGCGAATCGCTTATCTTCCATGTCATATACGTTCAATGCATAACGCTTCTTAGCTTTCCAGAATCCACCACAACCCTTAGAGTTCAGAGGTGGACAAGAGATTGCTTCACGGTCCATATGCATGAGGTGTTCTTTGTTGTTCATGTACTCACAAAGTTCACGGTATGACTTATCAATCATCGGTTCCATTTTCTTCTTACCGAATTGGTTCATAAATTCAACCACTTCATCGGTAGTTTTGAAACGATCTAAACCAACCTTCTCAATAACTTTATCAACAGAAACGTAGATTGAGTCTGTGTCACCTGCTGCAATGAAGTCATGACCAGTAGTACCACATACTCGATTCAAATACTCATTAACTTTACGAGCAATCCATTGAATACCAACCTGACCGAACAGAGTGATAGCAGTTGCGTTACGAAGATCGTAATAACGGAAATAGATATTCCCCAATGCACCATAAAGACTGTTGATCAAAATCTTACGGTTCAACTGGTTTGTATCAGCCAAAATCGCGGCAGCTTCACAACGAGCAAGCATTGTCTCAAGAACGAGTTTTGAATAACTGCTCAATGCAGCACGTTCTTCGTCAGTGAAACGAACATAACGTTTTTCTTCACAACTTCCTGAACCAAATACCCCAGCGGCGATAGCTTTCTTGATATCTTCCGCGTTCATTTCTTCTGCGAACATTTTCTTTTTCCAATCTTTACGTTGGAAGAACACCTTCGCGATTTCAGTTGGAATTACGCCTTCTTTATTCTTATCATACATCCAACCATTAGGTGAACATGAATATTCATCAGATGGACGAGGTGCTGTACCAGCGATGTACTCATGAATCGGATGGAGCTTAAATTGACCAACGATTGTCTCTGGAGAAATATTTACCTGACGGATAATACTTGGATACAGAGATGTTAAGTCAAAACTCATGATGTACTTACGAGCACATGCTAATGGTTCAAATACGTAAGCACCTGGGAAAGATTGCTTGACGTGAGAACGACCCTGTGGAATTACTTTGTTTTGCTCTTTAAGACTGTTGAAGATGATCGCATCCCAAGTCTTGATAGGAGACATAACACCACCGAACGGCATCTTTGCATAATAAGACATACTAAGTGCCAGATCAATGAAACCACGAACGCGGTCAATACCACCGACAGACTCAACGTCCATAATGTTATAAGAAATATAACGCTGATGGTTAGTTTCACGGAGTTTATTAATCGGTCCATCGTATGGAAGTTTACCTTTCTTAGTTTCATATTTTGCGACATAGTCCAAAGTATAAGACGGTTGGTTAGTAAATGAATACTTCTTATACAAATCTAAGTAATCGAGAATTGTTACACCGTCAATCGAGAATACTTCTTTATCACCATACATGTTAGTGATAACTTTCGATTTGACTCGGTTGATTGGAGAGAATCGTTTCATTGAACGTTCACCCAAAACATTCTTTACTCGGTTCATGATGTATGGAATATCAAAACCTTCAATGTTCCAACCAGTGAAGATAGCTGGGCGTTTCTGTTCCCAAAGATTGATATATTCCATTAGTAGTTCAGCTTCGGTATCAAACGGCATATAAACTACACGATCGAGAATATCTTGTGGAACTTCGTCACCGCCTTCAGAATCTAGCTTAGCAGCAAGCTTAACATCCCATTCGGAAACTGATCCATACAATGAATTCAACAAGTCAAACACATAGAACTTATCGTCAATTGAGTCATAGTGAGTAATGGCGTCAATCTCATATTCAGCCTTCATTGGGTCTGGGAATTTATCGCCTGTTACTTCGATGTCACAGTTCGCAACACGAACAAATTTGCGGTCATAAACAATTTCAGAGCCGTAAGTATCGGACAAATAAGCGAGTTTGAAATCATCCATGCCCATCGCTTCAAGACCAACGTCTTCCATGCGTTTAATCCAGTCACGAGCATCTTTCATATTCGCAAAAGTCTGTGGTTCACAGTTCTTACCATAGATATCAACGAACTTAGTCTTGTGAGTACAGTGACGGAACATCGTCGGAGCATATTCAACTCGACGAGTTTTTTCAACACCATTGTCAATATAACGTTCAACGATGTCATTACCGATTGTTTCAATTGAAATATAGAATTGCATGAGTTTCCTTAGTTTTTCCGATAGCCCGAGTAATTAGGCTTTGGGTTGTAGATATTTTATCATCCGAGAGAATAGCATGAAGGGCCCGAAGGCCCTTACTTAAATTTCAACTGTATAACGAGTATATTTTACACCACTAGAAGTGCACGTTTTAATAATAGCTTGAAAAACTTTGTAGTCTGGGTTAGTAGCTTTTTCAAACTCTTTTTGAAATTCCAGTTGTTCTTTTTCATCTAAATCGAATAAAGTTTGGTCATGAGACAACCCATAAGCAATTTTCATCGATTTCATTATTTCTTGTTTAATTTCATTAGTCACATTAATTACCTATTGTGTACTTGGATTTCAGTTTCCACTCATCTTTTTGTTTGAAAGAAATAACACGGAAGTTGTTTGCCATCTCAAACATATAAGAACGTTGTCCTGGAGCAATATCAACTAATCCCCAATCTTCAAGCAGTTGAGCAATTGAATCACGACGTACTTCATCTTCCTCATCAATCACTACTGGACGACCATCAAGTTTAAGCATTTCCTTGAAGTGCACGATGTAGTAGCGGCCTTGTTTCTGAAGGATATGACAACTTTGATATAGTATCTTATCTTTGTTGTTAGCAATTCCCATACGAGTCAAGGTTTCTTTTACTTTCAGGAAGTCTTCGGGTTGTTTCAAAGTAATTTCGATCATGTTTACCATTCCAATGCTTGCTTTTTAAATTGTTTTTGTTCTTTGACGTTTTTCGTCAATTCCTTCAGAAACTCGTCGGTAACCAAAGCCTTAGCTTCTTTTAGTACCAAGGGTAGTTTCCCTTTTGACACTAGGGTATCTCTATAAACCTGAGCGTCATTCAAGTTAATCGTATAATATTTCATTAATACCCGGAGGATAAGTAACTCTCCGGTATCCTCGATTAACTTAGCCCACTTACCATAACGACGACCTTGAGGAATTGCGGCCATCATGTAGTTGAAGTGGTCTTCATCTGAAAGTTCAGAACCAACAAGATTCATGACGTAAACTGCAGTCATACACTCTGGATGTTGTGACAATGCATTTTCAACCATATGTCTTGAATAGTTCTTTTGAGCGATAGAGCAAGGTTTCTTTTCGTTAATTGCCCCAATGATTTCGAAGAATTCGTTCTCGGCAGTTTGTTTGAACTGTTCAGATACTTTCTGGACTTCAGCCCAGTCTTTCGAATACCAAGCAACTTGGTGCTCGTTCAGTTGAACGTCATCATCGAATAAGCTCATTATTTCCACTCATCTTTAAGTTCAGAAGTCAAACGCAATAGCATATACATAACGTGAAGTTCTGCGTTAGATGCTACACCTTTGTACTGGTTATTTTCACCGACAATTTCATACATCGACATGATACCAGGTCCTTTGAGCATAGTATAAAGTTCTGATGTAAGTTTACCAACGAACCAAGAATAATCAGTGCAATATTTTGGAGCTAATGTACGAAGTTGTTTCACATCACGATTTTTTAATGCATCCAAGACATCAGTGATTGAACCAGATTCTTTTGTCACTACGCTCAGAATGCCAGCATCAAGTACACCTTTCGAAGAGTACATATCCAGTTGACCGATTGTATTACGGAAACGTGGAAAGTTCTTCTTAACGAGAGCTGCTACAACTTTCAGATCAGCGATTTCGATATTTTCGTTCTTACAAATCGCAATCAGACGCCGAATCATCTCTTTCATCATCGGCGCTTCATCTTCTGGAGTAGGTTTACCAAATTCAATTACTCGGCAACGATCTTGAAGAGGTTTGATGATTCCATCGAGATTGTTAGCAGTGATAATGATTGAGCAGTTACTGGAATATGCTTCCATAAATGAACGCATGTGACGTTGTGATTCCGCGAGACCTGACCGGTCAAATTCGTCAATCACGATAACTTTCTGTTTGCCTTCAATTGAAGCAGAAGATGCAAAGTTAGTTAATGGGCCACGCACAAAGTCAATCTTACAATCTGAACCGTTGACGAACATCATGTCAGCATTAACATCATTACATAATGCTTTTGCTACTGTCGTCTTACCGGTACCTGGTGATGGAGAATGAAGAATAAGATGAGGAATTTTTCCTTTCTTAACGATAGTATTGAATACTTCTCGGTCGAAAGCTGGAAGGATACACTCTTCGATAGTTGAAGGGCGGTATTTTTGTTCTAGGATGTGCTCTTTTTCATTAATACTTAACATAATTTCCTCATAAATTTTTATTCAAAACGATTGGGCCCGAAGGCCCAAGGTACTTAACTTAGAAGTCGTGAGTAGAGTCTGCTTCCATTGCTACTACATAACTTGCAGCTTCACCTTCAAACTTTGCGGCGGTTTTCTTACCGTCAGCCCATAGCAGAAGTTTGTAACTTGCTGGTTGCATCTTCATATTCGCCATATTGATAACGAAGTTGAAGTTATTAGTGCCGTCATAATCACCCAGAGTCAAAGAATATTTCGGACGAACCAAAGCAGAATCTTCTACCTTATTATAACCGCTCAGAACGATTTTATCTTCTTTATTTGCAATAGCAATTGTATCGATCTGAAGACCACGAGATACACGCATCAACTGCTGAAGATCTTCGCCTTTGAAATCAACGATAACGGAAGCGGTTGGGAATGGAATTGGTTTACTTGGAAATACGATTGTAGACGCATCAGCGGCTGGCCAAAAGATTTTTGAACGAGCATCAGCAATCTTAATGTTGCCATCATCAGCCATGGAGATCTCTGCATCTTCACTTACCAGACCTAGAATACCCAAGAAACTAGGAAGATCGTAGATCGCAACTTCAAAATCAATTTCGTCAGCGATATTAGCTTCTGCGTAAGTTGTACCGTTGACTGCACGAGTCATAATAAACTTACCAGGCTTAAGCATAACACCAGAGTTAATAGTAGAGAAGTTTTTCAGAATTGCGAGAGTTTCTTTAGTGAATTTCATTATTTTTCCTTTCAAGTCTTATTTAGAGATTTCAACAGCTACTTCTTCAGCTACAATCAGAGCAGCTGAAATTAATTGTTCGTCTGCGTTCAGACAGTATTGATCTTCCAGACGTTCACCGCCACAACGATCGAGAACCATTTTTGCACCAGCTTTGATTGAGTCTTGGTAATGCTTCTGCATAATGGAGATCCACTTTTCATTAACTGAATTATCAATCGCTGCGTAATAAGCATGACGTACTTCAGCAACAGGGAAACGTTTACGAATAACTTCGGCACCTTCTTCACCAAGAATAGTTACCCATGCTCGACGGATTTTATTTTGGTTATTAGGGTTAGAGTCACAACGTACGTTTTTAGGTTGGATGTCTTTAACTTCGATTGCATAATTCAGGTTCATAATAATTCCTATTCAAAATATTCGTATACTGTCCACGCGGAATCGCGATTGGATGTTATTTTATCATACTTATCTTTAAAAGCATCACGAAGTTGTTGATCAGTAACAAGACTTTCTTGATCTGAAAAATTATTTCGTAATACAAAGCGTCGTATTTCAGGAGCGGTCAGAAGATTCTGACCGTTTACAAAGTAACTCATTCCATCACCGTAAATCGTCCAACTTTCTTCATCTGAAGATGTTGTCCATAATTTTGAGGATCATGGTCGCGGTGTGATATAATAAACACGTTAGAGTTTAGCATACCGTTAAGAATCTGGCCGATTGCTTTAATACACATTTCATCAGCAGGCCCATCGAAAACTTCATCTAAGAAAAGACAGTTAATCTTAACGTTAGATACTTTCTCAGCAATATCTCGCCATGTGAATAACAGAGCGATATCAATACGTGCTTTTTCACCTTGACTAAATGAAGCATAACTGAATTCTTCTCGTCCTCTGGATTGATAGTTTCAACAAATTCTTCATTCAATGTAAAGACGTAATCAGCTTCCATTATCTTTAAGTAGTGATTGATCTGCTTATTGAACAATGGAATGTATTTGTTGATGATTGCGCCTTTTATTCCAGAATCCTTGAGCATTTCAGTTAAAATGCCACGATGATATTTTTCCATCACCATATTGGATTTGGTATCAATTATTTTATTCAATTCTTCATTAAGCGAATTAATTTCATCAGCATGATCAATAAATTCTTGTGAAGCTTTTTCTAATGCAGCTTTAACTTTTTTGGCTTTATCTACAGTTCCAATCAGCACTTGCTTTTTAGCGCGAATATCTTGAGCCAGTGAACGCTGGGTGTTGAGGTTGGCTTCATATTCATGCACTAGTGACTCCAGAACGGCTCTCTGACCGTTAATCTGCTCCGCTGTATGATTACATTCAGAGACCTTATCAGTGATCTTGGTGATCAGAGAGGAACCCTGGTCTAAATGTTGGAAACATGTTGGACAATCACCACCAGAAGAGTACAGAGAAATCACCTTGTTGTATGAGTCAATCTTGGACTTAATCAAGAAAGATTCTTGACCAATCTTCGTCAAAGATTCACGAGGGTCTTCATCTAGTACTATTGAAGTCAATCTAGTCGTAGCATCTTCAATTTCAGACTTTATTGACTTAGCTTCACGAACCAAGTCATCATACATACTCTGGAAACGTGCAACGTTCTCACCAGAAAGTTTTCTTTGGCGTTCAACGTTATCTTCATAGATTTTAATCTGTTGAATGATTCCGTCTTTCTTTGCGTCAATCACTGATACCTGAGAGTTAATTTCTCTGATATGAGATTTATTCAATTTATCCATTTCAGCTAATGTAGAAACTTCAAGCAAATCTTCGACGAGTTTTCGACGAGCAGGTGTACTAAGACCCATAAATGGAGTATATCCAGCTGTGCCTAGAACAACAATTTGCTTAAATGATGAATATGACATGTGGATGAGTTCTTCAAAGTAAAGCTGAAAGTCTTTGACACTCGCTGATTCATCAAGTCGAACACCATCACGTGTAATTTCAAATACGTTTGGTTTTTGTCCTCGTTTGATATAAAAAGACTTGCCGTCATACTCCATCCACAACTCAACGAGTAAGTTCTTCTTATTAACTGAGTTAACTAATTGCCCTTTCTTGATATCACGAAATGGTTTACCAAATAAAGCAAACGTGATTGCTTCAAGCATTGTACTCTTACCACCACCGTTCTTACCAGTGATTAGAGTTTTTTGAACCTTATCAAGTTGAATATCAATGGGTTGTCCGCCCACTGACATAATATTCTGGTACTTGACTCGGTTGAGTTTAAATGTCTTCACGAGTTAGTAACCTCAGTGTAGAGTTGATTAGCATATAGAATTACAGCAGTCCTGTCATCATCAGATAAATCAGGGAGAGCATTGATATATTCTTCTATAATTTCCAATAAGCCTTTTACTTCAACTTCTTCACTATCTTCAACTTCAAGAGAGTTGTCGATTTTTGAAACAGTTCGAAGTTCATGGACTACTTTTTCAAGTTCGCTTTCAAACTTTGGTAGATCTTTATCAACTTCCGTAATAACGACACGAACTGATAAGTCTTTGTAGTCGTTGAAATCAATTGGCCCAGTTACTGGTAGAAGATTTTTCTGTGCCATGTTGTTTCGTTAGGGACGAAATCAAAGGTGCATAATCGAGTGTCTTGAACCCAGAATCCTCGCGGGTCGTTCTCGTCACCCGCTGTAAGTGTCCACGGGGTTCCAATGTATTTGACATTAGCCGCTTCGGAGATTGTGTGGAAATGTCCTGACCACACTTGCTTATATGATTTGAGGAAGTCTGGTTCGAGACCATGAGATTTTAACCCTTTATAAAAATAGAAGCCATTAAGCTCCCAGTGACCTACACAGTACTCGGCAGAAGATTCCTTAACATGCTTCATTATCTGAGCAACATTTTCTTCGCAGAGCCATGGAATTAAGTCAATAAGCGTACCATCGAAATCCATTGTAACTGGTTTTTCAACGACTGTGATGTTCTTATACTTACCAAGAACTTCCATTGAAGCGTTGGGAGTGATCTTATGCTTATAGTGCATGTCGTGATTTCCCACGACGGTAATCATGTGGATATCTACTTCTTCTAACATTGTAGCTATTTCACGAGCAAATTCCATTGTCTTGTGAGTAATCGCCTTACGAACATCAAAGATGTCTCCATATTGAATCCAAGTTTTTATTCCATGCTTTTTAGAATATTCAATCTTTTGACGAATTCCATCTCGCTGAATGTTTTGAATCCAAGGGTCATCACCCTTTACTCCTAGGTGCCAATCACCTGTATGCAAAATTTTCATATTTCAAGTGCCGTCATAGCTGAAAGAATTAAAATCATAGAAATGAACCCATCTGGTGTAGAAAAGAATCCAACCCAACAAGCTCGGCCAAACAAGTACAACCCTACGATTAAACAGAGTACACCTAAGTAAGTAATCATATTTCACCTCAAGGATATTGTATTCTATGCTCCAAAAAGCAGAAAAGGACCCGAAGGTCCTTATGGTTTGCGTAAAATATCTTCAAGTTTTAGTGTATTAAAGAGCTCGGCCATTTGTTCCATTTCTTCTTTAGTATCGAACAGGCCTTTCATAAAGATTCTTGTAGGGAATTCTATGCTTCCTGGAGTTCCTGGTCCAGCTGTAACAAGGGTAATGGTTTCATATATACCACATGAATCAGCGTAACGACGCAGTTTAGGCATATCGATATGAGAGAACCTATCTAACATATGCGAGCCTTTTACATAACACGTCCAACTAAAATCATTATTAGCTGTAGGGTGAATTCGGGCTATTACAAGCCAGTTGTTACCAGATATTTTAATATTTTCCATTATGTACCTTAAAGAGCGAAGGACCGAAGCCCTTATATTTTCTTATACGTGATTGTACCTTCAGCCTTGGCTTTATCATACGACAATTTAAATCGACGCATAGCTTCAATTTTACCAGCTCGGATTTTATCGTAATCAATAGCCTTTTCTAATGCTTCAGGTGTATACATCGTGCCATTGCGAGATATTACTCCCGCTTTGGCAATTACAGCTTCCACCATGTTTCACCATAATTGTATCAGCCAAACTAATTGTTTAGGGTCAGCTTTAATCGAGCAAACCTTACCTTCGGCTGAAATGTCAGTGGCACCAAGAATAGAATATTCTTTTTCAGACAACTTAACAGCCATTGTTCCGTCAGCTACAGAAAGAGTGAAACCTGCATTTACTTTCAGACGTTTGAATTTAACCTGCTTTATAGCCATTTAGAATTTCCCAAATCTGCCGACGAGTGGTCTCCCATTGTACACGGATAAGCTCGTCATTGAACGGTTGGCGTAAGATTTTACGAGATTTTTCAATCGCGTACTTATACGCCTCGAAGTTGTTATCGAGTACTGATTTCTGAGCATGAATGTTCAGACGTTCCAATTCTCGACTATTTTTCTTGACAATTTTGTCAGCTTTAGATTTAGCATTTGCTGCAATTCGAGCTTGTGCTTCTTCAATAGCTGCAAGACGATCTTCTTCCATTAATTTCTGATGGTCTGGATCTTCAATCAACTGGTCTTGATATTCAAGTTCTGCTTTGAATGCTTCGCCTGGTTGTAGCATAATTCCTCATTCTGGAAAGTATTCTAATGTGATATAAAAATCATCATCAGATATATGGTAATTGTAGTTCAAGTCTTTGCCATCGCACTTGAACTCTGTATCATGTGGATCTTTGGGGTCAATGTGAATGTCCATTTCGAGAACTTCCCTCATATACATTTTAAGCAAATAAGGGATAGAATCTGCGTCTGGCACTTCTTCCAAGAATCCGGAGAGGTTAATCTTTAGCCTCATATAAAAAATCCAAAGTCGGTCCTTCATCTACAATATCGCTCTTTTTGTCAGACCCTGGCTGTTTGTAGGTGGAGGTTTCATAATGCGTCATTTTATCGTAGATATCCTGAATGAATGTTTCATCTACTAACGCAACCATATCATCGTCACGGGCGTCATAAACGTTGTGAACGAAATAGCTATATTTCTTTGCGACTTCTTTACGTTCTTTCTTGATACGCTGAACGAACGCATTGAAACAAGCCATAGTAATGTAAGCATGCGGGTTTTTGTACTTTTCTTCATCGAAGTTCTTGAGGCCTTTAATTGCAGCCTCAATACCATCTGCAATCATTTCATCTTTCCAAGATTGGGTGTACCCCGAAAAGTTAAAACGTTTTGACAGACCTTCAGATATGAGCATAATTGCTTTTCCAATTACATCATTCTGACGGACGATTACTCCTTCAGGGGCATTGCGACATTTTTCCTTCCAATCGCATATTGCTTGATACAATTCTTTGTTGTTTACATAGTTCGCCATTAATACCTCATCGCTTCAAGTTTATATATCAATTATAACATGGTTGCGAGCGATAGGTTTAAAGCACTTAATTATTGCGAAGAATCAAATACATCTGGAACAATGCTTCACCAATACGGCAGAACTCATCAAATGTGATGTTGTCAGCAGCATGGTGAAGTTCATTTTCTTTCCAGAACTTATCAAGACTTTCGTAAGCAGTCTTATATCCGTTAGCATTCAACAATGAACAATGAGATACCCATTGAAATTCATCAAACCATTCGACGTCTAAAGTAATTCCCATTAATGGAGTTACAGTGAAAGTTCCATAGAATTCAACTTCGAGTTTTAAACTATCAAATTTGAGCGCAGAAATCATTTAAGCATTTCCCATGTTTTGGTAACCATACGACGGATATAAAGCATATCAGTCATTTTAATATCTGGCGGCATTAAAGAATAATCGTCGTACTCTTTGTATAAAGCTTTTAACTGAACTTCAGCGAATTCCATTTGAAACTCATTGACGGTTGAAGTCCAATAGATTTCAGCCCATGGGTCGAAGAATTCAACCTTACCAGATTTTTCTACTGTTACATTACCAAATTCAAATTTTAAAACAATTTCTCTGATCATAATTTATTTGCACCGTTCAAAGAGTCATCCATATTACCGAAAGCATCTACTGAATAGTAATCTTTTCCGGTGAACTCATATAGCCACCAAGCATCGAAGTCTTCTTCAATAACCCAATCAACTCCATTTTCGCTTGTGCCTTCAATCCAGATGCGATCATCTTTAACACAAGCAAAGTATCCAGCTAATTGAAGATCATCAACAATTTCAGTTCTAGTCATCAAGATATTCCTCGAGTTGTTAGTTAAATCACTTAGCAGCCTTAACAATTTTGAGATCAGAGAACCCTTTCTTACGTTGATTCTTCATCTTACGAATAGTAGTATCAGAGATTTCTTTCTTCTTCTGAGTAGGAATACCAAAAGCATCGATATCAAATTCAGAGATGATGTAAGCAACAACCAGTTCGCGGATACGAGCTTTGCCGATCTTCTGGTCATTCTCTTTCATCGTACCGTGAAGCTCAACTTCCCACTTGTCCAGAATTTCTGGAGTTACGTAAGCACCTGCTGCCATAATAGCTTCTACTTTCGGGTATGCGAAAGAATTCAGAACGTTTTTGATAGCCTGTGACATAGTATTTTCCTCTGTGTTATTTTGACATAGAGATCTTATAACAAAATCTCTATAGCAAACTTATTCGCAGATTGCCCAGCCAGTGTTTTGCCACTCTTCGCCTGTGTACCATTTGTCCATGAAGTAACCAGCTTCATCAACGATACGGCCGTTTATCATTTGGAACCATTCGTCACAGAAGTAACGATGATGAACAGATTTACCTTCCCGCATAGCCTGTTTGGCTTCTTCCCAAGTCATATTAAACATTAAATGAGCTCCATAATAAGACGAGTCGCATTTTCAAGTTCGTAGTCGTAGATACTTCCATCTAGAACTGCGATAGCATTTGAAATGAATTGTGCGTTTTGTTTAGCAGTCATGGTTTTAACTTCAGTTTGACAATCACGAGCTCGTAGAAAAATTGTTGAACCACAAATTTCTACATTAACATCTACACCCATAAATCCGTTAGATAAACGAATGTTTGCAATGATGTGACGCTGAATTTCTAAAGTAATCATGTTGTTTCTCCGTAGTTGATAGAAGTATAGTAACACAGAGAGAACAGGATGTAAACGGTTGTTTGAAAGAAATGAGGGAACCTCTGGGGTTCCCGTAGAGATGACCATATAAACATATGGAAGAGAGGAAAGAGTGTCTTAGAACCGTGTTAGAGATCAGTATCGTAACCTAGATCTTCAAGGTATTGTTTTAAACGAGGAACTTTTTTGTCATCAATAAAGATAACTGGATAACGAAGCATAAGATTAGGAAAGCATCCTATTCTTTTTGCACATTCAGTTATACGTTCTCGGTCATAATCAAAACCAAGAGAATTTTGGCTTTTATTAATGACAGAATAGAAAGTATATTCAATACCAAGAGAATCAAGAAGATGACGAGCGCTTACACACCCAGGACATCTATGAACCTCTTCTGGTATTCCATAAATTTCCACTTTCATTAGTAAATTCCAAAGAAAACTAGAAAATAAAGTGATGGAAATTCTTCACCCATCTTTTCAACATATCGGTTCATGTGAACTTGAACATCATGAATCCAGGGGTATTGTAGTTGCATCGTGTGTCCAAACCTCATTTTGTTTTTGCCACAGACGTTGGTTATCAGAACCACGCCATAGTTTTTTAGTCGGTAAATCTTTTTCGTACTTACCGTCGATAATAACATCTACGTAATTAAGCAGTTCTAAGTCTTTAATATCTTCAAACTTATAACCAGTCCACATCCAGATGTCTTTTTCTGGAAACCGCGATTTGACCCATTTTACAAGAGCTTCAATATCTTCACGATTAGATCTATATAAAGGATCTCCACCAGTGAGAGTAAGTCCTTGAATATAAGGCTTTGAAATGTAATTAGCTATTTCCTTTACAGTGTTTGCATTGAATACTTGACCATTACTCGGATTCCAAGTAGATTTATTGTAACATCCTTCACATTTATGCAAACATCCTGTGACGAAAAGAACGACCCTGCAACCAGGGCCATTCACGAAATCACAAGGATAAATTCTGTCATACCTCACAGTGTTTTGTCCTATGCATTATTTCTTTATTTTTACCAAGATTAAATCCTCGTTCAGAAGGATTACCAAGATATCCGCATGTGCGTCTTATTGTGTTCATCTTTTTAGGGTCTGATTCACCACATTCATGACAGATGAAACCATCTTCAGTTGGAGTCATTTCGTGAGTTGAACCACAAGTAAAGCACTTATCAACTGGCATGTTTACACCAAAGTAATCAAGATGCTCAACAGCATAGTCCCATACAGCTTCAAGACCTTTGAGATTGTTTTTCATATCAGGAAGTTCTACATAACTGATATGACCACCCTTAGCAATATAATGATAACGAGCTTCGCGATCTATTTTCTCAAATGGAGAAATCTTTTCTTCGACTGAAACATGGAAACTATTAGTATACCAACCTTTGTCAGTAACTCCTTTGATATCTCCATGAACTTCAGCATCAATCTTACAGAAACGATAGCACAAATTCTCTGCCGGAGTTGAATAAAGACTAAAAGCAAATCCAGTTTCTTTGGTCCATTCTTTCAAATAATCATTCATGCATTTAAGCAAAAGTAAACCGATTTCAAATCCAAGAATAGTTTGAACTTCATGAATTCCGATGTACCCTAATGAAATTGAAGAACGACCGTTTCGGAAGATATCAATAATCTCATCGTTTGGCTTAAGACGAACACCGAAAGCGCCTTCTTGATAAAGAATAGGAGCAACCGAAGCTGTTACACCACGAAGTGATTCGATACGAGCTAAAAGAGCTTCTTTACAAATAAGTAAACGATCATCAAGAATATGAAAGAATTTAGTTAAATCTGGACGGCCATCAACCATACAATCAAGTGCTACTCGTGGAAGGTTAATAGTCACTACACCGAGATTATTGCGTCCATCTAGAATTTCTTCGTTGTGCTTGTTCTTCCATACACCAAGAAATGAACGGCATCCCATCGGAGAAACTGGAACAGAAGAACCCGTAATCAGACGGTTATTCTTTGAACTAATAATGTCTGGATACATTCTCTTACTTGCGCATTCTAACGCAAGCTGTTTGATGTCATAGTTAACATCAGTAGGATGAAGGTTAATTCCTTCCTCAACAAACATAACAAGTTTAGGAAAGATTGGAGTGATTCCGTCTCGTCCAAGACCTTTGATTCTATTTTTGAGAATAGCTTTTTGAATCATCCGTTCATAATCGCTTGTGCCAGTACCAAATGTAATTGTTACAAACGGTGTTTGGCCATTTGAGCTGAACAGAGTATTGACTTCATATTCATAAGCCTGGAACGCGTCGTATACGTCTTTTTCTGTTTTTTCAATTGCGTATACATAGTCATTAACATGCTCAATTCCGTATCTTTCTGCATCACGTAAATGCTTAAAGAAAGTCTTCTCTACAAAAGGAGCAAGCACAACATCTACGTTTGCAAATGTAGTTCCGCCGTATTGATGAGAAGCCACTTGAGCCGTAATTTGAGCCATAATAGCGGTTGCTACTCCAATTGACTTTGGAGTCTCAATTTGAGCATTACCAAGTTTAAATCCGTTATTAAGCATTCCCTTCAAATCAACTAAACAGCAGTTAGTGAATGGAAGAGCTGGAGAATAGTCTAAGTCATGAAAATGAATAAGCCCTTTATCATGAGCATTTAGAACAGTAGGAGAGATAACTTGACGAGCAATATGTTTTGAAACAATCCCTGCCATCAGGTCTCGTTGAGTTGGAAAAACACGAGAATCTTTATTAGCATTCTCGTTAAGTAGATCTTTATTGGTGCGGTTAATTAACCCCTGGATTTCTGATTCAATTGTCATTTTAAACTCTTACGAAGTTGCTTTTTGAATGAAGCAACAAGCTTTGATTTGGAATCATCTTCAGAATAGGTAAACCCGTAAGCATTCATTTCAGCTATCATCTCAGGTTTACCAAGTCGACTGAATTCTTTTGACTTATCGCCAATGAAATTAGGATGAATGTCATTTTTAGTATAGTCAGTTTTCAGATAGGCAAGCAAGTTCTCAATCCATTCGAGGTAGTCAACATTTTGACCTTTTAAACCAGAACGGTTGAATTTATGCTTCATTTGTCCTTCTGCAGCGTTGCACAGATTGCATAGCAAACCACGAACTTTACCGGCTTTTGGTCCGTTCAATTCATGGTCATGATCAAGGTGGTTACTTTGAACATCAGGATTTAATTCGCGATTACAAATTAAACACTTGCCATGCTGTGCATCATAAAATTTTTGTTTTTGTTCTTTGTATAATTTACCAGTCAATAACATAGGTTCACCTCTTAATCAGATGAACCTATTTATCAATTATAAAGCCAAGATTCGCGGGTCCATTTCTTGCGGCGACGGATTTGAGCTTTAGTCGGTTTAGTAGGAAACCACCAACATGAACCATATCCGTCATCAAATTCAAATGACAGATGCCAACCAGATTCTTGACATGATACGTATTTTAATTCAATTTTCATTTAATAACCCTAAATAGAGGTTTTTCATGACGTCCCAAAACCCAATGTGGAGAGCTTTCAATTTGTCCATGAGTCACAAATGCCCAGGATTCATCGAAATCTTTGATGTCGCGTAAACCATTTTTCGTGAACATAATAGGCCATGCCCATATGTCGTGTTCACGTTTGCCAGCAGTAACAATGAATCGATCTCCAACTTCAAGTCCTTCTTCGTTGAAGACTTCCCTTGCTGCAGTACTTATTGAATTGTCAGTGGGAATATGTAAAATTTCTAATACAAGTGATCTTTTCATTAAAATGCCTTATCGGAAAATTTCAATTGAGCTTCAAGTTGACGGATGTATTCGCCAGCCGCTTGCATTAAATCATGTTCTTCGGCATCGCAATTTTCAGCACCAGCAACTTTAAACAACTGAGATGCAATATCACGTCCTTTGAACAAATGAGCTGTGTCTGGGATCTTGTAATGATCAGAAGAAAGCTCTTCAATTTCTTCAATTTCACCCATCGTGTCTTGTTCCCAGAAGCACCAATACCAAGATTCACGAGAACCAATATGAAGGTAAGGACCGTTCTTAATCAAGATAGAAGTGATACCATCTGGATTTTCTTTATCTACAGAAAGAACTTTGAATTCAGTTCCAATGGTAAGTTCTGGATAGATATCGAAAACGCCACCGTCATTATCTTCTTTAACAATTTTGAAGCACTTATTCACTAAACTCATAGCCAAACTCCATATCAATTAGATCATTTGTAGTAGGTTCATTATAATCATTTTCAAGAAAGCATTCTTCTTCCTCTGGCTCAACGGTTTTCCATCGAGCCGTGTACCAAGGCTTTAAAGCGTAATCCATTCCGTGATTGTGCGAGTAACAACTCGCTCTTGTTTTTCAACTAATGAAACTTCGGGATCGCTGTAGTACCAATCACTGTGATAAGAACCCGAACGAGATTCGTTTACAGCAACATAAACATCATGCTTCTTGGAATAATAAACCACTTGACGATATTGATACTTATGATTTTGAGTCCATTCTTCTTCGTCAACTATTTCTAAGTAATCAGAATTTTCGAAGTCGTAGTTCTCGGAGTATCCATCATGGTCAGCCATGATTTCACTATAAATTGCCTTTAATTCAGGAGTCATTCTTCACCTCTTAATTCACGTTCTTCTTCATAATCAATCCAGCTCTCTAAACCCGATGGTAAAGAACTTTCCACTTCCCAGAGCAGCTCTTCGCACCGACGTAAACGATCTAACTCTTTAACAGATACTTGGATATAATCAGTCTTCATCTTTACTTTCCAACCATGAGCATGATACTTCAAAATCTGGGCCGCCATACTCCCAGTGCCAAGGACCGATAGGTTTATAGTCAATCCGCCCGTCTTCAGTCATTACTTCTTCGTAATCTTCAGGTTCAAGTCCGACATAAGTCCATTGAACACCGTGAATTTCTTTACCCTGACGAATTCGGAATTCACCCCAAGGATTATCAATTGCGTACTGAATATCTTCAGAAGTACGACGAATCATTTCAACTGCAAGCAGATGCTCTAAATCAATTTGATCACCGGCTGAGAATACTAAATCCACTTCTTTAATATCACTCATAATTTCACCATGCATTCGCCGTATTTCCATTTAGAAATAACTTTTGAGCCATTGCTATAAGTTACTTCAACTTTAACACGATTATTTTTAACTTGAATAATTTCGCCTGTTTCCAAGCCGCCATATCCGTAATAAAGCGCAACTACATCACCAACTCCAATAGCTGTGCCTCTGTAATCATGAATGTAGTCTACGCCTTCTTTCATTTGAAATATTCTCTGAGTTCAGTAAAACCACCGATGTGAGCGCCATTGCCATCAAAAATCTGAGGCATTGTCAAACCGATTTGAGTGTCACGACCTAAACGAGTCAGAAGTTCAGCAATAACTTCATCGTCGAATACGCCTTTTTCTGGCATTACATTCCTGAATTCATACATTTCACGTTTAACTTCAGCTAATCGTTTAGCATTGTCACAGTGAACACAGCGGTGAATTGAAGAATCATATCCGTAAATTGTTAGCATAACATTTCTCTTTTTATTTGGTCTAGTTCATCGAAGTAATTAGGATTATTATAATACCCTTTTCCAAATTTTTCCCTAGCTGCTTCGGAGACTCGAGCATGAAACGCGTTATGCGCTTTAGTCATTGCTGCTTTAATAACTGCCGGGCTTGATGGGATATCGCCATGTTCAGCAAAATAAGCACGATAAACTGACATCAATGCTTCTTCGGCTGTAAGCATGTACTGTTTACGTTTAGCCAATTTCAATTACCTTGTTGTATGCTTCATTAGCTGCGATGATAATACGTTCATCAATTGGTAGAGTATTTTCAGGCTGAGTAGCCAATGCAGTGTATGCAAACATTCTGAACATTACAACATCAATTTCTGCGGCGGCAGTAAGTTCACGAGTGACAGCGTCTACACTGAAATCAATTCCTTTTTCTTCTGCATATTGAAAACAAATTCTAGCATTAATTTCACGAAGCTCTTTAAACAGAGCTTTCATTTCGTCGGATTGCGCGATATTAGTGGGTTTGAACGGATTCATTTTAATTCTCTCTCAAATTTATGTTTGCAATGACGGCACTTCATTTTCAAAGTATCAGTCCGCCAATCTACTAATTGAGTCTGAATTGTACCACATTCTGGGCAAGGCTGAGCTTGTTTTGCTGCAGCTTCACGACGATCAGCCATTTCTAAAACTGCTTTCCAGTCTATAAGACCTTTATCGAATCCGGATGGAGCTTCCCATTCAGGACCTTTTTCAAGGTCCACTTCAGTCCAATGTTCAGGCCATGTACCAAAATCAATATCTTCTTTCAATTCATTCTTCATTTAGAGCCTCTACAGCAGATGCCAATTTCTGACGACGATTACGAAGTTTAATTGCTTCGGCACGTTTAGTAGCAATTTGATCTTGCCATGATTCAATATCAGCATCGATTTTTTCGATTTCAACGTCAATTTTAGCAATCAACTCATTAAGCTGTTGAGTCATAACCGATTCAATAACCAAAGGTTTAATCGGTGTCAAGTACATATGCTGAACATCAGTATCATGAACGAAATTGTGAAGTTCTTTTGAATTTAGTGCAACTTCTTTTGGCTTAAAGAACTCTTGGTCAATGCAGAAGTGAACCACCTTATCATTTTCACGTTCAATCAAAGAAATTGTATTAATGAATGGAATTTGTTCCAATGCTTTCTTGAGCTGAGTTGTCAAACGAGCAACTACATTACGCTGGGCTGGAGTATTTTTGACTCGATAACCAGCGGCTACTCTGATTGCCATATCGAATTCGGGACGACCAGATACACCAACACGAACTTTCGGATCGACTGTTTTATCACAACCCAAGTAGTCATTCACAAACTCAAATTTCTGGCTATCATCGGCGTGGCATAGTTTACGACCAATGTTAATAATTTCTTTGATATCACCGGACAGCGTGCGAACTAATTCAGCTACAATGCTGAGATGAGTATTAATGACAACACGGTTCTGGCTCAAACGGATACGCTCATCTTCAATATCAATGCTCAGATAATTGCGCAAGCGCATGTGAGACATAACATAAGTTGTGATTTTAGATTTGCTTAAAGATTTTACTACAGCGATTTTTGTCCATGGAGTGTACTGGTCGTATTTAGCCAAAACAGAGTTCAATTCAGTACCTGCAATGATATTATGCTTTGATACGAGACGATCACGGAGTAGACTAATTAGCATCTTATTCTTCTGATTAGCAAACACTGTACTTGAATGTTTGTTCACCATTTCCATCAATTCAAATACTTCTACGTAGAAATCATCTTTAGTTTTGAAGTTCATAATCTTTTCCTCTTCTTTCATTGTCAGGCGTATGATTTGATTGAGAATCCGTGAAACCATTATAACACGGATTCTCTTAAAGCGTTTATTCTTCAATTTTTACAGAAGATGGGCGTTTGAAGAAAGCGTGAGTTGAATCGTCTTTTGCTTGTTCAAACGTTGCTTTAAATTCTATCGTTCCGCGATAGTCCAGCGGAACTGCTTTAGGAAGTGAGCCGTAAACTGTAGCTCCATTCTCTAAACGAACCATCATTTTAGAAACGATACCGTAATAATCGTTCCAAGTTTTAACCGAAACTATTTTTCCTGCGACTGTTTGCTTACCAGATGGGGCTTCACCTTTGTTAACCTTAAGTGAATTGTAGTAATCATTGAACCATTCTTCAGACGCAGTTTGAATTGCTTTGAGAATAGTTTTATGAGCGCGGACTTCGTTCATTACCACGATAGTGTTATCTTCAAGAGTCCATCTTTTATAAGGTGTACGAATTTCAATACACTGAGTTTCATAGCTAAGAGTCATGAGCTCTGAAAGCATATCTGAAGTGAGACGTAACTTCCACCAGCCATGATCTTTGGTATATTCAGGTTTATCGAGATAGTCGAGTTCAGTGACGTATGGAAGATAACTACCAGCGTGATAAGACTCGACTTCTCCTAATTCATTTTCCCAGAGGTACCCATCAAAAGGTGCATGAGGACGATCATCTACTCCCCAAGTTGGGGCTACTACCTTATCAAATCCTTCACGACCGTAGCGGGTCTTAGCCCATCCAGCATTTAATTCCAAAGCGCGTTCTTCAACTTTCGCTCGGCGATCTTGATGAGCTTTACGATTTTCTTCAATAAGTGAAGTGATGATTTCAGTTAACATTTTGTTCTCCTTGTTGGTGTAAGATCATAGTAACATAATCTTACACCGATGTAAACTATCTTGGGAAAAATTTTCTCCAAAGCAAAACTGCTTCTTTACGAGATACTTCTATTGCTCCTAGCTCAATAGCTTTCTTACGTCGAATATCTCGTAAATCGTAATGAGGAACTCGCTTATCCTGGAACCAAGACATCTTCATTCCAATAGATTCCGCCATGGCATGAAGTTCATCAATATTGTCACTAAACATATGACAATTTTTAACTTGATGACCTCTCATTTTCCAACCATGATTCATTAACACATCTACATATATCGTCATTTTTGAGTCTCTATGTAGGTTTCGATAATTGCGCGGGCAAGCATTAAAAAATTATCTTCAGTTGGAGAATCTACCAAATTCTCTATCATTTCAGAAACTTCTTCATTTTCAAACATTTCTTGAAGTTCATTCCAAGCAGGTGTTTTCATTTTTTGTTTCTCCGTTAGTTGATTGCGAGTCTATCATAACACTACTTTCAACGGATGTAAACGGTTCATTTAAAAATTTTTGGATTCACCAGAACGGCTGAGAGGAACTTTCTAGGAGGGAATGATTGATTATATGGACAACATACAAAAATGCCCCAGCGAAGCCGGGGCGAACTTAGAGTTAAAAATAAGCTGGTTTGTTAACATCACCGTGAAACCAAGATGAAACTGGAATTTGTTTTTGGTATTTCTCCAGAGCTTTAGCATAAATCTCTTTTTCAGTAGCTAGTACTTTAGCATCTTGGATTTGATATCTGTCCATCTGAATAAGCGCTTTTGTAATTTCTACTAATTGTAATCTACGGTCATCAGGCTTACAAAACTTTAAATTGCTTCTTCGTTCATCACCAATATTACGCAAAGCAATTGACGCAGAAAGTTGCATCGCCATGCCGTAGTTGCTTCTCGCATACCCGAGACGATTTAAAACTGATTCAATAAATGTCATCGTTGAATATCACTCAAGTAAATACATTCTTCGGAAATAACTTCGTTATCCCACCATAGTTGGATTCGGCATGGGTCTATGTAATCCGCTGGCTGAACTTCAATTCGCAATTCATTACGAATTAGCTCTTTGATTTGTTCTTTTAATTGTTCTACCTGCATAATTTACCCTTAAAGAATTCTGCCCGGTGAGCGCGTTTAGGTTCGCAGTTCCAGTATTTGTCTTTACATGGAGTACTACAAAACTTATGTTGCCAACTACGCTTTACGATAACCTTTCGGCAATAAGGACAATACATTTTTGTCCCTACTTTCACTGAAGTATTGTTATCATAAATTGGTTTCATTACGTTATAACGAGTATCTAATTCTTCCTCGTCTTCGTATTCCCAATCTTCATCTAATCCATAGCCCATTAGCCTTTGCTCCGAACCAGATTATCGTATACGTCAATCATCATACAATTCAAATTGTAATCGAGCTGTTGCTTGCACCAATCTTTAATTTCACGATTAGTTAATTTAGAAGCGTTATACCATTTCCAAAGGTCTTGGTGCGGCTTATAAATTCGCTCCATATCTTGGTTAGCACGTAATGCCCAATAAAGAAACGTGCCAAATACTTCGGCGACATGAGCATGTCGGAGTTCCATATGAGAAGGATACGCATTCTTCATATGAATCATTACATCTAATTCACGAAAGGCCGCTCTCAATTCACCCAATACATTAGGGGAATCTCCGAAGTTGAATCTGTATAGTTCTTCACAGATGCGAATTGCGTTCTTCTCAGCCTTACCCTGGACCATTCCAGCATATATGTGAGCGGGTGGATAATAAGCGGTGTTGTTCACCCAATTTCCCATTAAAATACTCATTAATATCTCCACTTATTTTCTACAGCATATTCATAGCCTTCTTTGAGGCGCCGTTCTAAAGCTTGAACATCACGATTTTCAATATTAAAACGAATTCTTTCCATGATATGGTTGGATGCCGGATTTTGTAAGTCAGTGAAAAGAATTGCAGCCAAATTCCTGGTATGACTAAGAATATATTCTGCAGTATCTTTTTCACATGTGCTTTTGAAAATACAAGCGTGAGTTCTTACATAATATTTGTAACTCATTGTACCCAGCTCCCGTTTAAGTCAATATAAGAAATTGCTGTAGCATCTGACATATATTTCAGAGATTCGCGACTTTTAGAATCGCATACGAAGCTACCGTTACGGAACAGAACAATTTTAGTTTGATAAGAGATTAAATGTGCCATGATATTTTCCTCAAAATTTAGGGAGGATTTCTCCTCCCGGAGTATTATTTCAGCATAGTAACTTCAGCAATATCTTTCCAGTTTTTCTCGTCCGTAGCGACGAAATCGGCGAGATAAAGCGCTGTACGTAAAGATACATTGCGAAGACGAGATACATTATCTTGCATAAAATCTAATACTTCAACAACCTGGGAATTACGTAAACCTCTGTTCTGCAACATCCGAGTATTCATAATTACTTCTTCAACTCGGACCATGATTTCTTCATTTGAGTGAACACCAAGGTCTAAATAAACTGAACGAGATACTAAAGCAGCGAGATGTGGAGCTAATTTACTGCCACGTTCTAATTCTTTATCAATATCAACGTTAGTGATGAAAACGACTGTTCCTTCAAATTCAAATTCATTTGGAATTCCTTTTTCGTCCAAGTAAGACGAAGCAGTACTCCAGCAAACTTTACGTTTTTCTCCAGAATCTAAAGCAGCTTTCAGAAGGTTCAGAATATCCATATCAGAGAATACATCCACATCATCGATAAGCAGAACTGAATTATCGAAGCGTGATTCCCATAAGCGACAGTATAATCCGATACCCGAGATTTTACCGTTCACTGATTTATATTCAATTTTATCCTCATCGTTTGCTTTATTCAACGCTTTATCTAAGGAGTAAGTTTTACCAATACCAGCAGCCCCTGAGATAATCAGAGAACGAATGTTTCCGTTAATGATACCGTTTGTCATCATCCCCATAACGTTGAAGCGTTTATTGATACGAGCTTTCATATCATCTACACTTTCAATCAGTTCAATCTTTTTAGCTACTCCGCTGTAAGAAATGTCTGACTTGTAAACCCAAACACCTTTTTTCTTACCGTCGATGATAACGAAAACTTTACCATCACCTTGAGCAGCATCTTCAGGTTTCAGAGTTTCTGGGAACCATTCTCCAACTAATTCGAAAGTGCCAGAAATTTCTTTACCGAAATTAATACCTTTAGTAATAGTGATGGTTGTCATTTTATTCTCCGAATTTCTATTTGTTTGGTATGAAGTAATAATATCATCATCTCATACCAATGTAAACGGTTTAGCAAAAATTATTGCATTAATCTTGAATCGGTAAATCATACTTAGATAGCTGAATAGTTGATACAACTTCTCCGTTGAGAGTTAAGTCAATATCCAAAGCATCGTCTGAAGATTTGTACTCAATTTTGATTTCTTCACGGATAACGCGTTGAACTTCAGCTGCGATCATCTCTTTAATCTGTTCTGCCGTAATCATATTTTATTCTCCAAATCAGTATCAGTTGATAGTTGTATAGTATCATAAAGCTTTATGCATGTAAACAGTTTTGTGAAAAATTTTTTAAAATAAAAAAGGGGACCTCTAGAGGTCCCCTTTTATGCTGGTTTATTCCATTTCTATTATATGCATGTTCTTTTTGTTATCAAAATATATGTTTTTAACTGTTAACTCCGAACTAATTGGCAATAAAAACTCTCTTTCATAATCCACCATAGAAAGATTATCATAAAGCTTATTAAGCTTATCATCATCAATCTGGCCAGATTCTTCAATTGCGATTAAATTTTCTAAAATTTCAATCATAGCAGTTGAATAGTCAAAAATGTTTGCATTTTTTAACACTATTAAAACATTAGTCATATAGCGTTCTGCTGCAAATGTTTCAGCTATATGAGATTCACTACTAAAGGAAGTTATTCTTTTAAATTTGATTCTCTTATTAACTTCAAACTTATAAGATAGTACTTCCTCTATTGTAAGTCCTCTAAAAAGTACGTCTTTAATCTCAAGTTTGTCTTTAATGTAATCATTAACACGCTTATGATTAAAATCATTAATTTTGTTGCCAAGGCATTTCATTAAAATGTGCATTGTGTTTCTCCTCAATTTTTAAAGAACAATTAATTAACTACAAATATATTATAATATGCTTTATAGTAGAAGTAAACACTTTTTGCGAACTTTCTTCAAAAACAACAAAACCTCCCGAAGGAGGTTAAGAAGAGTGTTTGTTAATCTGTGCTTCAGCAAAGCGCTTTGGCCACATCAATAACCATGCTAGGGTTCGCCAGATGATCGAGACGACCGCGACAGGTAACCATAATAGTAATATAAAGATATAGCCTTGAGGTGTCTCTATTGCCCCTCGTTTAACGAGAGCGTTTACGATATACCAACCAGCTACGAGGTAAATCACTGCAATTATCACAGGCACTATGTACCACCATATCATTTGTAGTAAGCTCCATGGTTTTCCAAGTAAACTTTTTCTAGGAAATCATTCCAAAATGTCATATCAACTTTCGAAGGCATACCATTCTTATGAGCTTGAATACTTAAACGCTCAACTTCATCTACTGTATCTTCAAGCATCTGCTGGACTTGAACAAACGGAAGTTTACCAAGTTTAACGTCGAGAATATCTTGTGCATTTCGCAGCGGGTATTTCAAGTCGCCGGTAGAGTAGATTTCTTGGAGTTGAAGTCCACCACGTAAAGCATGACTCAATGCTTTCCAGTCAACACCTTCGTTAGCTTCTGCTTTACGAGCTCGTTCGCCATATTCAGCTTCAAGTTTAGTCAAGGAGTATTTCATTTCAGCAACAGTGATAGTGGTCTGGAATTTACGACCAAGCACATGATAGAAACGTTGCTTACCGCATTTAGCATCAACAAAATCTTCCCAGAACAAAAATTCACTCAATGGAAGTTTGCTTGCGATTTCAGATACTTTCCAACGACTATTATTAGCTTTATCTTTTGGACGGTTCTCATATTTCCATTCAGGGAATTTATTGATAACATCCAACACTCGGCGAAGTTCAGCTAAACGAGAACCTTTAACACCATATTTAGCTGCTTGTTTACGAACGTAACCAAGATAAGCTTTCATATCGGTAGTGTAGAACTTACTGCGGTTGTCTTGAACGAATTTCCACACCTCGGGAAGATCAGAAGCAACGACCAATTCCGGAGGAGTGTGAAGCATATCCAATGCTACTGTTTCACCGTTCTGTGCCAATTCCAAGAAATATTTCAAGGAATATAACTCATGGTCAACGTCATCATGAGTATTTTTGGTGGCAGAGTTATTGGTGTTCAGGTTAGTGTGATTCATTGCCCGGCACATCAGAATATCTTTTGGATGAGGAATAAAGATTTCTTTATAATCAGTGTCGGATTCCGGAGTAGAGGTCCCATAGAGCTGGGACCCAAAATAACTTTTTACAACTGTCTTCATCAACTTCTCCATTTAAGGCCGAAGGCTTCTAAAGCAACGGTATCTTTAAAATTGATAACTTCGATTTCTTATCGATGTCTCGCTCAACAACGATATTACTTACGGTGTCGTTTACATAAACTACTGTGTAAACGCCAGAACGATTTGGCTTAGTCAATTCATCACCAACCTTAACTGGGACTAACACCTGTTTACGAGAAATTTTAACTCGTGATGGATAAAGCGTTTCATCTTCATATACAATTGAAGTATCGTTATGGGTTATATCATGAACGTTGTATGTGTGAATTGCATTGGGAAGATAATGAACAACTTGTCCAGATACGTTATCGACTACAACTATTGAATGACCAGTAACATCGTCAATTTTACCAATAATGAGATTTCGACGATCGCCATCAGTCCATCTACCATAGTTCGTGATAGTAGTGACTTTAATTAGTAGAGATTTTGTAGTTCCTTTGAGGGTCACCTTCAGACGATCACCAATTTCCAAACGAATAGTTTCTTCTGTGGATTCGAATTTATGTTTACCAATCATTTTTATTCCTTAGTGAAAGTCAGAGATGGACAAAACTTTTCTTTGCGAGCGCGAATGAATTCAATCAAAATACTCTTTTTAGGAGGGATGTAATTTGGGTCTTTACGAGCTTCTAGTTCTTGAATATATTTTTCATAATTACGTTCTTTGATTTTATCTTCAATCAAATCTTTTAATTTGGCTAAACCGAACAGAGTGCCAAATACTACACCAACTAAACCCAAAATACCAACTGCCCCGATAGTAAATCCAGAAGCTCCAATGGCCCAAACTGAAGTAATGCCAATTTTAGCTAACCAGCTAGCAGCTAATTTCCAACCAACTAAAGTGAACGCGACAGATGATAATACCAATAACGATGTCATACCAAATAAAGCAAATACTACTTTCCAGAAGTACGGGCAAAGAGAGTGAGGACGAGAGTATTTGTCAAAAGCAAAGTCATGTACGCGGCAGTGCCAAGATTTTTCATTGATATTCATTATTCAGTTCCTTTCATTTCAGGTAAGATTTTGTTCAAAAAGTTACGCAAAAATTCTGCTTCAATTTTCAATAAACGCATTTCAGCAGGTTTTTCACCATCACAAATACTTTCAATCTCTAACAGATCATATTTTCTACCGTGATGGTTATGATCAAACAATTTCACACGGATGACAGATTTTTCGCCAAGCGTTGTGTCAACGTGCTGGTCTTCATCTTTAATATTCATTATGATGATCCTTCATAGTTGGAATTACAGAGTTTAAATATTTCACCAAAGCTTCCGCTTCGGATTTAGTGAGTGAAACTTCATCACCATTATCAACATCGTAAATGCTTACGTGCGACTGGTTGGAAATAACATCAAGTTCTGTGTACCACTTTTGATTAGAACCTGGAATGTCTTCTTCAATTTTTGCGCCGTATCCGACGCCTTCCCAAATTAATTTAGCCATTATTTTCTCGTCATTAAAATTGCGATGATTAAAATCAGTAATGAAATTATAATCTCATACCCATAAAGCGAAACAAAATTCATAATCACTCCGGCCTCTTTTGAATACTCATCATTACCTTTGCCCATTTTTCAGAATCACTTTTGCGTACAACGGTTACGCTATAAGGCATTGAATCTGCGTCTTTGATGAAACGTTCCAGATGACATTTCAAAATAGCTTCTGGATGGTGAACCATGTACATCAAGCTACCAGTCTGTGCGCGATATTGACAAATTTCTACTGATTGTCCACCGGTATAAATACGAGTTAAAACTAGATCACCAACTTCAAGTTTTGGAAAGCTCATCTCATACTCCTGTGCCAGCAATTACGTGGCTCACGTTTAAAAGTTTCATCATACATTTCTTGACATTTAACACAGTACAAACAACCTTTAATTGCTTGTCTACGAGATTCTGGAATTAGCTCTTCACAATCAAAACAGCGATAAAGAGATTCTCGAGTAGTGTTAAATTGAGACCGTGCATGAACAACAGCTGCCTGAACTACTGCTTCAACTTCTAGTTGTTCCGCTCCGTCTTTAGCAAATCCTACAGCCATTACAATTCCTCAAAGCTATTCAAAAGCGCTTTAAAGCGACGAAGTTCTTCAATCTTATAAGAACCACCACCGCATGATAAAGTTCCACCGAATTTAAAAGAAGCCCCTACAACTTCACCGTTATCAAAATCAACCATCAACATGTTTTCATCATGTCCGTTGTTAAATTCGATAGTGCGCTTAATAGATTGGAATCGGCTTCCATAATCTAAAACTTTTTCTTGGATTTCCATAAAACCTCACAGAGACTGAATGAAATCAAACATTTCTTTTTGAGCAGCCATCATTTCTCTATGTTGAGGTATAGCAGTACCCAAACCCTCATAACGTGCAACAAATGCTAAATCAGCCTGACGCAATTTTTCAATAAGATCGAGTAGCTTGATTTTGTTTTCTTCGTTCATAATTGGCTCCAGATAAAATCGATAACATTACGAGTGAAAAGCGGATTATTGTACTGAACGTAGAGATAAGCTACTACTATCAAACTTTTCATTTTTGTTCTCCTAGTTGATTACTAGTCTATAGTATCACAGTCTTTCGGGGATGTAAACGGCAGAAACAAAAATGCCCCAGCATAAGCCAGGGCAGAGTGTTACTTCAGGGAGAGAAGATACTTGAGTTGGTAGAAAGTACCAACGATATCGTCTAAGGTGCTTTGGATAGCACGAGGGACTTTGGAGTAGATCTTGTCAGATTCAGCCAAGATCAAGTCGATCATTTTGATAGTGTCAGTTGGTAAAGATTTCTGCTCTGGAATTTGAGGAGCATATTTCTTTCCGGAAAAGCCAAGCCATTGTTCACCGAATTTGTCAATCAAATCCGGAAGCTCGTCGAATATGAAGTTGTATGCTTTATGACGAGAGTAGCTTTCTGTTTCAAAGTGGGCTGAATGAAAGTAAGAGCGAGAAGCCATCAACAACCCAAGATAAGCATCCGCTTCAGATGCTTTGCCTTTAGCAAAGTCTTCAAATTTCATGTTTGCCTTCTACCAATCGGTTGGTGTAGTATTCTTGAGCAACCAAAGCTCCATCAGCTTCACAGTTATTAGTGCATGGTTGCCTTTCCCATTTTGATTTAACAAATGTGAAGAACTGCTCACTTTCCTGCTTATTGTATATCTTATATTGAGAGTAAACCTTCAATGCACCCTCAAAATATTCGTCAAACTTCGGATTGAAGTCGACCTCTGCGTAGGAAGCAGGGATCATCATGATCCCAATAAGCGCGGATAATGCCAGTGCTTTTAAGGCCATAAGGCTCCTATCGTTGACCAGTGTTACGTTTGTGCTGAAGTACAGCCTTAACATTGTCGAGGTATTTTTCCAGATTGCGCTTACGCATATAATCTGCCCGTGAGCCACTTTGACGAATTTCCTCGTTAAGACTTGCAACAGCATGTCCAATTTCGCGTTTGATTTCATCGAGTTGTTCTACAGTAAGATTACGAAGCTTTTTAACGTCTAAATGCTGCATATACACCTCATTAGTTAGTAAACGTATTTATAACGGAGTACAGATGTACTCCGAAATTTTAATCCCAATCCATTTGAGCGACGCCTTTCTCATACTTACGAGCGGCTTTCTCGTCCCAATTATAATCAGTGTCGTTTCTCAACGAGTTTTTGATTTCCATCTTGTGAAACACTCGAGGAATAGGTGAAGCATAGCGACTCCAACGTAGAGTCTTCCAGAATGAATCACGATGACGTTCTTTCATCAACTTCTCAAGACGAACTGGTTCTTTCTTATTTTCAGCGATATATCTTTCGACATATTTAGCTTGATTTGCTTTATCTTTGCTGGTTTTAACGTATTCGGTATAACGCTTGATATAAGCGAATTCGTTATTCTTCTGATTGTGCCATTTAGAAGAAGTTGTTACGTGCCAGCCTTTACGACGGATAGTTCTTGACATTTTGATTTACCTCGGTTGTAGTTACACAATCGATAGTAAAATCCAGATTTGAAAAATTTCATCCTAAGGTTACCTTACATTTACATTTTGGGCATTCGGCTTCTTTTACACGTAGCCGTTTGGTTTTGGTTTTCTTTGCAATGTCATGATCATAAACGTGGAGACATCGATAACATATTACTTTTCTCATAAGCACACCAAATAAATCAGAATAATGTAAAGGATAAAGCCTATAGCGAATATCCCAGCTACTCCAGCCAGAATTGTTAACAGTTCCGTCATATATCGAGCATCTCAAACCAATGTTTTCTGCATAAGGAAACGTACTTATCGTTTCCTCCGATTTCAACCACTTCACCATCACGAACTGCGTTGCCATTTTCATCGATACGAGCTACCATTGTGGCTTTTCGTCCGCAATGACAAACACCTTTAAGTTCTACTAATTTATCACTGATAGCCAAAAGCGTTTTAGAACCTTCGAACAATTCGCCACGGAAGTCTGTACGTAAACCGTAACACATAACTGGTACGTTGTACAAATCTACAATCCGAGCTAATTCTCCAACATGTCTTGCACTTAAGAATTGTGCTTCATCAACGAATACACAGTGAATGTCCCGCTGAGTCTGAGCCCATTTAAAGAACTCCAGGATGTCCATATCAGGAGTAACTATATTAGCATCTTGTCTTAAACCAATTCGTGAAACTACTTCCGAAGCAGAATCACGGTCATCAACTGCTGGTTTAAGAATCAGAGTGCCCATTCCACGTTCTTTATAGTTATGAGCAGCTGTCAAAAGGTTAGCCGATTTCCCAGCATTCATACTCGCATAGTTGAAGTAAAGTTGTGCCATTACATATCACCAAAAATATCCAAAATATAACCGATTTGATTATCACGAGCTTCTGTATCATTAATATATTCTTCGTCGGTCCCAAAATTATATGATTGCATAGCGTATTCGGACAATTCAACAAGCTTTTCTAATTCAACTTTCAATTCTGCTGTTGTCATTTTGGTTCCCCTGATTCAATCCACTCCGGAGTATATTGGAAAAATCCTTCACCTGCGTGATTCTTACATGTTTTGTTTGAGCAGTATAACCACCAGTCCCACATCTTATATGGTGAAGTTTCCATCAACCCATCATTACATAAAGAAAATATGACAGGCCATTTGCAATCTTTACAACGATGTTTTTCTTTGATATGAGTTTGCATTATGCCATAATTCCATCAAGATATTGTTCAAGTTTAGCTTCAGCTTCTTCGACTTCTTCATCGGCTTGCTTTTTAGCAGATCGACTTGAACTCCATGAGGAGTATTCCCATGACACTGCTGATTCAGCCTGAGCCCAACAACGAGCTAAATCAATAATAGCTTCTTTTTGTTCTTTAGTAATCATTATTTGCCATCCCAATCGACAACGATAATATCAACATCAGGAGTGAACCAGTCGATAATTGTTTTGATCTTTTCCCAATCACCGCCAGCAATACCAGCGCCGATGCGAGGAATATAAACTGTGGGCTTTATCAAATGATACTCAGCCCAATGATTTAATTCTATCATACAGTTCACTAATGCGCCATAATCAAGATTTGGGCCTGGATTAAATTGAGTGTACAAATTAAAACAAATCTGGCCTTTGAGCCGGTAGCTTGTGTAAAAGTGCCAAGCTTCTCGGTGTCACCTAAAAATGTTTCAGATTTATCAATTGCTAAAATAGGAGGATAAGCCTTAGCTAATTGTCCAGCTACTCCGGCGCCCATTGTATGAAAGCAGTTGCAGCCATGAGCAATATTATGACCTTCCAAGAAGATCTTGACAATATCGCCATCGATATATTGCTTAATCATTTTCCACCACATAAGTTGAGTAGTTATCGGTCTGATCGTATACTCTAATGAAGAATGTAGAGCATGATCGCATAATCTTTTTGCTGATGTTGTAATTGTTCAATGAAGAGACGAAATAAGGTCCTTCAATTTCACCAGAGGCTTTCATTTCACAGCCTCTGATGTTGTAGGTGCCATAAGGAATTGTTACTTGGTCACCTTTGTCTTTATAATTATAATTATAAAACGATATCCCTAAAAGCTCTTTACTTGGAATGAAGATCAACTCAACGTTTCGTTTAAATGAGCCGCTTGTTTCAATTTGTTTTCCTTGGACCGCAAGTATCTCTTCAGGATAGCCTGGGAGAGTATCCCAGGCGTTCAACACAAACGGAACCATCAACAAACATAAATATTTTTTCACTCCGTTAACCCTTTCATATATTGCTCTATCAAACGATTGCGATAATCTAGACAGATTTCAACGTTAGGTGCTTTATCGCACAGGTTATTCAACTGCTTCGTTTTTCGGTTCATGAGTACATTCCACTCTGCCTTAGACTTAGATGCTCTGACTCCGTCTTCATATGCTCCATCTAATTGCAATGACAAGATGTCAATACATTCTGTGTTTGTTGCACAAAATGATTTAGCAATTTTAAGAGATTCCTCCAGTGATCCACCTGATGCATAAGCACCAGATGAAATCAGTAGACCAAGTACCAGAGCTAGTTTGCGCATTATTCTACCTCAACATGTAAAAGTTTATTTGTCTTCAGGTAATATGCTTTATCTAGGACTTGACTAGCGTATTTGTTTCCAGATTTCCAGTTGTTCCCGGCATTGTAACTAGCAATTGCTTTTCGCATATCACCGTTATGTCTATTTAACCAATAAGAAAGTTCAATATACGCCCATGAAGCGGAATTGGATCGTTTATTCAACATTCTAATAATTTCAGCATCAGTCATTTTCCATCCTATTTCGGCGACTCGATTCCTCATCGTCGGCAAATAATTTTGGAACATTCCGTATGCCTGATGACCTGACTTTCCTTTGGTTTTTAACCCAGCGGAAGATTCTTGCCAAAGAAGAGCAGCCATGACATAGCCTAAGCCTTTATTGTCATATCGCTTTTCTTGTGTCTTATATTTGCCATCCTTTGCAAATTGCTCTCCAAACTGATACGCATAATTCAGATTTTCGAGTTGGACATTACTGAAGTTGTGCTCGGACCCATAGGCCATTGAACAGAAGGCCAAGAGACCTGCGCATAGAGCTTTTTTCATGTTTACCTCATAGATTGATTACAGTTTTACTAATTTTTCCTTCATGACGATTTGTGTTGATGAAAGCCATACGACAATTCAGTGTGTATGGAGTAGAAAACGTTTTACCTGGAACTGGTTTTGACACTGTAAATCCCAACCACAGTTTTTGGTCAGTAATTTCAAGACGGAGAGGGCGATACTCGATATTCGGATCCAGATCTTCTTCAACGTCCGGGCGCTCAGGGAGTTCCAGGAAAGCGTTTACTTCAACCACATGATTCGAAAGCTTGTGGAAAAGTTCAAAGACGTAATTTTCATCGATTTCACGTTGAATAGCACGGTCAAGCAAATGCTGGGAGTACTTCAAGTGAAAGCCAGGTACCCCAGCTGCTTTCGATGCATCTTTGATTTTAGTATTGATTTTATGAAACTCCGTTTCAAAGAGACGACGGAGTTTGTTTCTGCGGATGTATATTTCGGTTGTATTCATTTTGTTTCTCCTGTAAGTGTAAGATCATAGTAACACAACTTACAGGAGATGTAAACGGTTAGATTTCTTCAGCTTTAAGCTGAACTAACGCTTTTAGAGATTTTACGGTGTTACGATGAATTTCTACAATTTCATCAATTCCAGTTTGACCAAAGGAATCAAACTTAGCCATTAATAAAATTTCACTACACTCATCTTCTACACGGAGCAAAGCTTGGATTAAATCATTCATTAGTATTTCTCTTCTGGCTGGAACACGGAGCGGCAAGCCACATAGATGCTTCTTTCAAACGATCAATTGCATTGCGAATCTGAGTGATTTTAGAATGAGCTAGATCGAATTCTTCGTCAGGCATTGTATCTACATCTAAATCCATGTACACTTTTACATGCTCTTCTTCAAGAGCTTTGAAAATCAAACCAAGACGAAGTTCAGCATCTTTGATAGCATTCACTTTACCAATTTTATCGTCAGTATGTGGCTTATAGCCTTTGATATCTTCAATCGACATAAGGGATTCTCTCATCGGTTTCACGGTCATATTCAACTAAACGAATAGGTTCATTAACACCGTATCCTTCAGTTGACAAGTATGTTGTCTGGTCTTCCCAGCGTTTAGTCTCTTCATTCCACTTACAACTCTGGTGAGCTTCGAAAAGATCTTGCTCGCCTTGGTTGCTGAACCATCCACAAAATGTTTCAACTAAATGGTCAGCACATTCAATTACAATTTTAGCCATAAGCAATATCCATTGTGATATTATAAGAACCAGCCGGTGCTGGATTAAATTTGATTTCTCGCGCTTCGACCATTGTTCGATCATAACAAATCAAGCTACGAGTAATCAGGCCTTCAAGAGGCCCGGTTACGAATTCGATAGGAATATCTGGAACAGAATTCAATTCAACTTTAGTAGCTTTAGTACGAACTACCATTCCCCGAAAGGGACCATCCATAAACATAAATTTCATCATTGCATTCCCATCACAAAGAACAGAGGTAAAGGTTTATCGCCTTGGCATAAACAGTGATTAACCAGATAGAAGTATGATTCATAGAACTTCTTAACATCAGGCATCTTCATTGGTTCGTCAATTATAATCAATGCTCGTGTAAGCGAAAGACCTCGGTACTTATTAAAGTCTTCATCTAGAAAACTTCTGATGGTATCATGTACACAAAATCCACGGAGATTAGAATCTATTCGCTGAATGCCTTTTGCTTTACGCTCAATTCGTTCTTTTAATTCTTTTGACTGACTTGTGTTATTTGAAATGACAATAACATCATTACCGTCATGCAGCCAGTCGGCTGCGAATAAAGCAGCAGCTTCAGATTTACCGGTTTGTCGTCCACCGTCTAGGCGAAGAGTTCCAAATTCAGAAACTCGAGACATCGGGGTTAAGCACTTCCAATAATCATTATGAGGATCTAAACGTTCGAATGCACGGTCTTTGAAAGCATGCATCAAGGTTAGATACGGGTATGTTAAATATTGCATTTTAATTTCCTAATTAGTTGAGGGCCATTCCATGGCACGTGGTAGTCAATTTTCCTTCCTAGAATCGAATTGGGCTCCTTGCCTTCACCGAATGTAAACCCCTTACCGCACTCGGGCTCGACCTTATTACAGGTGGGAAAAGGTCCTTCACTAGAGGAACATTGTTCATAGGAGAGGGTCGGCGTGCCTTTATTATTTGTATATAGCCTTACCATAGTATTTGTACCACAAAGGCTTTTGAGCAATTTTTTCATCCAGACGAGCTTGGCTTAAAGCAATATCCTCGGCAGAAGGAATGAAGTCATTCATTAAGTGCAAAGGGATGTCAGCTACGTTGACATGAGTATTTGCAATTTTAAATCCGCGTTTTAGAAGTTCCTCGATGATTGAATTTTGGCGTAAGAACAAGAAGCCAATTTTGTCATAGAAGAATTTAACATGTCCAGCACCAAGACGGAAATCTTTAGGAATATCCTTGAAACCTTGGCCTTTAGCAATACGATCGCGAACTGCACCAAAGATACGAGGTAGTTCGCGATACTCAGCCATCAGATGCTGGTCAGCCAGTTCAGATACTAGAGTTAAGTTAATACGAGTCATTTAGTTCTCCTGTGTCAGTATAGGTATAGTAACACAACCACAGGAGATGTACAACATTACTTAAACGCGGCTTTAAGTTCTTTAAATGCTTTAGAACTCAGCGTGAACGATTCATCGCCAATACGGAAGAAAGCACTTCCGTCATCTACTGCGATGCCGATTTGAGTAGAACCTTCAGTTCCTTTCCACTTCCCGCCGCCACGCAGAACTTTAGATACAGCAGCATCTTGTAGTTTAGAAGTCTGGAACCTCTCAGATCCGATCTGGAAGAAAGTGCCATCTTTACCAGATACTAAAGCAAAGTTCTTTGAACCTTCTTTATCTTTGATTGTTGCTTCTACAATCGGAGTGTATTCTTCAATCTTAGATTGAGATTCAGTCAAAAATTCATTATAGGTTTTCATATGCGGACCATGTTCCTGTTTTAAATGTTGCAATGACTCGTTTTGCGCGATTTGTGGTTTGTTTGTACCATTTAGATTGAGCCAAATTAACAGCGGCTTTATCCCATCGCTTAGATTTAATTAAAGCCATTGAATTAGTAAATCCAGCAACTCCAGCTTCGCCCATCTGGAAAACCATGTTCATCAATGCAGATTGGCGTGGATCATCTCCATTGAGAGAATCATAAACTGATTTCAGTAAAGCATTACGTTGAATACCAGCTATTACATTATCGACGTCTTTAGCAAAGATTTTTTCAGCTTCAACCTTAGTGATTACACCATCACACTTACGACCAACCAATTTATCCAAAGCTGCTTTAGCAACAGCCAAAGAAGGGTCTTTAGTCAAAAGATGACCAATCCCAATCGTGTAGTACCCGCGTGTATCTTTATAGATTTTAGAATCGTATCCTTCATCGATACAAAGCATTTCAAAAATATTCATATTGTCTCCTATCATTTGATAGGAGTATTTATCGTTTAGCCAGACTTGGAAAAAGTTTCTGCATCACATTAAACAGAGATGGTCCCATTACATAACACCATTGTTCTGGCTTAATCAGAGCAAATGCATCGATTTCAGGAAATGTCGTTCCGTCTTCTGCGGTATGATATGCTATGCAAATACAATTCTTGAATTGCGAGTGATCCATAGGGACAGGATATCCGAACAGATGTATATCTTTATTGCTTGCGTAGTCATGTTGGCCTAGGTCAAAGAGTAAACCCTCATCGTAATCAGTAAATCCTGTTTCTTCTTTACATTCACGAATAGCCGCTTGTTTAGGCGTTTCACCTTCTTCTACACGCCCCTTTGGAATATCCCAACGAGATGGGCCTCCGCCTAATCCAGAATTAGTCACTCGTCCCATAAACAAACGAGAGTCTTTGGTGAAGAATAAAATTCCAGCTGACAGCTCTTTTTTCTTAGTCATTTCGTCCCCATGATTTGTTGAAAAGTTCTTGCATAAATTCTTCTAAACGTGCACGAAGTTCTTCTAAATAGTTCATCGCTTAATCCTGCATGAATTTATGAAATTGTTAAAACTTTCAGCTTCTTTTTGCTTAGCATCAGCTTTAAGTTTACGTCTGATTTTAATTCTAATATAAATCGCCTTAAGTATTTCATCATTAATACAAGCTACTATCATACCAGCGAAACCACTCAAAGGAACGCTAAAAATTAACTCAATGATTATTCCATTGAAATAAATGATCAATCCGTTTAATATAAGAACAGTTAAAATCAATACAGCCCAACAAATAGAATCACAGTATTTTTCATTCCAACGCTGGCGGAAATCTTCTTTTGTGCGTTCGCTAATATTCATAGCTGAGTATCCCATTACCATCCCTCCATTGGGAATTCCAGATAAACTTGAGCGTTTACTCGAATTTCGTTAGTAATCTTTTTAACACGGTCGGTGTTACGAGATACTCGACCAAACCAACGCCATCCGTTACCGACAGCCATGGACCCAGTGTGGAAAGACTGCCAGTTGAATTCACATAAAGTACGATCCGGGGCTTCAAGTTTTACCATTTCACCAGATTCAATTTTCTGAAGAACTTCTTTATGCCATTGACGATAAATTAGTTCGCCGTCAGGAATTTGACTAAATGTAACGTCTTCGCCATAAGCGAAATGAGTAGGGCATACATCAGCGTTAACCAATCCCAGAATGTGCTCAGAATGATAACGAGGATTATCGTAATCAGGTTGTCCAGCAGTAATAAAATGTTGTCCAACTGGAATATCTGGACGAGGCACGTCATCATGGTGATAACCCGGAATAGCAGGATACCAACCTGGCATCAACATATGTACACGAGAATCAAATACTACTTCTTCATAACGCCAATCTAAAGGAAGATTATCAATGAAACTCCTAGTGATAGGACCGCCATGCTTCCAAGCGAATGCTAAATCACAGTTAAAGAACATGGTTTCATTTTTGATTTGATCATTAGTGATATCTTCGGCAAAGGAACCGCGAAAACGGACTTGCGAATCAAAAGTTTTTGGGCTATTCATAATATTATCCTCGTGTAAAAGGTTTCAGGAGATCTTGGTTTTCTTTAAAGCGATTGATGTAGTCATTTACACCAAGCTTCTTGTACATCGCAATGATTGTGTGGTAGTTTTCCCAAGCATATTCGCGGAACCAACCACTCGTAATTGAAGTACAAACCTTTTCCAAAGCCATCATAAAAGAGTGTTCAGAAGAAACATTTTTGAAATCATTTGGAATTTGAGAACGTTCCAACGCTAATACGCAAGTTTCTTCGTACACACCAGCTAATTGGATTTCTTTCGGCAATTCAAAGAATTTCTTCTTGTCAGTCATTACCTGAGAACCATCTTTCATGTAGAAAGTATAAGCAGGACGATCCATCAACGCAATTGCTTCATGAATTGTGTCATGGTCGTAGGTGTAGATATCATCTTTAAAGAATTTATCTTTTGTTGTATCCAACACCGGATGAGCATAGCTCAGAGTTTCTTTTTCACGGAGCTTAACAATGTCCATCAAATATTCTGTTAGACACACATCTTTATTGCGCAAGAAGCGGATGTGTTGCATCGTTTTACGGAAGTGTGGATTGTTCTTCTTGTAACGATGAGACAGCTTAATAGCCAGGCACATTGCAGGATTAGCCCAACGAAACCCAGTCAAACGGTCGAATTTGCAGTTACCTTCGGCATATTCTAGAAGTAATTCATTTGAATCTTTTGGTTGACCGTTGAATGAGCGATGAATGATATAAGCTTCAAAATGAGTCTCACGGCCATTGTGCATACATTTAAACGCACTGACATTTGGATTTGATACTTCGACTTTAGCACCAAACATTTGGCCTTTAAATGCTTCCCATTCACCAGCGTCAGCAATGAAGTCCCAATCAGAGTTTTTGATATCACGAGATTCAATCAAACCGTGATGGTGTAAAGCACGAGAACCGATAACTAGCAACATTCTGTTTTCCTCATTCGGCATTGCATAATAAAAAGTTCGATATCTATTGGAGAGTTTTCTTTAACGTCTTTCCAATCTCGATTATCGTGGTCCCACACTCCGCAAGCATTGACTTTTACATCAATCTTCATTTGGTCTAAAATCCAAGCTGCGGATCTTAAAGACGGCTTATAATTTGGGTCATTGTACACTCTTTGCAAGTAAACTACCGAGCAACAATCATAAGTGCCATAATCATTTTCCCAACTTAGATATCCGTCTTTAACAAATATATTCATTTTTCCTCCTAGTTGATTACGAGTCTATCATAACACATCTACCAATGAATGTAAACGGCAGAGTACAAAACAACAAAAGCCCCGAAGGGCTTTCATTAGCAACTACTACTTTGCCAGATGCTACCATCTGCATTGACACCGAAGCCGTCATCACCTTCACCAAAGCAAGATGAAGACAACCAGTCATTGAATTCCATTGTACCATCGGAAGTATCAAATTTCAGACCGTAATCATTGTCTTTTGCAAGTTCAGCAACTTCGTTGAACAGTTTAGACAGTGCAGCAGCTTTTTCCATCAATTCATTAGAGCGAGACATAATTTTTCCTTAGCATTCCATAGAAGAAGAGACCCAACCACCACTTTCGAGGCTGGTGTAATAATCAAATTGATTAACAATTGCAAATTGTGGATAATCATTGGATATATGATGCTCCAAGTCTTCTTTAAGAAAACCAGGAGAATAATAACTTCCACTCATACCGTAAGCTGGATTAATATTGAACATCATATCATTTTCATCAGCAATTTTCTTAGCATAATCAATAGCATCTTGAATATGCTTTTCAAGAGTTCCTTGAAGTACTTTCTTATCTGTGATATTCATTAGCACATCTCACTTGAAGAAACCCAAACGCCGACAGTAGATTTTCCGTCTTCGATATTAGCTTCATCTTCGAAATCCCAAGGAATTTCATCAGCACTAGTACCCTTAGGGAAATATGTACGTCCTGAGCCATATTCACCATAAGAGAATGATTCACAGAATTCATCTGCTACAGCTTCAGCGCGGCCTAAGATTTCATTTTCAGCAGAACGCATTTCATCCAGAATGTCATGGATTTTCTTCATAGCATCATTTTTCATTTTTACAGTTCTCAATAAAAGTTAACAGTTGTTTGTGTTCGTTTGCTTTATTTTTCGCTGTGATATCAGCGATTCTTTCTTTTTCTTCTTTGCGCCACTTCCTTGCAGCCTTCATATTACGAAGATGACGTTTACCATTAAAAGAAATGTATGAACCAATAGATGTTCCGATGAATGCTTTGATGGCCCAATTCATTGAGTCTGGGGTCGGACGAATGAAATCGTGAGCTACTCCCCAACATAAAATTCCAATCATTCCAGCGAAAAGACCAGCGAGCGAGCACGCAGCAATAATTAACTGCCAAGGTTCATCTGAATCTTCGTACAAATAGGATGGTCCAGGGCGGTAGTATTTCATTTCCGCATCTCCATAACGAAGCCCATAGCCTCACGGGTCTTTTTATTCTGAGCCACTTTAGCAGCTTGTAGTTCCGCTTCGAGAGCATCTCGTTTCTTTTCTTTCTTGTAATCTAAGTTATGAACGAATACTTGGACATTATAATTCAATCGTTTTAAGTAAAAATAAGTCAAATAAGTAATGTGCGGAACAAATACAGTCACAACCGCGGTTCCGATAGCAGTGCAAATAATTTGAAGATTGGACATAGATATATCCGACTCTTTCAAAATAAGCATCATAGTTGGAACAGAAATAAAGATCAACATCAATCCAATCATAAAAGAATGAAACCACCAGCCTAAAGAATAACTTGGAGATTTAGGCCATACAGCATAACGAGCAGGACCATATCCAAAACAATAATTTGCTAGTTTCATTCTTTCACCTTTAATTCATCGCGGCACAAGTTAATAAAATCATCGAGATTTGTATCAACAAGGCCAGTTTTATCATAATTAGAAATAAATTTAGCTATTGCGTTGACTTTAGCGGTTCTGTCTGCCATCGAGCATTCAAGGTCATATTTCTTTTCAAAACCGTTGCGTTTAGTGGCGCGGTCCCGGTCAATAAGAACCGAAATACGAAATGGTTTACTGAACGTAGAAGTTTTACACTCTAAGTTAAACGCGTAATGACCAGCCGCTTCAAATAAATTCATTCCCGGGATGGTGATTTCACGGTCCAAGTTGTTGATTGATATGTCGCTATAATAGAAACCATAAACTCCAGTATAACGAACAGAATAACATTCAGACTGAAGAGTACTAAGAAAGTTTCGCAAATCAGACCATTTACGAACTAAAAGATGACCACACTTAATTCGTTTAAATTGATCTGAATGAATCTCATAATCGAGGCTCATTGGAAATGTATGAGGCGCCAACTTATCAATCAAATGTCCTGGAACTCCGCCCTTAAGAAGCTGTCTACGAATTTGTTCATGTATTACTGGAACAACGTCTTTTTCTTCTAATTTTTTGGGATCAGCTTTATTTTTTGCACCGATTTCATAAAACATGATATTCTCCTCTATTATCCGATTGGGGCCCGAAGGCCCCATTTACATTACTTCAGTGATTCCAGGTATTCCGCTACATCAGCAGAGGTTGTCTCAACGCCAGCAGGTGTAGTATTGAAGGTATCGATACGAGAGATAATCGTTTGAACATCTACTTTAGCCAGTTCAGCGGATTCGATGATGTCGGCGCCAGTGTCCAGACCCATAGAGTTAGCTTTCTGAGTTTCACGGATGTACTCAAGTTTCACAGCCAGATCTTGACGCTGATCATCTAGAGCAACTACGGTTTTGGTGATTTCCAGTTTCATTTCTTCCAACTCTTGTGCTTTACTACGAAGAGCTGCGGCGGTTCGACGATACAGAAGACCAAGTTTAGCCAGGGTGGTTACGTCCTGAGCTGGGTTATTAGCCATGATGTGACGAATTTCTTTTTCTTTAGATTCAGCTTTAGCATCATTTTCAGCTGCCAGATCGCGTTTAGCTTTGATTTCACGTTCAGCTGTTACGAAGCGAGTACGCAGTTTGTGAATCTCATCAATAATCGAATTCGCGGCACGAGTGTACTGATCTTCGATTGTAGTGTTACGAGCAACGAAGGTACCCAGTTTAGCGCGGATGAATTCAACCAGTTTTTTCAGAATAGACATAGTATTTCCTTTCAGTGTAAGAGAGATTATTTTATACTCTTGTGTTAAAGCATTACATCTTTTCGCCGATTACCAACTGAGCATTAGGCCAATTAGTAACAGAATACTCAATTACGTCTTTGAGATCTTTGGCTTCAACGATATCCGTTACGTGGTACTCATGATCACCAGTATTCAGAATAGCACGATAATGAGTAACTTCACCAAAATTGTTAGTGATTTCGTGAAGAGTAGAAGTGTTGAATTTAGCCATGATTTGTTCTCCGATTTAAGTTTTCTGTTTAACCGTTTGTTTGGTATGAGGTAATAGTATCATCATCTCATACCAATGTAAACGGCTGAAGAAAAATTATCCGCCAAAACTTCCAGAACGTGCCGATCCACCAAATCCACCGCGAGATGAAGTAGTAGAACGGGCTTGTACTGTTGAAGAGGGTTTTGAACTCATTGCTGAACGAGTGACCTGGAAAGGTTTACCTGGCTTAATGTTTGAGTAGCTTTTACCCGAGATATCTTTGTATCCACCATTCGGATTGTTGTACATTGGCTGAGCTGCCCGGAAATTTGAGTTCGCCTGCATATTGCCCATCATCTGTCCAACCATAAAGCCCATCATTGCTGGCATAAACGATCCAGTTCCAGAGTCATAGTTGCAATTACCAAACTCCGCTGAACAATCGTTGTAGCCCTGGAACTTTGGGGCAGATTTCTCATGCTCAGCCTTTGCTGCTTCAAATGATGCTTTACACTGTTCAGCGGATTGATACTCCGTAGCTTCAATAGTAGAGCATTCATCTACCGTCTGATACATCTTAACTGTTTGATCAGCAACTTCACAACCAGATAAAGCAAATGTCGAAGCTACCACTGATGCTAACACAAATCCCTTTCGAAACCGAGACTTGTTAATCACTTTTGTACGTTTCATAATGATCTCTGTTGTTGATTGAGTTTATACTATATCATAGACTTTATCGAATGTAAACGGCTAAATGAATTCACCAGAATGGTTGAGAGAGTTTTTCTTGGGAAGGATGATAAATCATATTCAGAACAAACAAAAATGCCCTGGACATCACGAGGATACCCAGGGCAGAAATCATTTCATTAATTCACGTACACGATGTAGTTGTCCACAGAATTCTCGTTCTGTTAAGACCGTTTCGGATTCTTTATTCTTTCCCATAGAGTGGGTTAAAGTAGCATTACGAGTTGCTAATAATGCTCTTCGAAATCCTTCATTTAAAGCTAATGCATCATATGCTTTTGTCAAAAGATTTTGATAAGCTTCTGATGAACGATGAATTGGTACGCCTTTCCAATAAAGAGTTTGAGTAGGCCACCAACGTTTTTTCTTACCCTTGAATTTCGCAGATTTTCCAACTAATGTGCATACGTGTTCTTGCATTTCAATTGATGAAAATTTGAGGGATTGCAGGAACCCCTCCATTGAAGCACATTGTACACCATCAATTTCAAACCCATGAGGAGCGAAATTGCTTAACGAAGAAGCTGGGTATCCACATCCAGATGAAATATCCACATTAGGCCTCATACGAGTATTCGTCTATTTGAACGGCGCCAATCTTACGTATAAAGTAAGCTTGAAGCCCGGGGTTAATGCTATTAAAATAAATGCGAAGTTCTATAAAACGGTCTTCGTCATCTTTAATAGCCAACAAATCAAGAATAATTTGTTTATGGGTGATGGCTAGGTTAAAGATTTCACCGCTAACATAGCCGGAATTTATTTTGACTGTGTATAGCATTTATGCAATCCATATTTCGTGTCATAACGATCGTATGTCGTACCGTTGGTTGACGCTTTAATTGAATGGAAACGAGTGCGAATCCAGTGACGGACAGCTTTCTTAAAGTCTTGTTTAATGTTCATAGCAATTTCTCAAATTTAACATCAGGAATACGGAGTTCTTTTTCAAAGAAGATAACTTTAGCGCTTTCAAATACTCGAACGAAATCATCATAACCGGAGTCTGAGTATCCAAGCATTTCTTGAATGCGAGGAAGACCGATGCGTTTTTCTGCCCATTCGGCAATCATTTCTTCAAATTCTTCTTCCCAATCTTGGAAAAGCAAGTCAACTTTATCAGGATTAAACCCAAGATAATCGTTGGCGAATTCTAGATTGATCTTACCATCGCGAAGAAGCTCAGCATAGGAATATCCAAGTTCTTCAGCAACTTCAGAGAATTCTTTATTACCAAGCCCTGATTCTTTCCAACCATGACAGCTTTTAAATAAAGGCAGAACATGAGCGAATTGCTCAATATCGGCTTTTGTTAGACCATAGAAATACTGACGGTTATAATCATCACCATCGTTTTCCCAACTTTCAATTTGAATTGCGTAACCAGCAGGAATTACTTGACCAAAATTAAGCATTATAATTTCTCCACATTTTCATCATTTTAAGAGCAGCTTTTTCGCTACGAATTACAGTGATAATTCCGAATGTATCTTTAGCTGGATGGAATCTAGAGCAAAGACAAATATCTTTATACACATAACTAAGAAGTTGCTCTACGTTAAAGAACTCAGAGTTGAAACCTTCCATAGTAAAACGATATTTCAAAAACTTCCAAGTGCGAGACTTTTCATCGTATGTGAATACGTAATCTGAATTTAGCATGAAATCTCGGTGCGGGCGAAATTTATAATAGTCACCTTGATAGTCTTCGTCGATCTTGATAATTGAAGCGCCACGGCCATAAAAAATTGTCATATTTCTTGTCCTGCATCATATTCTGCAATAACTAAATCATCAAATGAACCTTCTACTAATGGTTCGGTTTTGCCTTCAACATCGCTACAATAAGGATCGTCTGTTACATGAGCATGTTCAAATTTTATTTTAAATTCTTTAAAGCAGAATGGTCTACCGTAACGCTCTTGGAATGATTTGCGTGACATACGCTTTGGAGGGGACTTATCTAAGTCATAGGTGTTTTTGTAGTAAAGCATAATATTTTCCTCATTTATTTGGTGCACCGAGAGGGATTTGAACCCTCAATCCTTACGGCGGGAGATTTTAAGTCTCCTGTGTATACCAGTTCCACCATCGATGCTTGGTGACCCTAGGTGAGATTCGAACCACCGACCAATCCCTTATGAGGGGATCGCTCTACCGCTGAGCTATAGGGCCAAATAATAGTTTAATTATATACTAATTTCTTAAAGCAATTGGTGCCGGTTGTAGGACTTGAACCTACGTCCTTCTCTTTACAAATGAGCTGCTCCGCCTCTCTGAGCTAAACCGGCTTGGCGCTCCTACTAGGACTCGAACCCAGACTACCAACCTTAGAACGATCGTGTGCTAATCCATTACACTATAAGAGCTTAAATTGGTCAGTACGGTAGGATTCGAACCTACGACCCGAAGCATCCAAAGCTCCTACGCTACCAGACTGCGCTACGTACTGATTAATTTGGAGCATCCAAAGGGGATCGAACCCTTATCTACTGGGTGGAAGCCAGTCATAATAGCCATTATACTATGGATGCAAAATTTGTGATGGGACTTGAACACACAATGCTCGTATTAGCTCCTGTTTCGGCATCATATATAACCATGTTACGACATGGAAACTCTACCTAGCAAGACGTGTCTATCGATTCCACCACTGAAAAATGGTTCTAAATTTAGAAGCCGAAGCCTAAACCGCCACCATAAACAACTTCTTCAGAAGTAGCTGCTATTGAAACTTTGAATGATGTGGGAGCATCATTAGGAGTAAAATTAAGACCAGCTGCTAGAGCTTTTTCGCCGTCATAACCACCAAATGCTACACCAAGGGAAACTTCATGCCCCGGAACAGTGGGAATGTTAGTCATAGCAGCTACACCCGCAATACCAGCAGCGGCTTTCTGCTCAGCTTTTTGGATTCGATCATCTGTACGAGTATAAACATCATGAGTAGTCAATTTATATTCATCTGAGTTACGAATTTTTTCCGCTTTCTCAGCAGCTTCAATAGCCTCAGGAGAAATTTCAAACATTGCATGGGCAGTCATAGAAGACAGAGCAATTGCAATCACAGCGATAGTACGTTTAATCATTTTCATATCTCTTGTTGTTGATGATGATGTTGTTTACGTCATAACATAATATTTTGTAGCAAATTTGACTGGATGATGAACTCAAACCAGAGATACCGAAGTCAAAGGACGGTGAATTAACCACCTGTCTTAGTCCAATTATTTTGGAGGCGGGTGATGGACTCGAACCATCGCGTATCGGGATATGAACCCGACATTCTACCAACTGAAGTTAACCCGCATTTGTCCGGGTCCAGAGAGTACTAACAAGTAGCTTGACGTAGAACACGGTTACTAAAGTTTGTTGCCTATTCAGGTCAATCAACTCGCTTTAGTCTGTGGGAACAACTTGCTTTGGTCCTCGGCATTTTCTGATAGGACCTCCCAATACTCATCTCTCTGGACTGCCTCGTATTTTAAGTAGGATGGACGCCACTCTACATTTATGGGTCAAGTCTCCATCATATAACGTCACGGTCTCCGGCGATTTTCCGTGGTCTACTTTAAAGGGGTGCGCCCTTCTTGCTGTGATATGTAGGTTTCAGTGAGGGACCACATAACAGGGAACAGAGCTTGGACGACTTTCCATGACGTCTCATGGATTTCTGTAAAGCAGTAGAAGTAGGATTTGAACCTACATAGTTGAACGGACACTCAGGCCGCCGTCGAATTCCTTCACTAAGTTTAAGCAACTATTCTACTAATTCCAAAGCAATATTCTCTCACTGGATAATAGTGTAAGCATATATCTCTAACGTTTGTCACGACTGGTCCAGAATGGTTCGCGTTCCCAATCCGGAGGCTGCAAGCAGCATCGTCTAGAAAGAATATTAATTTGGCTAGGGTATCAGGACTCGAACCTGAGCATAATGGAATCAAAGTCCATTGCCTTACCAACTTGGCTATACCCTATCATTGCGGTGGGCCGTACGGGCTGTAAACAACTACCGTAAAGATATTTCCACCGCTTACATTTGGCGGTCAGTGCAGGTATCGAACCTGCCTTGTCGTTACCGACGCGGATTAACAGTCCGCCGCTTACCCTCTCAGCCAACTGACCTTATTTGGTGGGTTGCCGAAGATTCGAACTTCGGACATCCGGATTAAAAGTCCGGTGCTCTAACCAACTGAGCTAGCAACCCTGAATTGGTGGGGAGTGATGGAGTCGAACCACCCGAGCCGCAATGGCAACAGATTTACAGTCTGCCCCGCTACCTCTACGGAAATAACTCCCCAAATTCTTAAATTATAACAGATCCTTTAGATTTCACCAACCATACATCATATGGTGTATTAATACAGCGAGTTAAAGTTCGCCATTCAGGATTATTTCTACGCGTATCGAATGGAAGTACACGATAACCTTGTTCAGTGAAACCAAGTAGAATACCAACCTGCGAACCAGGAGATTTTCCAGTCGTAGTGAATGCTACAATATCTCCTGGAAAAATTTCATTTCCCATTGAATCAGTCTTGATAAACTTTGGAGTTACCAACACCATAGGTATATTTATACCGCTTGAAGCGGAGTAATAATCATGGGATTTAATGCTTCCGACTTTCGAAAGCAGTTCATTCAAAGCTTGAGTTATTGTCATTTTATTTTTCTCACTCATGAATTCACTCCATCATCGCTGATGCAACTTGTTCAAAACTTTCCAGTACAACTACTGACATAATCGGACGAGATTCACCTTGATCAATAGTTACCTTAACTGAGTTATCAAGCATTTCTTGACAACCACAAATTTTGTCAGTACGGACTACAAAACGCAGAACAGGAGGAACTTTGCCATTACAATGTTCAAATGTAGCGTTATGATCAATATTCAATACAATGCGTTTCATGTAAATCCTTATGTTTAGTTGATAGATTAATAATATCACTTGTATCTTTAAGCAAATTACTTCTTAAAGGTCATATGCCCAATAAACAATGCAACACCAGCAATCAGTACAACGCTTTTAATCATTGCCAGTGCTAAACCAACCGCTACACCGCCTGCAGCGTAATCCCAAACGGTCAACTCTTCCTTATCAAAGTCATAGTGATCTTTCATGTACTGCTTGAATTTATTGAGATTTTTCATTTGCAATTTTGTCCATGATGAATGAGATCGCGCCAGTACTAATGGCGGTCAACATTATAGTGATGAGTTCAGGAGCTTTAAGGAAAGGCCAACCAACGATAGCAGTTCCAAGAAGTCCTAGAGTTATTACGGTAGTGATGTTTCCAATGATTTCGCAACGTTTCATTTTATTCTCCTTGTTGTTGATAGGGCTATAGTATCATAGCCCTCAAGGAAAGTAAACGGCAGAGTTATTTAATACCTTTAGAAGAAATAGTATTTTGACGTTTAGTTCCAGTTTCTTTAAAATCATGATTATCGATTTGGTCGACTCGGGATACACCAAATGAAGATTTAATTTTAGATTTAGAGCCTTTACCTATAGACACATATAATTCAGAAGAGTTTTTCTTATAGTCAAAAGCTATGACTTCATTGTCATTTTTAGTCAATGAATTAATGATAGCTGTAGCATACTCATCGTCGAGAGGACCAGATGTATTAATGACGAATGTTTTTGGTGCTTTAGCTTCAGTGATAAATTCTTGATATGTTTTCATTTTACAAAATTCCTGTTTGATTTTATCCAATTATCGATGTCACATTCTGGTCCGAAAAACTTAGCAATTCCATCTACTAACTCACCTGATAGCCAGTTGATCTTAGCAACAGATTGCTTAAATTCTTCTTCAGTGCATGTGACTGCAACATGACGAAAGGTTGCAGATTCCATCGCTTCGTTTAAGAAATCTTTGAAAGTTTTCATGGTAATTTTTTAACTTCAGCGTTAAATTCGCGCGTTAAACTAATCATACCACCATAAATTTCTCTAAAGACTTTGTCGTTAAAGTCGTCCAATTTTTTAGCTAAAGCATTGAAAGGCTTCTTTTGATCTTTTTCAAGAGTTTTTGTAAATTTAGATAAATCAGATTTGGCCTTACGAATAAATTCGCCAAGTCCATTTGCCATATCAGAAGCTTCATCAAAAGAAGATTCAATATGATAATATTCTGTACCGCCGGCTTTTGTCGGCTTAGGTACAGAAACTTCGTTAATTTGCATGAATTCGCTATATGTTTTCATTTCAACTCTTCAGCCCAGTTGGTTTTAAGTGGTTCTTTATATTCCCTGTCTAAAACAACAGGAACTTGGACCTCACCCTCAAAATGAGCAGGTCCTACATTGTAGCTCAGTGTAATATGTGGAGTGTAATCATCAAAATCATGAGTAGCTCCTAACGCTCGAGCATATTGATGACGGAACTTTAAGTACTCTGAATCTAAAATAAGAACAAGAGTTCTACCGTCTTGAGTATCCCATATTTCCAGGTGTCCTTTAGTAGCAACTTCAAAACTTCCAGTTGAAACTACATAAGGAACATTTACCCTGGAGTAACAAATAGTTGAATGGATTTTATGCCGAGGAACTGGATTAGGAACCTTCAAATCTCTCTGAAGGTTCTCAATTTCATCTAGTGTTTGTTCACTGAATTTTGCTGCAACGTAGAGTCCAGAACTAAAGTCCTGGAATTTCATTAGACTTCAGCTTCTACCTGCTTGGGCAGCAAAGCTTCAATAGCTGCATACAGTTCTTCAACTTTAACAGAACCATCTTCGCTTACAATACCAACCATTTCAGTCACTTTAGATAGAACACCTGACAGCTGCTGAATATGAGATTCGAGCTGCGCTTTACCTTCGGTCAATTCAAAAGCACGTGCTTTCAGATAAACGATTTCGGTTTCGAGTTGTTTAATTTTGTCTGTCATTTGATAGCCTTTTCAATTTTAGCATAAAGTTCTTCAAGAGAACCGTCGTTAATAATTACTGTATCACCTTCACGAATAGGCAATCCAGCTTCTGTGATATGTGTGTCAACTTTTGAACTTTCGTTATTCGGACGAACTACGTGAATTACTGTAGCACCCATCGCCCGAGCAGCATCAAGTTCATGGTCTTGACGAGTGTCTGGAACTATGAAGTACTCAAACGTTTTATCGAATGAATCCATATAGACAACAGAGAACCATTTAACCCAGTACATGCGATCGAAGTGATTGACCATAATATCTGTCCCAAGGGTCTGCATGAGACGTCGAACTGACCATTCATCTTCAATACTATTTATGACCCGCTTAATTGTTCCGAATGCTCCAGCACTCATTTCGCCTTCTGAATTGAAACGTACACCTTTAATTTTCAATTCATTATTTAAGTACCACATCGAATGTTCCATGATTGTGTATACTTGCTGAGTAGTTAAATTAAGTTTTGTTTCACGGTCATAACCTTCGCCTTCCCACTCTTTACGAGTAAGAATAGGATGAACTCGGTTACAATCATAAGTCATTACCGCAGATTGATAACCAAATGTCAAAGCATCTTTAATCGGACCAGCAAGTTGATGCTTAAATGCGTGGTGGTTATCCATGATGTAGTCGGCAGTTGTATCTTTGCCACTACGCTTTTTACCAATCAAAAAGAATAGTTTCATTATTTCCTCATAGAAGGATGCATTCCAATACGACTGTTTGCAGCTTCAGTCATGTTTTGTCTTGTAGTAATTATTTTACCATCTTTTTCTATTTGCAAATACTTGTAAGGAAGAATAGCTTGACATGTGATAGCCGGGTCAGTATCTTCTGTAGTGTTGAACTCCACTTCACCGAGATCAGAAATCCAACATCCATAATAATGGATAGACAACACGATGCGAGTCTTAGAGTTATCTAAGATGTGAACTGAAACGTGTTCAGGACTTGAACCATCTCTCCAAGCAAAGTTATCACCAGTTTGATAGTTATTGATGCCTATCATCCATCTATACATTTGAAGCCAAGACTCAAGTTCTTCATCAACCAAAAAGCGTATCATCAATGGGTCAAATTCAAACGTTGAACCTGGAAGATTTGCTCTACCTAAACCCATCGTGCCTGATGGTACATCAGTGATTGGAATCCTTATGCCTGGTATATTAGCTGATTGCGCATTAAGCGTAAAACCTTTGGTCAGACCGACATCAGGAATGTCTACCAAGAAGTTGGTGATATTGGTCTGGTTGAAAATCTGTTGTGTATTCATATGCTTATCTCTAGGGAGTGTTATAATGAATTTGTCCTTCCGGTCAATCAATAACATCTAATCAACCGGAAGATGGAAATAGAATTAAGATTTCCAGACAGTATTTGAAGAGAAACGTTTGCCTTTCGACATGAACTGTTGAAGAGGAAGTAAAACTACGTTTGCCCAGTCACTGGGCTTGATCTCTATCAAACTCCCCTTTATATGACCAGGCAAATACGCTTGATCATCTTGTCAGCACCAGCAAATCCTTTCACTTGACTCCAGTTAATTTTCAATTTTGTTTTATTAGTAATTGTAGGCGTATTTGCATACTGCTTTAGCAGTTCTTCTAAAAACTGCTGACGTGCTTTGGGTGGAATGTAATGCAAGTTCAAACCATACATCAAAGTAGTTGATCCCTGCTTACCAAGTCCAAGATAAACAATCAGTGGAAATCTATCCCAATATGGAAGTGTATCTTTATGCTTAGCATCATACATATAAGCATATAATCTACCTGGAGTAGGTTTAGATACTGAATGACCACGGATGTTCTTTTTAATAGTGTCAGCGAACCATTTAGCTGACTTGTTGTTCACCGCTGCGCCTTCGTTTTTAATTTTATCTCTGATCGATGATCTAAAGCTATTGATCATTATCAGTTGGCGTTCTTGTTTAGAAAGCTTATGAGTTGGTTTACCCTCAAGCTTCGCGATCTTTTCCGCGAACTTGATTTTAGATGCATACCGGGACATTGCCTTGGTGAACGTTGCATAAGGAATTTCTTTTTCTTCTGCGAACGATTTAGCAGTAGCACCTTTAGCTTTTGCTTTCTTGAACTCTAATCCAAGTTCAACCCATTTCTTTTCATTTCGTGAAACCGGCTTTGGAGCTGGTGCGACGCCTTCATTGATGTATTCAAAAATAGCCATTAGCCTTTCCACCCTAAACGCTTAAGTCCATCTTCCGTAATCAAACGAAAGTTGATATTATTTTTTTCAGCAACCGCCAAAGCTGCTTTCCATTTATCTGAATTCACAGAAAAGGTATAAAGAGAATCGATGTACCTTTTCTTGGCGGCAGTAGTTAATTTAGCTGGCTTTGGAGGTGGCATAGTTTCTTTCTTTGGTTTAACTTCAAAGAAAAATTCTTGACCGGTATCGAATTTCACCCAAAAGTCCATGAAGTATCTGCGTTTCTTGCCGTCGGCATTACTAAAATAAGGAATTACAACTTCTTCACTATTCCATTTAACTACTTGCGGATTAGTGTCAAGCCACTTCATGAACCAACTTTCCCATGAAGACCTGTATGTAATTTTTCTTATATCACCGCGGTATTTTTGGTGATTCACTGGCGTAAAGCGCCCGGAGTAAGCCATATTGTTCTCCTCTAATAAATATTAGTATTATTTATAAATGGGAGGCACCATGATATTTTCCTTTTTTGATCCCATAGATTACAAAGCTAAAACAGTGGACAAAAACGCTAAGACTATCCAAATGACTGATATCTTCAGAAATTACAAAGCTTACTTCAAACGAGTAGCTTCTGGTTATCGTCTTCGTACTTATTACATTCAAGGTAGTCCTCGTCCAGAAGAATTAGCTTATCAGATCTATGGAAACACTCAACTTTATTGGGTACTACTTTTCTGTAATGAAAATTACGACCCTTATTACGGTTGGATAACTTCACAAGAAGCCGCATATCAAGCTGCTGATCAAAGATATGAAAAGGTTGGCGGAAACCAAGTACTTTATCATGTTGATGATCGAGGAGAGAAGTATTTTAATCTTATTGAAGATCCTAAAAATCCAGGGACTTGGTACGATAAGGGTGACTTAGAAATGAAATACCCACAATACAACGGAGCATTGGCCGCTGTGGATACTTATGAAGCATCAGTGCTAGATAATGAGCAAAAGCGCGTAATCAAGATAATTTCTCCTGCTGACATAGATTCATTCTTAAGCGATTTAATTCGTGAGATGGAGATAGCATAATGGATATGATTAGTAATGCAGTAGAATGGTTCGTTGGTGTAGTAGAAGATCGAATGGACCCTCTTAAGCAAGGTAGAGTTCGAGTTCGAGTAATTGGATTACATCCATTTCAAAAGACTCAAGGATCTATTTCTGGTATCCCAACTGAAGATCTTCCATGGATGAGTGTTCTTCAACCAATTACTTCTGCCTCAATGTCTGGTATAGGCGGTTCAGTTACTGGCCCGGTTGAAGGCACTCATGTATATGGTCATTGGTTAGACAAATATCGAACAAACGGTTTAGTGATGGGTACCTACGGAGCTAATTCTAGAGTTCGTCCTAACACCACAGAAGGATTCTCTGATCCAACCGGCCAATATCCTCGATATCTTGGAAATGACACTAACGTATTGAACCAAGGTGGAGAAGTAGGATATGATTCAACCAGTAACATAATTCAAGATGCTAACCTTGATACCGGTATAAATCCCGATGATATGGATTTAGCTGATATTCCAGAAGATAACAATCCCGACTATACTATTGAAGCTATGCTTCGTCGTGACGAAGGTCTTCGTTTAAAGGTTTATTGGGATTCCGAAGGATATCCAACAATCGGTATCGGTCACCTTATTGTTATGCAGCAAATACGAGATATGAATCAAATCAACAAGATTCTATCTAAACAAATTGGTCGAGAAGTAAAGGGTAATCCTGGCTCTATTTCAATGGATGAGGCATCAGCTTTATTCACTGATGACTTAGCAACAGTTCAACGCGATATTAAGCAAAACCCGAAGGTTGGGCCAGTTTATGCCAAGATGAATAAGTCAAGGAAAATGGCTCTTGAAAATATGTCATTCCAAATGGGTGTCTGGGGTGTAGCTAAGTTCAACAATATGCTTCAAGCTATGTTCGTTGGTGATTGGAAAAAAGCATATAACTCTGCTCGAGATTCATTATGGTTTCAACAAACTAAAGGTCGTGCATCTCGTGTTTCGATGATTATCTTGACTGGTAACATGGAGTCATATGGTATTCCGGTAAGCACTGGCGGCAAAAAAGATTTATCGGCCGCGGCGGTAGTTCGTACAAGCACAGACCCAAGTGAGCCACCAATCCCGAATGACTCTCGCATTCTTTTTAAAGAGCCAGTATCTTCATATGAGGGTCAATATCCTTATGTGCATACGATGGAAACTGAGTCAGGACATATTCAAGAATTTGATGATACTCCTGGATATGAGCGTTATCGTTTAATTCATCCAACTGGAACTTATGAAGAAGTTGCACCTGATGGTAGACGTACTCGTAAAACAGTAAATGATCTTTACGATATCACAAACGGTGACGGTAATATTTTAGTATCGGGCGATAAGAAAGTTAACGTCGGTGCTAATGAAACTTATTACAACATGGCTGATCGCTTCATCAGATTGATGGTTCAAACACAATCTTTATTCGTGGAAATGAAACCAAGACGATAGAAGGTAATGGAACTCTTTTAGTCAAAGGCGGTGTAAAAATTGTGGTTAAAGGAAATGCAGATATTTTAGTCGAGGGTGATGCCAAAACTGAAGTTCAAGGCAATCACGATTACACTGTAAATGGAAACGTCAAATGGTCTGTCCTTGGTAATGTGGACATGACTGTTGCTGGTAATTGGTCAGAAACAATGAGCACAATGAGTTCTAAAGCTTCTGGACAATACACTATTGATGGTTCACGTATAGATCTAGGCTAATGGCACAGATACTTCCAGCTAATAATGACCTTGGCGATATCCAAGAGGGAGGTCAAGTTGACGTGGTTTTTACTGCTCAACTTGACCCGTTAACCGAGACTTTGAAGTCTATAAATATAATTGATTACCAGCCCACTCCAGGAATAAATGTTTCTGGACCAAGATACAGCGGAACTTACGAGAGTGTATTTTCGGTTGGTAGTGATTCACTTCTTTATAGAGAAGGAGATGAAAGAAAATCGGCATCTAGCTGGGATGAATTACCCGCTGCAGAAGATGTTGATCTTTATCTCTGGAGAGCCCCCTCTAAACTTGAGAGGACCTTTACATACACAGTTGAATGTATATATGACTTCCAGGAAGAAAATACTTCTGGTGGTTCTGGTGAATCAGGAGGTGGTACTATAACACCTCCGGTAGAAAAGAAGATCACTAAAACATATACACAGCTTGTTTACGGTAACTGGTCAAAATGGAGCCAGATGCTAAGAGACTATGTTTATGCAAGACAATAAAATTTATTACATGTACTGTATAAAAAATATTATTAATTCTAAAATTTATGTTGGGGTCCATAGTACATCTGATATTAATGATGATTATTTTGGATCTGGTATTGCTTTACGTAAAGCAATAAATAAATACGGCTCTAATAATTTTGAAAAAACTATTATAAAATTTTTTGGCTCTTCTGATGAAATGTTTAAAGCTGAATCTGAAATAGTAAACGAAAATTTTATTAAATCTTCTCTAACGTATAATATGAAATTAGGGGGATATGGTGGGTGGGTTTTAAGGTCTGGATATAATCATTCTGCATCAACAATTGAAAAAATGCGAAAATCTGGCAAAGGAGAAAACAACGGATTTTACGGAAAGAAACACTCCGAAGAAGCGCTACTTAAAATTTCTGAGTCGTCAAAAACCCGTGTTAGAACTGAATCTCAAAAACAAAAAATGAGAGAAAGGCATTCTGGTGAAAATAATCCAATGTATGGAATAACTCCTCATAACGCATTGAAAACTGTATATAATGGAGTGGAATATCCAAGTATAGCATCAGCAGCGAAAGCTGCTGGAATGAATGTTTCTACATTTAAAAGAAGGTATCTATAATGGCTGGACTATCATACGATAAATGCGTTACTTCCGGTCACGATGCTTATCCACCGACCGAAGTTAATTCTACACAAAGTAAGGTTTTTACTGGTGGAATTCCTGTATTGGTAGATGGAGATCAAATAACTCCTCACACTAAAACAATAAAGCCTTATGATACACACGGCGGAGTAGTTCAACCCCGCACTTCCAAAGTATTTGTTACTGGAAAGAAAGCTGTTCAAATGGCTGACCCAATTTCATGCGGAGACACAGTCTCGCAATCATCATATAAGGTGTTTATAAAATAATGGCAGAACCAATTAACTATCAATTAACGCGTACAGCCAATGCCATTCCAGATATTTTCATTGGAGGAACATTCAATGAAATTAAGAGAGATTTACTTGATTGGTTGCGCGGACAAAACGAATTCTTAGATTATGATTTTGAGGGTTCTCGTTTAAACGTATTGCTCGATCTTTTAGCATACAACACTCTTTATATTCAACAGTTTGGTAACAGTTCAGTTTATGAATCATTTATGCGGACTGCAAACCTTCGTTCTTCTGTTGTACAAGGCGCTCAAGATAATGGTTACTTACCAGCATCCCGTTCAGCAGCTCAAACTGAAATTATGCTAGAATGTACTCATGCACTGAATCCATACATGCTTCGCATTCCTCGTGGTACTAGATTCTTGGCATACGCTCGAGATACTTCGGCTGATCCGTATTCTTTTGTTACAACAGAAGAAGTTACAGCTGTAAAGGATGCTAATAATCAATATTTTCCACGAGTTAAATTAGTACAAGGCCGAATTGTTCGTACTGAATTGCGTTACGATAAAATGAAGCCGATTCTTATTCGCGACCCAAATATAGATAGAAACGAAGTTAAATTAACTGTCAACGGAACGGAATGGACAAACTGGACTCGTCGTTCAATGGTTCATGCTGGTTCTACTTCAACGATTTACTATATGCGTGAAACTGTTGATGGTCATACTGAAATATTCTTCGGTGAAGGTGAGCAATCGACTTCCGTTGCAGGTGGAGTACTTGAATCAAACTACATTGGTGGTTTAAAACCTATCCAAGATTCTACTATTGTAATAGAATACATCAGAACTGACGGTGAAGCTGCTAACGGTGCCACTGAATTTTCTTACGCAGATACTTTAACCTACATTACTGTTCAACGTATTTTTGAAAACCCGGATAATTCAAAAGACTATGTCGGGGCAGATGGCGGCGGTGATCCAGAAGATATTGAACGAATCCGTGAACTTGGAACTATCAAGCGTGAAACTCAAGCTCGATGCGTGACAGCTAGTGATTATGACACATTTGTTTCAGAAAGATTTGGCTCAATCGTTCAAGCTGTTCAGACGTTCACTGATAACTATAAACCTGGTTATGCATTTATTGCAATTAAGCCTAAATCTGGATTGTACTTAACATCTGTACAGCGTGAAGATATTCAAAATTACTTGAAGCCGTATAACTTAGCACCAATAACTCCGTCAGTTATTTCACCTAACTATCTGTTCCTTCGTCACAATATCAAAGTATCTTATGCTTTGAATAAATTACAGGAATCTGACCAATGGTTGCGTGGTAAAATTTTGGATCAAATCGATCGTTACTACATTGAAGAAGTAGAAATTTTTAACGCATCATTTGCTAAATCTAAAATGATGACTTATATTGATGATGCCGATCATAGTATTATTGGTTCATCAACTACTATTCAAATGGTTCGTGAAATTCAGAACTTTTTCCAGACTCCAGAATCTGGAATTAAATATTATAATCAGATGACTAATCGTTCACTGAAATCTAACGCTTTTGCATTTCATGGAAAAAATGGAGATTATAATGTTCGGATTCTTGGTACAGATCGAAACGAAGATGGCAAAGGTAAAGTAGTAATTGGTCCATTTAAACCGGGTGATGTTCAAGAAAATACCGATATTCAACCATATCCAGGAACAGATTTCGATCGTGAAACTATTGGTGATCAAACACTTTATTTTGTTATAGGTGAAATTAATTATCCAGGAGATACCACGTATTGGAATATTTCAGCTATAGATCTTTCATCAGATCAGTTTGAAGTTCAAACAATAGAACTTTATGCAGATCCAGTAGAAGATAACATTTATACTAGAGACGGTTCATTAATCGTGTTTGAAAATGATCTACGTCCACAGTATACAACAATAACATTGGAGCCTATTGCGCAATGACAGTAAAAGCACCATCAGTAACGAGTCTCAGAATTGTTAAATTATCAGCCAACCATGTTTATATCAAATGGGATGATGTTGGTGCTAACTTTTACTATTTTGTTGAACTCGCAGAAACAAGAGATATTATGGGGAATAATATTCCCCCATCAAATTACCAGTGGCGTAAATTAGGATACGTTGCTACCAACGAATACTTTGAAGACACATTTGTATCTCCTGACCGTTATTATGCAATGCGTGTTCAAACCGCAGCGCAAGGATTTGATCCTTCGAATTGGGTTCAAACTGAAGAGTTTCAAATGTTTAGCGAAAACGCTTATACATTTGAAACTATGCTTGAAATGACGTTAGCTAAAAAGTTTATTGAAGAAAAATTCAATAAAAATAATCAAAGCTACGTTAATTTTAACCGTGATACCATTTATGCGGCTTTGATGAATGAATCATTTCAATTTAGTCCAAACTATGAGATTGTTTCTTCAGTTTCTAATTTTGTATTAAAAGAAGAAGAATACCACGAAATTCAAGGATCTGTTGCAGCGGTATGTAAAGACGTAAATCGAGTCATGCTTATGGAATCTGAGGGTGTTCTTTACCTATTTGAGCGCTTTCAGCCTGTAGTGAAGGTGTCAAACGATAAAGGACAGACTTGGAAAGCAGTCAAACTTCTTTCTGACCGGGCTGGAAATCCAGTTTCACGGGCACCATATTATCAAAATGATTATACCACATATTTGCTTGGTTATGATAAATTATTTTATGGCAGAAAAAGTAATGATATTCGCTGGTCTTCTGATGAAATTCGTTTTTCTTCACAAGATATTACATTTGCCAAAATTGGAGATCAATTAAAGCTTGGATTTGATGTAGAAATTTTTGGGACTTACGCAACATTACCAGGAGATGTATCTCGTAAAGCAGAAGCTATTACTGCTAATGACGATTACGTTTATGTAGCTGCTAGAGATAAAGTTAGATTTGCTAAAACTAAAAATGCTCCAATAGATCAAAATCCTTTATCTCCTACATTTGGAGAAAAACTGTTTGAAGACCAGGTTCTTACTATAACCGGCAATAGTAAAGCAGTCGTTTATAAAATGGACTCAGTTGATGGAAAGGTATTTGTTCTTATTACTGGAGAAGTTAAAGAAGAGTTAATGGATCCTACTATTCCTGAAAACGTTGTAGATTCTTTAGATAAAGGAGTTTATATTCTTCAGGACGATGGAACATTTAAACGAGTATTTGGTAATACTGAAGAAGAAAGACGCCGCATTGAGCATGGATACACTAGCATGTCCACTAACGGAAAAGAGATCTTTATTTCTTCTAGTAATTTCAAATTCCAAAAAGACCAAATTGTAAATGATCCTGAAACTGTAAATAAGTATAAGTTGCTTGGAGCTGTAAAATATGAATTTCCCCGTGAGTGTTATCAGATAAACATTACCATATGATGTCTTTTAGATCTAATAAAGATTCTGGTTTTGAAAGTTTTACACCTGGACCAATGCAATATTACGCTGAACCATTTTTCGGTTGGTCTCGTAAATCTGGAACTCGCTGCTGGATCGATAACTCTAATCGAGTGGTTGTAGTTTATTCAGGTTTCACTCATGCTAAGATAATTGATACGCATGGTTCTGGTTCTCCCGATAGAATATTGCATGAAATATGGGATAAAGGAACTTGTACGGTAGTATCTCCTAATATAGAATTTAACTATTTTACTAAATATGCGTCAGGAGTATTGTTTTATAAGTCTTCCGGTGAAATTATTTCATATTATGAGTTCAACTATAGAGTTCGTGATGAAGTAAAAATTATTTGGAAGCCTTCTGAAGTATTTCTTAAAGCATATTTACAGAATCAGGAACGAAACGAGGAATGGAAACCAGAAGAAAGATTAGGAGAACAAGATCCAGATCTGCGCTCTTTAATTAATAAAATGATGCCTGATTCATATTTACTCGATGACAGTAATTTTGAAAAGTTTTGCGAAGCATATATTCGGTATTTGTCTGACGGTTATGGAACTCAGTACAATAATTTATTGAATCTTATTCGTAATCAGTATCCTCGTGAAAAAGACTCATGGGAATATCTGTGGTCGGAAATATACAAACGCAATATCTATTTGAATAAAGATAAACGCGATGCGGTATCAAGATTCTTTGAAGCTCGTCGTTCAGATTTTTATTCAACTAAAGGCGTTGAAGCCTCTTATCAATTTTTGTTTAAGCTTCTTTATAATGAAGATGTTCAAATTGAAATTGAGTCAAATTCTGGCACAGAATACGACATCATTATTGAATCTGATTCTATCAACGAGAATTTAGTTGGTCAAACAATTTATACTCAAACCGGAAGATGTAACGTGACTTATATTGAAAGATCTTACTCTAAAGGTAAGCTTCAATGGAAAGTTACAATACACAACCTTTTGGGCCGTCTTATTGTTGGGCAAGAAGTTAAATCAGAGCGTATGCTATCGTTTAACGGCATGATTGTTCGAGGAGTTCGCGGTAAAGAATTAGTTGAAAATAACATCGACTATATCAACCGAAATCGTTCTTATTACGTTATGAAGATAAAGTCTAATCTTCCAACTTCTCGTTATCGTAATGATGTACTTCGTTTTGTGCATCCAGTTGGATTTGGATTTATTGGTATCACGTTGTTGACTATGTTCATTAACGTGGGTCTGACAATGAAACATGTTCAGACTATAATCAATAAATACAAAAACTATAAATGGGATGCTGGTATTCCTACTTTTTATCCAGATCGTGCTGTTTCTTTGGATTCAAATGGGAACCCAGAAAGAGACCCTATCACCGGATTAGTCATTTACACTTCCGGACCGCTGGCTGGTATCGCATACCCTGTTCCGGCTGATTATGACTCGGACAATGATAATTCAATTTTTCAAGGTCAGACTCCAACCGAGCGTCGTAAATTAATGAGTCCGCTTTTTGATCAATCAGCAGTAGCATTCTCGCAATTCCGAGACCTGGTTGAAGAAAGACTTATTGATAAGGTTGGTATTCCACGTGACCCTGTAAATACAACACAGGTTAAAATAAATGAATGATTCAAGCGTAATTTATCGCGCAATTGTTACATCAAAATTTCGCACAGAGAAAATGCAGAACTTTCACGACTCAATAGGCGATGGTTCAGATAAAAGTTCTCTTTACATTACATTCGGTCGTTCTACTCCTTGGTCTGATAATGAAAATGAGGTGGGGTTCGCTCCACCTTATCCAATTGATGATACTCAGGGCGTAGTTGATATGTGGACTAATATGATGGGATCAGTGAAGGTTATTCCATCAATGCTTGATGCTATCGTACCACGTAAAGATTGGGGCGACATTCGTTATCCTAATCCAAAGAACTTCCAAATTGGCGAAATTGTAGTTGTCAACAGTGCACCATATAATGCTACTGAAGTTGGTGCTGGTTGGTTAGTTTACCGAGTGCTTGATATTCCATCTCAAGGTACTTGTTCTATTCAAGGAATGACTACTAAAGACGAGTGTATTAAACTTGGTGGTAAATGGACTTCATCTACTGATAGCTTTGCTCCTCCTCGCGGTCGTGGAGACGCTATTTCTGATCAGAAGAAAATAGATACAGGTGACGGATACATATGGGAATATCTGTATGAGATTCCGCCTGATGTGAGTATTAACCGATGCACTAATGAATATATCGTTGTTCCTTGGCCGGAAGAAGTAGCAGAAGATCCCCAACGTTGGGGATTTCAAAACAACCTGACGTGGCAGCAAAATGACTTCAATATCATTTACAGAGTAAAAGCATATACCATCAGGTTTAAAGCATATTTTGACTCAGTATATTTTCCTGATGCTGCATTACCTGGAAACTCTGGATTTCGTCAAATTGCAGTAATTGTCAATCCATTAGAAAAGAAATCTCTTCCTAGCGATCCTAATGTTAAAGCTGAAGGTCTTTATTATAGTCCACACGAGCTTGAAAGACATTCAGGTGAAATGATTTACATGGAAAACAGAGCTCCTATTATAATGGCAATGGATCAAACTGAAGAAATTAACATTATCTTCGAATTCTAATTAAGGGACCCTTCGGGTCCCTTTTTTGTGAATAAATATAAGCATAGACAGATATCACTTGAGGATTTGATATGTATATACAAGAACCTAAACAACTCATTGACGTCGGTGAAATCGGAAACGCCTCTACTGGTGATATCCTATTCGACGGCGGCGAAAAATTAAACTCTAATATTAATGCAATCTATAATGCATTTGGCGATCAAAGAAAAATGCCATTAGATGACGGGCAAGGCCCCACTGGTCAAGTTATTCACGCGACTGGCTACTATCAGAAACTAGCTAATTCTGAATTTGCTACAGCAGTTCAAAATGGAGCTATGTTTGATATTGATAACACAGATCTTCCAGCTGTAGTAACTTTAACCAAAGGAGTACGAGGAGAAGGTGTCAAATTTATTAACTCAAACGGCTCTGTGTCAGTTTCTAAACCATTGACAATAGTTCCATCAGATAGTTTTGTGGGACTCTCTGGACCGCTTGTAGTGACAGCTCCTTATGCAGAAGTAACAGTTTGGTGTATTTCAGACGAAGGCGGACGCTCAATTTGGAATTACCGAATCAGAAACATGTTTGGCGATTATCATGATCCTGTTCAAGGGACTTGGCAAATACCGGGTTCTGGTTCAGTTAATGCTAATCTATTTGATAAAAGTGAATATATTGCTGCTAAATTCTTGGTTACTGCTCGATCTTCTGATGGTAAGCGCATGAAATCATCTGAAATAAATATAATGGTAGACAATGTTAATAACGAAATAATTTCGACTGAATACGCAGTGATGAGAGTCGGAGCTTTAAACGAAGACGATGATATTGCAGTTTACTCATTTCAAATTGAAGGCACCGGTTTAGTTTCTGTTACTGCAACCGGTGCTCCTGGACTAAGAGTTGCAATTAAATCAATAGCAACTCAAAAAATTGGAGCAGCACAATGAAACAAGATTTAAAAATTGGCGCCGTTGTTGACGATGGTTCAGGAGATTATCTTCGTCAGGGCGGTCAAAAAATTAATAATAACTTTAATGAACTTTATTACCAGTTAGGTGATGGTGATAATCCTCACGCAGCAGGTGCTTGGAAAACATTTAAAACTTCAGAATTAGCTAATATTAAAGCTTTAATTGGTCACTCATACGCTCTTGATACTTCAGCTGGACGAATGACAGTAGAATTGCCAAAAGGTAGAGTACAAGACTACAATGTTGCTATTCGCTTCCGTGATGTTTTTAACACATGGCAGAAAAATCCAGTAACAATAGTTCCTGCTGCTGGTGATACTTTAAAAGGCGATCCGACACCAAAAGAATTCAATACTCCTTTGACAGATCTTGAAATGGTATATTGTCCTCCTGGTCGTTGGGAGTACGTCGAGAACAAACAAATTGACCGTATTAGTAATAGCGATATGGCTTCAGTTATTCGCCGTGAATATTTGGTTGAAGTTCAAGATCAAGTAGATTTCTTGGATATTTTCAGTGGCAATGAATACAATATAGCAAATACTGAAGTTTACCATCGTGGTAACATTCTCTATTATGGACCAGAATTTAGTGATAATTCTGATTATGGCTCGCCTGGTACTGGTAATGAAATATCCCCATTGAATGGTAAAGATATTCGTCTTCGCCAAAAATGTAATATTGGTGATACAGTAATTATTGTATCTTACGTTGATGGTCTTAGCCAATGGCGAAGTTCTTATAACAGACGCCAAATCATTTTAAAAGACTCTTCTCGTACTGCTGAAAAATCTATCCCTGGTACAGTGTTCGTTGGCGATTTAAAAAATACAAAAGAATTTACTGTTGAGATGTTTGGTATTTCTTCTCATGAAAGAATTAATCCGAATTCATTAGAAGTTAAATTTAACGGTATTACTCAAGTACAAGCTGGAACCACTGGGCAACCTGATGTATTTTGCCATGGAGCTGATGCTGACACTCCAGAAAGTTGCGCTTTATTAGGTGGAACTTGGGGAATTGGTTTAACTGATTATTTTGTCGTAATAGACGAAAATAACGTCATCACTGGAATTGAAACAGACCGAGTTATGGAACATGGTGATATCATAACTTTAACTTGGTTTAATAATAACATCGGAACGACAATTGATTTAGAAGATATTATTCAAGAGACTGACTCTAAGTATATTTCTCAAGGTTCTCCAATTAGTCTTACCGGACAAGTTGTTATCACTGATTTTGATAAGCCTCGTATTCCAAATACTGAAGCTGTTCCTCCCAGTGAAGTTATAGTTAATAGCCCATTCGCTATGTTTGATCTGATTTACCCTATCGGCACGATATATGAGAATGCTATTAACCCGAATAACCCAGCAACTTATATGGGGTTTGGACGCTGGGTATTATGGGGACAAGGTCAAGTTGTTGTTGGTTGGAATTCAGATTCATCTGATCCTCGTTTTGCTATGAATAACAATGATCTTGATATTACTGGAAATCCATCACATACAGCTGGCGGAACAACTGGTTCAACTTCAGTTCAACTGAACAACAATAATCTTCCTCCGACTCAAACTGATTCTAAAGTTTTAATTGCAGACGATAACGGCCCAATTATTGTAGGCGGGTGTCAATTCGATCCAGATGATACTGGTCCAGTTTATACCAAGTATCGTGAAGATTATGCTAAGACTAATGAAACACACCAAAGCCCTATTGCGGTAGATGTTGTTCAGCCTTCAATTACAGTTTATCGCTGGTTAAGGATTGCATAATGAATTTATTAAGTAATAAAGCGGGAGTCGTATCCCGCTTAGCTGATTATCTTCAGTTTAATACGACAGAAAATAGTGATGTAATGAACAAACAACCATACGGCAGCATTACTATTACTCAATTAGCAAAAGGAATTGAATATTCAAACATTCAATCCGCTATTCAAGACGTTCGCGGCTTCAGTATACGCCCAATAAATTCTATTGAAATTAATACTGATGGTATTTCACCTGAAGGTGTGTCTCAAACAGATCAATGGACCTTTACTGGAACTGTTGCTCGTCAAGATGGCGGAACTGAAGATTGTATTATTTCTGTATTTGGTTTCAATGTGTTAGTTTCAATTGGTGATACCGCCGAAGAAGTTAAAGCCAAAGCTAAATTAGTTTTAGAAGATGCTGTGACAAATAACTTTGTACTTAACAGAGTTGAAGATGGAACTAATGGCAATGAATTAGTTGTCACTTATATCGACAACCAAACTCACAAATTGAAGTCATTATCAATGTTCGGAATAACAATTTCTTCTACTACACTCACTCCTGGAAAAGAAGGTTATGGTGTATGGAGTCGAATTGGAACTAAAACTGAAACATTAGAAGGGGCTGCAGATCCTGTATTACTTCACTACTTTAAGAGAATTGCATAATGAATAACACTAACAAACACATATCAGATGAAGCGATTTATGTAAGATTTGATCCTATTGGAAGCAATTTTAATTCTGGCGTAAAAGATGTACAAACTGCATTGGCATTGTTGAGCCCCGATGCAGTATCTGGAACTCCTTCTGCCACAGAAACTGTTCAAGGTAAAATTAGAATAGGTACTCAAGAAGAAGTAAATAATGGAGTTCTTGGTGATGTAGCAGTAACTCCAAAAACTCTTGAACTTCGATTACAGAGGCCTCAAGCTACAACAGACTTATTTGGTGTAACTCGTTATGCAACTAACGATGAAGCATTAGTTGGAACTGCAACAGATCGAAGCATTGTAGCTTCATCTTTAAAATATGTGATTGACTGGGCTTTCACGAATAGAACAGCATCAGAATCTAATAACGGTGTTCTTAAATTATCTTCAACTCCAGCTGCTCAAGCCGGTGTAGATGATACTACTGCGATGACTCCTCTTAAAACCAAGCAAGCTATAGCGGCGGCGACAGCTCTTATCCCAGCATATGGTCCAGCTACAGAATCTGCGATGGGTGTTGTAAGATTAGCTACATTAGCTCAATTACGAGATCCTAATATAAGAGAAGGATTCAGTGCATCACCATTTACTTTAAATCAATGGCAAGCTACTGAATCAAATATCGGTGCAATTAAATTGGCTTCTCAAGCTAATATGGACAACGGTTCGGGCGATACAGCAGTAACTCCATCTAAATTTATTTCGCAGAGAGCTACAACAGGACGTGTAGGTACTACTTTATTAGCTAATAATATCGGTGATGGATCAAGAGCATTATCTGGAACAGCTGCTGTTCTTCCATCAGATAGAGCCGCGGTATCAACTGGCGGAGTTTATGAAGGAAATACTTCTCCTAACCAGAAATATATGACAAAGGGCGAATTAGATACGACAATTCCTGTCGGTGGAATGTTTATGGCAGCTTTTAATAGTGATCATGGCAATTTATTGATTGCAAACGGTAGATGGCTCCCTGTATCTGGTTATCAAACCTTATTTCAACGTATTGGTTTCACTTACGGCGGAAATGGATCTGACCATTTTGCTTTGCCTGATATGCGCGGAGTTACGGCTCGTGGCTTCGATGCGGGACGTGGAATTGATGCGGGACGTGGATTCGGAACCTATCAAGAAGACGCTCAACAACGAATTTGGGGTAACTGGACTATAGATGACCAGGCGGCTTGGTCAAATTATCCACCCGATGGAGCATATTATGCAGATGGTCAGGGAACAATTAACTACGACGCCACCTCTAGAACTAATAGATGGTATGCATTACGAATGCACTTCGATTCATCTCGAGTTGTTAGAACTGCAAATGAAAACAGAATGAAAAACGTCGCGATAAACTACGTCATTCGCGTAATATAAGAGAGGAATTATGGAATTAAAAGATTTGCCGTACGTAAATGGCCTTCCAGCGAAGGCCAGCAACGAATCAACTGGATTAAAGACGGAGAGCCTCTCAATGGGGCTTCCGCCAAATACGGATTTGATGGAGAATTAAATAGAGGCCCAAATCAAGTTCAGATGAACGTTGTTGTATTAGATGAAAATATTCGTTTGATTGCAGAAACCACAAATAAACAGACTGCTGAAATTGAAACAATTAATAGCATTCTGGCGGTGTCTGAAAACATCGATGCGATGACTCAAATTGGAAAAAATACGAAATCAATAGAAGAAATCGACATTACACTTGCTGAAAATAAAGTTTCCTTGACCGATCTTGATACTCGCGTAGATTCTATAGAAACTGATGTTGGTACTTACAACCCAAGTTTAGATAATTTTTATCGTCCAGTGCGTGCTGACTTGTACTGGATTAAAAAAGAAATGGGTCAATACCCAGGTCAAGACATAAATGGACAATCAGTTCAGGGAACTGAAGCAACAGGTATGAAGCGTCGTATTATTGATAACTCATCCGCTATTGCTCGTACTACTGAACGCGTTGGAATACTAGAAGATCAATTTAATGATTCAGATGTTGGATCATTAACTATTGAAGTTACTAATCTGCGTAAAGAATTAGGTCCTAAATCTTCTTCTACTGTCGATAGTGTTTATACTAGATTAAATCGTATGAATGCTAGTATAAATGGAGTATCATTGTCAATGGAAGACGTGATGGATTCAATAGGGATGAATGATGGCGTTTCTAATATTAATGCTCTTGTTCAATCAAATATTATTTCAATTAACTTAATCAATACTAAGTTAAATGGACAAAATGGTGTAATACCGCGTCTTGATTCTATTGAACAACAAATAGGCGTTCCTTCAGCTCCATTGACTATTAATGGAAAAATAAAAACGAACATTGATTCAATTGCAACTATTCAACAAATAGTTGGAGCTGACACTTCATCTGGTCTTCGCGGACAAGTTGCATGGATCAACCAAGTTGTAGGTATTGTTCCAGAGGGTACTCAACCTCCGCAGACTTCATTGATTTTTAAAATGACTGCAATTGAGCAACAGCAGAGTACTATGAATGATTCTATTCAAGATCTTCAGGTAGAAATCGGTAATAACAATGAAGGTCTGAAAGGACAAGTTCTTCGTTTGAGCAATCAAATGAACGGAACTGATCCAAACAGCCCTAATATTGAAATTGCTGGTGTATTAAATACTTTAAACAAACATCAAACCCGTATAAATCAACTTGAAATTGCAGCTGTTACTTACATTCCTGAGGCTCCACGAGATGGAAAAGCTTATGTTCGTAAAGATGGAACTTGGGTTGATTTAGAAACTCTTCTTCCTTAATAGAGGGCCTTCGGGCCCTTAGAGGTTTATTATGTCTATTCACGCACCACAAAACCCAAAAGAATTAAAAGACGCTATCTTAACTAGATTAGGCGCACCAATTTTAAATGTTGAATTAACAGAAGACATGATCTATAATTGTATTCAACGTGCATTAGAATTATTTGGTGAATATCACTATGACGGGCTAAATAAAGGTTATCATGCCTTTTATATAGGCGATGATGACGAATTATATAAGCATGGAGTATTCGACCTCCGTGGATCAAATATCTTTGCTGTAACTAAAATAGTTCGCACAAATATCGGCTCTATTACTTCAATGGACGGAAACGCAACATACCCTTGGTTCACAGATTTCCTGTTGGGAATGGCTGGAATTAATGGAGGAATGGGAAGTTCATGTAATAAATTTTATGGCCCCAATGCCTTTGGTGCTGATCTTGGCTATTTTACTCAGCTTATGACTTATATGAGCATGATGCAAGATATGTTAAGCCCGCTGCCCGACTTCTGGTACAACGGAGCCAATGAACAGCTTAAAGTAATGGGCAACTTCCAGAAACGGGATGTTATTATTGTTGAAGTATTCACTTTAGCTTATTCCGGTGTCGATAAAGCAGTTGGAAATACAGCAGGTTATGGATATGCTGGACCAGCTGATCAATGGTCAGTTGCAGAACAATGGGATAATATTGACCGTTCTTTACCTCAACGAGTTGCTGGCGAAGATTCAATGATTAAACAAGGCGCATATAATAACCGTTGGGTTAAAGATTATGCAACTACGTTATCAAAAGAATTACTCGGTCAAGTGTTAGCTAAACACCAAGGTCTTCAATTGCCGGGTGGTGTTACTCTTAACGGTGAACGTTTGCTTGAAGAAGCCGAACGCGAAAAAGAACGACTCCGTGAAGAATTATACTTACTTGATCCTCCATTTGGAATATTAATCGGATGAATAATAAGTTATTTGCGAAGCTCGAAGATCGTTCTGGTTATGAGAAAACTAACGTAGCAAATATACTTAACCCTTACGTTAATTTCAATGGGCATGAAAATACTCAGTCTCTAGCAGATACGCTAGTGGCTGAGGCCATTCAAATGAGAGGGGTAGAGTGTTATTTCATTCCTCGTGAATACGTTAAACCAGATCAATTATTCGGTGAAGATCTTCAGAACAAATTCACTAAAGCATGGTTATTCGCTGCGTACTTGAACTCGTTTGAGGGGTATGAAGGAGCAAATAGTTTCTTTAGTAAGTTTGGTATGCAAGTGTCAGATGAAGTCACTTTAACGATAAACCCTGGGCTATTTAAGCATCAATGTGATGGAAGTGAACCACGCGAAGGCGATTTGATTTATTTCAAAATGGATAACAGTCTGTTTGAAATTAATTGGGTTGAGCCTTATGATCCATTTTATCAAGTAGGCCGTAATGCTACTCGTAAAATCACTGCTGGTAAATTCATTTATTCTGGTGAACAACTTCAACCGGAACTACAACGAAATGCGGGTATTCAAATTCCTGAGTTTAGCGAACTCGATCTTGAGCCAGTTAAAAATCTCGATGGACTCGCTGATATCTCCAAGATTCAATATGAAGAAGTTGATGCAATTAACGCTGAAGCATCTGAATTTGTTGAAGACTTTGTTGTAATCAATGGCCGTGGTATTAATGACCCCGAAAAGACTAGTCCATTTGATGACAGTTTTATGTCATAAATAGTATAAAGCATATTGGCCTTCGGGGCCATAGGAGAAAAAATGTTTGGTCACTTTTATCATTCGTCTTTCCGCCGCTACGCATTGTTGATGGGTGATTTATTCTCTAACATTCAAGTAGCTAGAACAAGGGAAGACACCGGAACACGATTCATCAAAGTCCCTATTACATACGCATCAAAAGAACACTTCATGATGAAGCTCAATAAGTGGACTTCAGTTAACTCGCAGGACGATGTAGCGAAGGTTGAGACTATTCTCCCTCGTATGAATTTACACCTCGTCGATGTTATGTATAACGGCACATATAAAACGAACATAGCAAATAGAACAGCGATTCAAAATGGTCAATCTGCTATGATTTCACAGTTCAACCCAACTCCATATAAAATGATATATGAGTTAGGAATTTTTACACGTTATGAAGATGACATGTACCAAATTGTTGAACAGATTCTACCATATTTTCAGCCGCACTTCAACACTACAATGACTGAACAATACGGAGAAGATATTGAATTCAGTCGAGACATCAGGGTTGTATTTCAATCTATATCAGTAGATGAACAAATTGATGGAGATAATATAAGTCGTCGTAGACTTGAATGGTCGATTATGTTTGAAGTTCAAGGATGGATGTATCCTCCTCAGAATGATATTAAAGGCGAAATCCGTACTGTTTATCTCGACTTTCATGCAAATAGTAAAGTGCTTGAGCCAGAAGGCGTATTTGAATCAGTTGATTCTGAAGTAGAACCTCGTGATGTTGAAATACAAGATTGGGATGGAAAAACTGAACAAACTTATAGTCAAGATATTCCAATTCCAGTTGCGCCAGTTCCACCTGGTCCACGTTCGGCTCCAAGGATAAAACCATGACAGATCAATTAGACATAGCTAAACTTCTCGATATCGGGGACCTCCCTGGTATCGGAGGAGAAGAAATTCCAGTATATGAGAAGTTGGAATTGGTTGAAGTTAAAAGTAACCCTAACGATCGTAAACCTGACTTAGAAGATGATTATACGGTTGTTCGTAAGAATATGCACTTTCAACAACAGATGTTGATGGATGCGGCTAAAATATTTCTTGAGACCGCAAAGAACGCTGATTCTCCGCGTCATATGGAAGTATTCGCAACATTAATGGGGCAGATGACTACTACCAACAAGGAAATTCTTAAACTTCATAAAGAGATGAAAGAAATTACTGCTGAAAACGTTGGCACACAAGGCGGTAATCAAACTAATAATATTGAAAACGCTACCATTTATATGAGTTCCCCCACTGATTTAATGGACGAATTGGGAGATTCATACGAAGCCCAAGAGCGTGAGGAGAAACTTGTAAATGGAACAGACACAGCCGTATAACGTATTAGCAGATTCTCATCCACTAAATACAGCAAATAAAATAGCGATACGTCCACCTGGTGAATTAGAACGAAAGGTAGATCAAGGAATAAACTGGATCAAATCTCAGTGGGATGATAAGTGGTACCCAGAGAAATTCGATGATTATCTTCGTATTAACAAGATAGTTAAAATAAAATTACAAGGTGAACATCCAGAATTATTTCAAACGTTCAAAAATAAAAACGTAAAACGATCTCGTTACATGGGACTTCCTAACCTTAAACGAGCAAACGTTAAAGTTAACTATACAGCTGAAATGATTGCTGAATGGAAGAAATGTCGTGATGACATAGTCTATTTTGCAGAGAAGTATTGTGCTATCACACACATTGACTACGGGACCATCAAGGTCCAACTTCGTGATTATCAGCGCGATATGCTTAAAATCATGCACTCTAAGCGTATGACAGTGTGTAACCTGTCTCGTCAGCTTGGTAAAACAACTGTAGTAGCAATATTTCTAGCGCATTTTGCTTGTTTCAACAAAGATAAAGCAATTGGTATTCTTGCGCATAAAGGAAGTATGTCAGCTGAAGTACTAGATCGTACTAAGCAGGCTATTGAATTACTTCCAGACTTTTTACAACCTGGCATTGTAGAATGGAACAAAGGCTCTATTGAGCTTGATAATGGTTCTTCTATCGGTGCTTATGCGTCATCTCCGGATGCTGTTCGTGGTAACTCATTCGCAATGATTTATATTGACGAATGTGCATTTATTCCAAACTTTATAGATGCTTGGCTTGCTATTCAGCCAGTTATTTCATCTGGACGTCGTTCTAAAATTATTATTACTACTACGCCAAATGGATTGAACCACTTCTATGATATTTGGGATGCAGCAATAACAGGTAAATCAGGCTTTGCTCCTTATACAGCTATTTGGAACTCAGTAAAAGAACGTCTATATGATGATAATGATATGTTTGATGATGGGTGGCAATGGTCGTCTCAAACTATTAGTGCTTCATCTCTTGAGCAATTTAAGCAAGAACACTGTGCAGAATTCCATGGAACATCAGGAACGCTAATTTCTGGTATGAAACTGGCTAATATGGACTGGATTGAAGTTACTCCAGATTCAAATGGATTTACCAAATTTAAAGAACCGGAAGAAGGGCATAAATATATAGCAGCCTTGGACTGTTCTGAAGGTCGTGGTCAAGATTATCATGCAATGCATATAATTGACGTCACTAATTCAACATGGGAACAAGTTGGTGTATTCCATAACAACACCACATCCCATCTTATTCTCCCTGATATTATAATGCGATATCTGGTGGAGTATAACGAAGCACCGATTTACATGGAACTGAACTCTACTGGTGTTTCTGTTGCCAAATCTCTTTATATGGATCTTGAATATGAAGGCGTAATTTGCGACTCATTTGTTGATCTTGGCATGAAACAGACAAAAAGAAGTAAAGCAGTTGGTTGTTCAGCTTTAAAAGACTTAATAGAAAAAGACAAATTAATTATACACCATAAAGCAACTATTCAAGAATTTAGAACGTTTAGTGAAAAAGGTGTATCTTGGGCGGCAGAAGAAGGATATCATGATGACTTGGTTATGTCACTCGTTATTTTCTCTTGGCTTTCGACCCAATCCAAATTCGTGGAATATGCTGAAAAAGACGATATGCGTTTAGCAGCTGAAGTCTTTGGCCGCGAATTGGAAGATATGAACGATGATTACGCTCCAGTAGTAATTCTGGATGCAGTTAATGGTGCTGAATACAACACCGAGTCATTTGATCGTGGCATGTCATTTGTATAAATATATTAAAGCATACAAGTAGAGGATTTAAAAATGGCTTTATTGTCGCCGGGCGTTGAGCTCAAAGAAACTAGTGTACAAAGCACTATTGTTAATAATGCTACCGGACGTGCTGCAATCGCTGGTAAATTTCAATGGGGTCCTGCTTATCAGATGATTCAGGTCACCAACGAAGTTGAACTCGTTGATTTGTTTGGTACTCCGAATAGCGAAACTGCTGATTACTTTATGTCAGCAATGAACTTCTTGCAATATGGTAACGATCTTCGTATCGTTCGAGCTGTTAATAGAGATGTAGCTAAAAACTCTTCTCCTATCGCAGAAAACATCGAAACTACTATTTCAGCTGCTGGTAGTAACTATGCAGTTGGAGATACTATTCGTGTTAAATACAATCAGACTGTTGTAGAAACCGCAGGTAAAGTTACTGAAGTTGATACTCAAGGGCAAATTAAAGCAATTTATATTCCTACCGGTAAAATAGTTGCTTACGCGAAAAGTACTAACCAATATCCTGATCTTGGTCCAAACTGGACTGCTGAAGTAACTTCAGCATCATCTGGTGTAGCTGGTGCAATATCAGTAGGAAAAATTATCACAGATTCTGGTATTCTGTTGACTGAACCTGAAAATGCTGACGAAGCTATGACCAATGTTGAGTTCCAGGAAAAACTGAAGAAATATGGTCTGCCTGGAATCGTTGCCTTATATCCGGGTGAAATTGGGTCTCAGTTGGAAATTGAAATTGTTTCCAAATCTCAGTATGAAAAAGGCGCATCAGCTGAACTTCCGATTTATCCATCTGGCGGTACTCGAGCGTCAACAGCCCGCGCAGTATTTGGTTATGGTCCTCAGACCGATGATCAATACGCAATTATCGTTCGTCGTGATGGAGCAATTGTAGAATCTGTTGTTCTTTCTACTAAGCCTGGTGAAAAAGACGTATATAGCAATAACATCTATATGGATGATTATTTCGCTAAAGGTTCTAGTAACTACATTTTTGGTACTTCTGTTGGTTGGCCTAAGGGCTTCTCTGGGATTATCAAATTGAATGGCGGATTGTCTGCAAACTCTAGCGTTACTGCTGGTGATTTAATGCAAGCATGGGATCTGTTTGCTGATCGTGAATCTATCGCGGTTCAACTGTTTATCGCTGGAGCATGTGCAGGTGAAGGATTAGAATTCGCTTCTACTGTTCAGAAACACGTTTCTGCAATTGGTGACGAGCGCCAGGACTGTTTGGTTCTTATTTCTCCTCCGCGCGAAACTATTGTCAATATTCCATTGACTCGTGCAATTGATAACCTGGTTGATTGGCGTGTAGCTTCCGGCACTTATACCGACAACAATATGAACATCAATAGTACTTATTCGTTTATTGATGGCAACTACAAATATCAATACGACAAATATAATGATGTTAACCGTTGGGTTCCATTAGCGGCTGATATTGCTGGTCTGTGTGCTCGTACTGATAATATTGCTCAGCCTTGGATGTCTCCGGCTGGTTATAATCGTGGTCAGATTCTGAACGTAATTAAGCTGGCAATCGAAGCACGTCAGTCACAACGCGATCGTCTGTACCAAGAAGCTATTAACCCAGTGACTGGAACCGGTGGTGAAGGATTCGTTCTGTTCGGCGATAAAACTGCTACTAAAGTTCCTACCCCATTTGACCGTGTTAACGTTCGTCGTCTGTTTAACATGTTGAAGTCAAACATCGGTAATGCTTCTAAATACCGTCTGTTTGAAATGAACGATAACTTCACTCGTTCGAGCTTCCGTATGGAAACTAGCCAATATCTCCAAGGTATTAAGGCATTGGGTGGAATGTATGACTTCCGTGTCGTTTGTGATACTACGAACAACACCCCGGCGGTCATTGATCGTAACGAATTTGTTGCTTCGTTCTACATCAAACCGGCGCGCAGCATCAACTATATCACCCTGAACTTCGTTGCAACTGCAACAGGCGCCGACTTCGACGAGCTGATCGGACCTCAGTGATCATAGAGTTAACTCTAGGACCTTCTAACGAGGGTCCATAAATATATACAGATCACATAATTTAATTCGTCTCAATGGCTCTGGTGAATCTGGAGCCATATAAATAAACACATAGAGGTTAATATGTTTCTTGATGACATGACTCGTGCATTTGAGTCAGGCGACTTAGCTCGTCCTAACTTGTTTGAAGTAGAAATTCCGTACCTCGGCAGAAATTTCAGTTTTAAATGTAAAGCTGCTCCTATGCCAGCAGGTATCGTAGAAAAAGTTCCAGTCGGTTATATGAACCGTAAAATCAACCTCGCGGGCGACCGTACGTTTGATGACTGGACTGTCACCATTTATAACGATGACGCACACACCACTCGTCAGGAAATCGTTGATTGGCAAGGCATCTGCCATGGTCAAGGTAACGAAATTACCGGTGGTACTCCAGCAGAGTATAAAAAGACTGCGATTGTACGTCAATATCATCGTGATGGCAAAACTGTAACTAAAGAAGTAACAATCACTGGATTGTGGCCGACTAACGTTGGTGAAGTCCAGATGGATTGGGACAGTAATAATGAGGTAGAAACCTTCGAAGTTACTTTCGCAATGGACTGGTGGTTGTAATTAATTGGCGGAGAAATCCGCCAGTTTTAAGATATAAATAAGTATATGCTTATTACCCTTTCACGGAGACTCTAATGAATTACGACATTTTAAGTCTGTTCGCTCCTTGGGCAAAGGAAGACGAACGGAATTATAAAGAACAACTCAATAACGATTTAGAGTCGATCACCGCCCCTAAATTCGATGACGGTGCTAACGAAATTGAATCGTCAGTGAACGAAGCCTCTAGCGGCTTCTTCCAGAAAATGTTAGGCAGCCATGAACCTGGCATGAAGACAACCAGGGAATTAATCAACACTTATCGTAATTTGATGAACAACTACGAAGTTGATAACGCGGTTCAAGAAATCGTTATGGACTCGATTGTTTATGAAGATGATCATGATGTCGTAGCACTAGATTTAGATGCTACCGAATTCAGCCAAAATATTAAAGATCGAATGTTAGAAGAATTCGACGAAGTGCTGAATAACTTAAATTTCCAACGAAAAGGTGCTGACCATTTCCGTCGTTGGTACGTCGATTCTCGTATTTTCTTTCACAAAATAATTAATCCACATAAACCGAAAGAAGGTATTCAAGAGCTTCGTCGTTTAGATCCGCGCAATATCCAATATGTTCGTGAAGTTATCACGGAATTGGAAAAAGGCGTTAAGATTGTAAAAGGTTACAAAGAATATTTCATCTATGATACAGGACATGAGTCTTATCAATGTGACGGCAGAATGTACGATGCTGGGACTAAGATTAAGATTCCTAAAGCAGCAGTTGTATATGCTCACTCTGGATTAGTAGATTGTTCAGGCCAAAACATCATCGGTTATTTGCACCGAGCTGTTAAACCTGCAAACCAACTTAAATTAATGGAAGACGCTCTAGTATCTACCGTATTACCCGTGCTCCTGACCGTCGTGTATTTTATATTGACACAGGGAACATGCCTTCACGCAAGGCAGCTCAGCACATGCAGAATATTATGAACACGATGAAAAACCGTGTAGTATATGATGCCACGACTGGTAAGATTAAAAACCAGCAACACAATATGTCGATGACAGAAGATTATTGGTTGCAGCGTCGTGATGGTAAAGCAGTAACAGAAATTGATACTCTGCCTGGTATGCAAGGTATGAGTGATATGGATGACGTTCGTTGGTTCCGAAATGCTCTTTATATGGCACTTCGTGTTCCATTGTCTCGTATTCCAAACGATCAACAAGGCGGTGTTCAATTCGACGCTGGTACAACTATTACCCGTGACGAATTAACGTTTGCTAAATTTATCCGTGAATTGCAGCATAAATTTGAAGAAATTTTCTTAGATCCGCTTAGAACGAACCTCGTTCTTAAAGGCGTTATCACAGAAGATGAGTGGAATACTGAAATAAATAATATTAAGATTTCATTCCACCGCGATTCATATTTTACAGAACTTAAAGATGCTGAAATCATGGAACGCAGAATCAATATGCTTCAAATGGCCGAACCATTTATTGGTAAGTACATTTCTCATCAGACAGCCATGAAAGATATACTTCACATGAACGATGATGAAATTGACAAAGAGGCTAAGCAAATTGAATTAGAGTCTAAAGAGGCTCGTTACCAAGACCCAGAAAATCAAGAGGATTTCTAATGGAAACTGAATTCATTTCCGCATGCTTATCCAACGACCTCGTTCAAGCAACCAAAATGTTTGAAGCAGCTATGGCTCCGCGAATCGTTGATTTAGTAGAACAACGTAAAACCGAAATTGCACGTTCAGTCATGATCGAAGGCGAAGAGCCAAAAGAAGAAAAAGATGAAGATCATGAAGACGATGAAGATGACGACAAAGAGGATGATGAATAATGTTTCTGATCCCTGATAACCATGAACTAGTAATTGAAAGCGTAGAATTACTTTTACCAGAAGCTCAGGGTCGTTACGATGCATTATCCGGCGCATTAAGCAAAGACGATATAAATACAATTGTAGAAAACATGATGGAAACTGAGACCGACCTTGCGGTTGCACTTGGTTCCATTAATGAAGAAATGCAGCTCGACGAATTTATCGTTAAGCATGTTTCAAGCCGCGGTGAAATTACCCGCACCAAAGATCGTAAGACTCGGGCTCGTAACGCATTTCAAACTACCGGATTGTCTAAAGCTAAACGTCGTTCAATCGCTCGTAAAGCGACCAAATCAAAACGTGCTAATCCGTCAGGTCAAGCTCGTGGACTTCGTAAGCGTAAGAAAGCGATGAAACGTCGCGAAGCATTAGGATTAAGCTGATGAATGAACCCCAATTACTTATTGAGCATTGGGGTCAGCCGGGCGAATGTATCGACGGTGTTCCAATGCTTGAATCCCACGATGGCACAGATTCTGGATTAGCTCCAGGTCTTTACATCGAAGGAATTTTTATGCAAGCTGAAGTTGTTAACCGAAATAAACGTCTCTATCCGAAACGTATTCTTGAAAAAGCGGTTTCCAACTACATCAAAGAACAAGTTGTTACTAAGCAAGCATTAGGAGAATTAAACCATCCACCTCGTGCAAACGTTGACCCGATGCAAGCCGCCATTATCATTGAAGATATGTGGTGGAAAGGAAATGACGTATACGGACGAGCTCGTATTATCGAAGGCGATCATGGCCCAGGTGATAAACTAGCTGCTAATATCCGTGCTGGTTGGATTCCAGGAGTTTCATCTCGAGGACTTGGTTCTCTAACTGAAACTAATAAAGGCTATAAAATTGTGAACGAAGGGTTTAAACTTACTGTTGGCGTTGACGCAGTATGGGGACCTTCCGCTCCAGATGCATGGGTTACTCCTAAACAAATTAGTGAGTCTCATGAAGCGGCACCAGCGGTTGCCAAGAAAAGTGCTGATGAAGCATTTAAGGCTCTTACTGAGTCATTAAAAGCATTATAAATAATAATGTAACTTAACAACAGGAACATCAAGATGCTGAAACAAGAACTAATCGCTGAATCCACTAATCTGGAAATCGCGGTAGAACTCGACAGCGTTTTCGAATCAGTTGAACTTTCTCCGGAAGTAAAAGCTAACTTCAGCACTGTATTCGAAGCCGCAGTTAAAAAAGGTGCCGCCACCCTGGCAGAAAAACGTATTAATGCTATCGCTGAGAAAGCGGAAGAAAAAGTTAAAGAAAAATCCGAAGAAGCAGAAGAAAAAGCTGAAAAGAAAATCACTGAAGCTGCTGCTAAATTCTTCGACCACCTGGCAGTTAAATGGATGGCTGAAAACCAGCTTGCAGTAGATCGTGGCATTAAAGCTGATCTGTTTGAATCCATGCTCGGTGGAATGAAAGAGCTCTTTGTAGAACATAACGTTGTTATTCCAGAAGAAGCAGTAGATGTTGTTGCTGAAATGGAAGAAGAACTGGCTGAACAGAAAGAAGCTACTGCTAAACTGTTCGAAGAAGTAACAAAACAGAACGAATACATCAATTATGTTCAGCGTGAAGTTGCAGTAAATGAAGCTGTTCGCGAACTGACTGAATCTCAGAAAGAGAAAGTTAGTACTCTGATTGAAGGTATGTCTTATTCCGATGAATTCAGTGGTAAGCTGAATGCTATCGTAGAAATGGTTAAAGGATCTTCCGAAAAACCAGCAGCAGTAAATGAAAGTATAAATACTGTTGACAATGAGGCCAGCGGCCTTAATTTCGTAACTGAAGCGGTCGTTGAACCGTCTACACCAGCACAGAGCAGCTCCATGGCAGCTTACCTGGCCGGTGCAAAACGTCTCTCTTAATTTAACAAGGTTATACAACACATGAAAAAGAATGAACTCGTAGAAAAATGGCAGCCGCTGCTGGAAAACGAAGATCTGCCAGAAATCGTTGGCGCATCTAAGAAAGCTCTGATCGCCAAAATCCTGGAAAACCAGGAAGCAGATTTTAAAGTTTCCCCGGAATACCGCGATGAAAAAATCGCTCAGGCATTCGGTGATTTCCTGACTGAAGCTGAAATCGGTGGTGACCATGGTTACGATGCTCAGAACATCGCCGCTGGTCAAACTTCCGGTGCTGTAACACAGATTGGGCCGGCAGTTATGGGTATGGTACGTCGTGCAATCCCTAATCTGATCGCGTTTGATATCTGTGGCGTTCAGCCGATGAGTACTCCTACTGGTCAGGTATTCGCTCTGCGCGCAGTTTATGGTACCGATCCTCTGGCTGCTGGTGCTAAAGAAGCATTCCACCCGATGTACTCTCCGGATTCAATGTATTCTGGTCAAGGTGCTGCTGAGAAATTTGACAAACTGACCGCTGGTGTTGCTATCGCTGAAGGTGCTATCGTAGTTCACGACTTCGTTGCTACCGGTCGCGCTCACCTCCAGGCAGTAGTTGCTGTAACCCCGGATGCTGGTGCTACCGATGCTGGTAAACTGGATACCGAAGTAACCAAACTGATCGAAGCTGGTAAACTGGCTGAAATCGCTGAAGGTATGGCTACCTCTGTTGCAGAACTGCAAGAACAATTTAATGGTTCCCAGGATAACCCTTGGAATGAAATGGGATTCCGTATCGATAAACAAGTTATCGAAGCTAAATCTCGTCAGCTGAAAGCTGCTTATTCTATCGAACTGGCGCAAGACCTTCGTGCTGTTCACGGTATGGATGCTGATGCTGAACTGTCTGGTATTCTGGCTACTGAAATTATGCTGGAAATCAACCGTGAAGTTGTTGACTGGATCAACTATTCCGCACAGGTTGGTAAAACTGGTATGACTCTGACTACTGGCGCTAAAGCTGGTGTATTTGACTTCCAGGATCCGATTGATATTCGTGGCGCTCGTTGGGCTGGTGAAAGCTTTAAAGCTCTGTTGTTCCAGATCGACAAAGAAGCTGCTGAAATCGCTCGCCAAACCGGACGTGGTGCTGGTAACTTCATCATCGCTTCTCGTAACGTAGTTAACGTTCTGGCCGCTGTTGATGTTAACGTTTCTCCGGCTGCTCAAGGTCTGGGTCGTGGTTTCGAAACCGATACCACTAAAGCTGTTTTCGCTGGTGTACTGGGCGGTAAGTATAAAGTTTATATCGACCAATATGCTCGTCAGGATTACTTCACCATCGGTTATAAAGGTTCTAACGAAATGGATGCTGGTATTTACTACGCTCCTTACGTTGCTCTGACTCCGCTGCGTGGTTCCGATCCGAAGAACTTCCAACCGGTTATGGGATTCAAAACCCGTTATGGTATTGGTATTAACCCGTTCGCTGATTCTCAGGCTCAACAGCCTAAAGGTCGTATCGTATCTGGTATGCCGTCTCTGCTGAACTCTCTCGGTAAGAACGCTTACTTCCGTCGCGTTTATATCAAAGGCATTTAATGCTATTAAGGAGCCTTCGGGCTCCTTTTGTTGTTTCTGGATGTATAAATATTCATATATTCTAATGAAGGAAAAGCGCGATGGCTAAAATCAACGAACTCCTGCGCGAATCAACTATTTCAACGAGCAACCAAATTGGTCGCCCAAATCTCGTTGCATTGACTCGCGCTACTACTAAATTAATCTATTCTGATATTGTTGCTACTCAACGTACTACTCAACCTATGGCAGCATTTTATGGTATCAAATACCTGAACCAAGATAATGAATTCACATGGCGTACTGGCGCCACGTATGCGGGTGAAGCTGGATTTGTCGATCGTAAAACCATTCCTGAAGTAACAGCAGCTAATAAAGGTTCGCTGATGAAAGGTGATCTGTTCCAGTTGAATAAAATCGTTTATAAGTCTCTGGTAGATAATCCATTTGCTTCTATTACCGAAACTGATATGGAGCTGGCTACTCAAATTGCTGTAGTTCTTTTAACAGTTCGTATTTTCTCTGATGCTGCTCGCACTGAAAAGTTTGAAGGTGGTGAAGATACTGAAATCGCTGAAGCGCGTTTCTTGGTCAATAAATGGCAGACTCATGTTAAGTCTCGTAAATTGAAAACAAGTGTTACAGTTGAACTTGCTCAAGACTTAGAAGCTAACGGATTCGATGCACCAAACTTTATTGAAGATCTATTGGCTACTGAAATGGCTGATGAAATCAACAAAGATATTCTGCAGTCTTTGATTACTGTTTCTAAACGTTATAAAGTTGAAGGAATCACGGATACAGGATTTATTGATTTGAGCTACGCTTCAGCTCCAGAAGCTGGTCGTTCTCTGTATCGCATGGTTTGTGAAATGGTTTCTCACATTCAGCGCGAATCAACTTATACTGCATCATTCTGCGTAGCATCGACTCGTGCTGCTGCCGTTCTTGCTGCAAGTGGTTGGTTGAAACATAAACCAGAAGATGACCAATATTTGTCTCAAAACGCTTATGGATTTTTAGCTAATGGATTGCCTCTGTACTGTGATACCAACAGTCCATTGGACTACGTGATCGTAGGGGTGGTTGAGAAGTTAGGGGAGAAAGAGCTGATTGGTTCTATTTTCTACGCTCCATACACTGAAGGAGCTGATCTGGATGACCCAGAGCACGTAGGGGCATTCAAGGTTATAACTGACCCTGAAAGTTTGCAACCATCTATTGCGCTGCTTGTGCGTTATGCACTATCGGCAAACCCTTATACTGTAGCTAAAGACGATAAAGAAGCTCGAGTTATTGATGGGGGAGATATGGACAAAATGGCGGGACGTTCTGATTTGTCTGTTCTTCTTGGTGTTAAGTTACCAAAAATCATCATTGAAGAATGATAAAGGCCTTTCGGCCCTTTAGTTGTTTATAGAGAGAAGATGTCAAACTTTGGTGCATATTCTTCTTGAAGATCAGCAAACACTCTTTTATCATTCAAGTTAATACACTCTATTCCATGGGCTCTAGCTATTCGCACAGCGATACGAGTTCCACCGGTTTCTTCTCCGTTTCTTATTGGGGTCCAAAAATAAACCTTATCAGCAGGCGACATACAATCTTCACCTAAAACTTGCATAGCATTACGGCAAAACAGAGTCTTTATGATATCTCGTTGGTTGTCTAAATCTGGGAATACTTGCTTAGCTTTTATGTAGCTTTTTATCCGGGCTTCATTACTCATAGATGCCCAGGTGGCAATCCCAGTACCAGATACAAGCCCATTAAAGCCGTCGTAAGGAATAATCCTAAGAGAATTCTTTCTATCATATCTACTTAACCATGCCTCGTCTGCTCCAGGTGCTCCGCCTGAATATGAAAAATGGCCAGCCTCCGAAAAGGCCAACCCCATAAGACTCATTAAATCCAGGACTCGTCTCGGAGTTTCCCTGGACCCTATTAATGCAAGTCTCAACTTATCAATTCAATCCACGCTGGACGTAGAGTTTCTTGAAGAACTCGAGTCAGTTCTTTCTTGACGATATCAGGATTATCAGCTGAAGTCAATACAACTTCTTCACGTGCTGCTTCTTCCAAGATATCTTTCATTGTCAGACCAAGTACTCGACCAAAGTCTTTAGTTGTTACCGTGCCAATCTTAGAGATAACGTTATTGACGCGGTTGATAGTAACATATTCAGTGAAAGCAGACAAACATGTTTGATCAGCTTCTGTCAATTCCACCTTAGCTTTAATCAGCTTGTCGGATTTAGACTTTTCACTGAACTTGGAGTTCTTACACTTAATGCTACGCGAGCACCATTAGGGAAGAACTTCGGATAACAAGGCTTAAGGACATATCCTTCTGCGATATTATCTTCCGATACAATTACTGGCCATTCTTTCAAGTTAGCCGCTTCTAAATCAGAATCAGCTAGCTTATTATAGTCATTAACTACAACATCAAGCATATTAGACATTTGAATAAGATCATCAAATTTACCACGACCCAGCAACGGAGCCATTTTAAATCCGAACACGTTACAAAATGCTGTCAGAATATAATCATCAGAATATTCTACAATTCCACCTGGAGTTTTAACTAGACAGTCAAAAACGTAAAAGTCTTTTTCACCATAGTTAACACCTTTCTGAATTCCACAGCACGCGAACTCACCAAACAACTGATAAGATTCTGTGGTCATATTCTTCATTGTATCCTGAAGAGCCTTGATAGACTTATCATACTTCTTGAGAATAATCTCATAACCAAAGAAGTCTTCAGCTTCAAGAATAGGTCCAGTGCGCTTCGCACACGTTACTGTGTCTTTAGTGATGATAATGGAAAAGTTAGTACCATGAATCTTTTCACGGGCTACCCATGTTTCTGTCAAATCAAATCCGGCACTACGAATGCGTTCAATGAATTTACCGTTGTAGTGGTTCTCTAGCGTGCTATATTTCTCAAACATAATTATTCCTTAGTAAGCGATTTCAACCCAATTACCATCTTTCTGGTCATAGTTCCAAACAACTGCACAACCTTCATCTTGCAGCCATTTAATAATTTCTTCTTTGATCATACTAGCTTTTGGACTTGGATACCAAATAAAATTTCTAGATCCAGATTCAGCATTTGTACTAAACTCTTTTTCAACTTCTTCTTTTATTTTATTGAAAAGATTTGTTGTTACATTATCAGCTATTTGGCTATAGTGACTGGCCAAAGTCGTTACTCGAGTCATGTTTCACCATAATAAATAAATAAAATTACATAGTCAAGGTCTATCCTTTCCGTCTGGAGTGTAATCTATCCGGTAGAAAATCCTTGAAACCATTATACACTGCTTAAACTTTAAGCATATTACAAATCACTTGGAACTACACGAGCTTTCGTTAATCCCCATGTAGTGATGTATATTTCAAATTGGTTTTTATCGCCGACTTCAATAATGAGTGGAATTCCTGAATCAATATGATCAATTTCTACCGCAAAGCGGGTAGCTAATACTTGCCGAATAATTATCCACGCATTTTTATCTGCTAAATTTTGCGATTTAGCATCAAATGGAGATAAACGTTTGATGAATTCGTTTACTGGAAGCCATTTGTTTACACCATGCGCAGCAGGACTGAATTTAGATTCATACATCATATGATCTAGCATATCAGTTACAAATAGTTGAGATTCTGTTATCTGTTCATAAAAGTTTGTCATACTAATTCCTTCATTTTATTGACGAGTTTCTTATGACGAATTTTAACACCAACATTTGATAAGCGTTTACGATAAACAATTTTCTCTTTGTTCTTTGCTTTCTCTCTTAGAGATTCAACCTTCGTATACATCAAAGCTGCATCATATGCAGACATTCCACCTATTGCTTTTGCAATATCTTTAAAGCTTTCACCACATTCATGCATCATGTGCACTTTAATTTCAGTTTTCATGTTCACCTCGTTTGTGTGGTGATTCTATCATAAAATATAAAAGCAAAAAGGGCTCCCAAGGGAGCCCTTTTTTATTAATAAATAATACCAGCCTCTAAAGCTGTACGATGAACAATTCTTCCATTGCGTGATTCTTGAACATCCACTTCTGGATAGTCATTAATCATTTTAGCAAGAACTGCTAAATGACAATAATATGGAGTATCTTCTTTAGTTGCAGTTTTCCAATCTTTTCCTTCAATTGTTAAACGCTGGATAGCGTCCATAACCCACCAACCTGCCCAAATATAAGCTGAGCTTCTCCATGGAAGAGGATGAACATAAATCAATGGACATTCAGGCGGAACAACTGGATCCGCTGCTGTAACTGTAATGCTAAGAACATTTGAGGTTTTAACAGCATCTTCAAACCCTGTAGCAGTTACGGTAACTTCACAAGTCAGTGATATATTGCCTTCTTGCGTTGCAACTTTAGAAACTGTTTCAGTGGTTTCTCCAGTTGACCATTTATATGCAATAGTTGATCCAGATGGTTGTCCTGTTACTCCACATGCTGCTGTATAACTTTCTCCAACTTTTATAGTTTGTGACTGAGCTGATATCGTAACATTCAAAGTCATAACATCTTTGACTGTCAAAGATGTAGTCGCGCTTTGACTGTCAAAGATGTAGTCGCGCTTTGAACGTCATCAGGTTGAGAGTCTACTTTAGTGGTAGATTCTACCTTGATAACTTTATTACCTGGTGTCGATGCAACATAATTCATAGTTGCACTAGTAGAGCTTTGCTGAATATTATCTACGGTCCATTTATATTCAGTAGTGGAACCTTCTGGAGCTCCTGTTAAAGTTGCGGTGAATTGTTGTGAATCTCCAATTTTAATTGTGGGGTTTGTTGGCGATAATGCAATTGATGTAGCCATATAGTTTCCTAAGTTAAAGAGGGATTAACCCTCTTATTTAATTTTAACGAATGATGAATTGCGGGTTTCGCGTACCATAACTGATCCGTCGCGATTAATATAATAAATCAAGCTGAGCAAAGTTTGATGGGCACTTGCATGCTCAAATGATGTAGGCTTTTCTTTCCAATCTGGATTTTTAGAAATCCACTCATAAATCCACCAAGGAAGAGTACAATATCCTGGAGCCTTTCCAATTAGTTCAAAATGAGGAGAAAATCCTTCAGGTAATTCAAACTTTTCTGATTCAATTACAACTGCGTTATCTTCAATTATTTTAGATATTTCTTCAACGGATGCAGTTTCTGGAATATGGATGGCATCTTCTGGAGCTTTATCTACTTCTATAACAGTGATAACAGCTTCAGGAGAATCTTCTAATTGAACTAGTTCAGGAAGTTCTTCTTTCTCGTCATCAATCAAATCAGAAATTGAAATACCTACGTTATCTTCAGGTAATGGTTCATCAGATAGAGCTTTAAATTCTGTTTCAAGATCAGCCAGCATATTTTCAAATGACTTGGTTTTCTTCAGTTTGATTCCAAACTGAGATGCATACTCGTCGAGCTTGTCTTTAGCTTCTTTCTTATCAAGTACGCGGATTTCTTCAATATATTGCATGTCTAGCATGGTATCGCCTCTTGTGTATAAATATGATTGTATTTATAACTAAGGAATCAAAATGGATATCCGAGTAAACTTTTACGACTTTAGTCATGTTCATATCGAATGCGATGAATCCGTGTTCCATGAACTAAGAGACTTTTTTAGCTTTGAAGCAGATGGTTATCGATTCAATCCCAAATTCAAATATGGACAATGGGATGGACGTATTCGTCTTCTGGATTATAACCGTCTTCTGCCTTTCGGTTTAGTTGGACAGATTAAAAAGTTCTGCGACAATATGGGTTACAAAGCATGGATTGACCCTAAAATATTTGATAAAGAAGAACTCTCCCGTAAGGACTTTGACAGTTGGTTAGGGAAGCTCAAGATATACTCTGGTAACACTCAAATTGAACCACATTGGTATCAAAAGGATGCAGTATATGAAGGGCTAGTGAACCGCAGACGAATCCTGAACCTTCCGACTTCTGCTGGTAAATCTCTTATTCAGGCTCTTTTAGCTCGTTATTATGTTGAGAACTATGAGGGTAAAATTTTAATCATCGTTCCGACTACTGCACTAGTAGACCAGATGATCAATGACTTCTGTGATTATCGCTTATTTGGTAAGAAACATTGTCTTGGAATTCGAGGCGGTACCGCTCGTGATTCGAACGCAATGATCTATGTTAGTACTTGGCAGACAGCAGTTAAACAACCAAAAGAATGGTTCAGCCAATTTGGTTTAATGATGAACGATGAATGTCACCTCGCGACTGGTAAAAGTATTTCAACCATCATTTCCGGTTTAAATAATTGCATGTTTAAATTCGGTCTTTCTGGTTCCCTGAAAGATGGCAAAGCCAACCTCATGCAATATGTTGGAATGTTCGGTGAAATCTTTAAGCCTGTTTCAACTGCTCAGCTAATGGAAGATGGTCAAGTAACTGAATTAAAGATCAACTGTATTTTCCTTCGTTATCCAGATGCAGCTACAGTTAAAATGAAGGGTAAAACCTATCAAGAAGAAATTGCAGCTATCACAGGATATAAACGAAGAAACCAATGGATTGCGGCTCTTGGTGTTAAATTAGCAAAGAAAAATGAAAACGTCTTCTTGATGTTTAAAAATGCTAAACATGGTAAAGAGCTTTATGCGATGGTTAAAGAGCTCGGTCATGAAAATGTTCACTTTATTAATGGTGAAATTGACACTGACACTCGTAACGCTCTTAAAGCTATGGCTGAAAAAGATAACGGATTAGTAGTAGTTGCTTCTTATGGAGTATTCTCTACTGGTATTTCAGTCAAAAACTTACACCATGTTATTTTCGCTCATCCAGTTAAATCAAAAGTTACAGTGCTCCAGAGTATTGGTCGTGTTCTTCGTAAGCATGACTCTAAATCATTGGCACAAGTTTGGGATATCGTGGATGACATGGGTGTTAAGCCTAAATCAGCGAATGCCAAAAAGAAGTACGTGCATTTAAACTATGCTTTAAAACACGCTTTAGAACGCATTCAAAGATATGCAGACGAAAAATTTAACTACATCATGAAAACAATCAATCTGTGAGGAATTATGGATTTTAAAGAATTTCTTTATGAAGCATCTATTGATACGTTTATGAGTAAGATCGCTCAATGCCAGACTCTTGAGGGTCTGGAAGAACTCGAGGCTTATTATAAAAAGCGTGTTAAAGATACAGAATTGAAGGACACCGATGATATTTCTATCCGCGATGCGTTGGCCGGTAAGCGTTTGGAATTTGAATCAGAAGATGAATCTGAGTCGGAAGAAGACTTCTAATACAAAAAGGCCCCAACCGAAAGGAAGGGGCAAAAACCAACAAGTTGGCTATCAACACTAGACTAAAGCAAAAGTTCGGTTTCGTTTAAATGCTCTTGTGTATTTTCAGATACCGGCAATTCAACGATATAATTATAGCATGGACCCGGGTGAACCGGACCACTTGAAGTATGAACAACCAATGCCGAATCAATCGGTTGCTTACATACAGTACAGATCTCAGACATGGTTGTCTCCTCTAGTTTACTATCTTATTTATACTACTTTCCTGCCTCAAATTGTCTCATTTCAATTACATGCTTAATCCCGAACCCACGAGATTTAATAGCATCCATCGCGCCTGAACAAAACTCTAGCAAAATTCCCCAGTATTGCAAAGATGTATCTAACTTAAGTACTTCTTGATCAGCGCTTAAAACAGTTTTCATTTCAGACTTTTCATAACGATCCATACTAAAATCGTCACCATCACCACGTCCTGTGTAGTAATCTAATTTACGCTTTAAAGACGTTTTCTTCTGAGCCTCGATGCGGAGCATCTCCTTGCGGATACTAGAGTGCTTATTCAACCATTTTCCATATAGAACTGGGTTATTTGCAGCTTCATATTGTAATTTAGTTGAATCTAGCTGTAGATCGTTTTTCAACTCTTCTTGTAGATCTTCAAGTTTCATTTAACCCTCTTTCTTGTTCTTTAGTAACTCTGGTTGTTATTGATTGAAAGGAACTAAAACCATTATAACAACGGCATGTGTAAGCGATCATCGATTGCTTGAAGCAAGTTGTAGCTTAATCTGTTCTATATCATCTGGGTTATCAATTACACTGAATTGCACTTCTACAATAAGCGTATAATCATCATACACTGGAGTTACATTAACTGCTAAATATCGAATGCGCGGTTCATAAGCACGAACTGAAGACTCGATATTACGCTTTACAGTATCAGCGGTCAATGGCGTCATATTTTCAAACAACTGATCTGTTAATGAGCACCCGAAGTTAGGGTCAAATGGACGGCTTCCTTTGCGAGTTGTTATAATACCCAAAAGAGAGTTTTTAATGGCCCGAAGGCCGCGCGCTCGCGCTACATCATGATCCCAGTCCATTTTGAACTCGGGATCGATATCTGAATAAAGATTTTTTATATCTGCCATTAGATTAACTTAAAGAATTCTTTAAGCCCCTCGATTACGTGGATATGATTTTCCCCACACTTATCGCATTTAATTGGAACAGCGAGTTTAACTGTAGGCTTAAGCAATAAGCTTTTAATACGAGCGATGTCATCTTCTGTTATCGCAGAGTAAAGGTCATCAATCTCTTTATCGTTTAATTCATCGACTGAAATAGTTTCACCATTCACATGAATATATTGAATGCATGATGCTATCATCATAGAGATATTTGAGTCCTCAAATAGATTAGGATATCTCAGTTTGATACGGAAACCACCTAGGGAATACCAGAGATCCTCTGGTTCATCGATTTGAGCGAATGTAAGATTAATTGACTGAGGGATTTCGTGTCCGCAGGAACACACCCATGTATTCTGGTGACTAACCTCACCTAAACTGTTAGCCCATAAATGAACTAACAGAAGTTCTGATTCTTGACGGTTCAGTCCACGGGCGTTAGTACATTTTTTAATCAGCTCTGGAACATACTCTTTGATAGTCCCATCTGCTTTAGCTTTGATGAGATCGCGATATTCTTCTAGTGTAAACGCTCGGCATTGGATTACTTCATCACCAATACGAGCTTCAAATGTGTATTCGTATTTCATAGAAACTCCTTTATTGAAATATTTATAAATATGATAAAGGAGACATAATGGCTAATATTATTCGTTGTGTTTTGCCTGATGGTGTACATCGTTTCAAACCGTTCACAGTAGCAGATTATAGAGATTTTCTGTTAGTCAGAAACGACCTTGTTCAAAAAACGCCAGAAGAGCAGAACATTATATTAAATGAGTTGCTCGAAGAATACTTCGAAGAGTTTCCAATGACGTGGAGACCATACATATTCTTGAAGGTGTTCACTGGGTCAATTGGTAAAACTAAAATACCTATTGCTTTCACTTGTCCGGTATGCGAAAAGAACAAACAGACTTTATTCAGTCTGAACACTAAAGACCTTAATGAGCCTATGGTCGAAGTCGCTGGAATTACAATTTATTTTAACTATCCAGATAAATTCTATGATGATAAAGCATCCCAAGTAGCTGAATGTGTTAAATCAATTAAATATCAAGGGAAAATAATTCCCTGGAATGAATTATCCGAAGAGAATCAGATTCGAGTCATAGATGCTATCGATTTAAATGCTTTGGAGTCAATCATCAAACAGATGACCCCAATTCATCTTGAACTTCGAATGAAATGTTGTGAAACGAAAAAGATAATTTATGATGACTTTTTGAGTATCTTTAATCTTCTTCTGAACCCTGATGAAGTATTTAGCTTCTATCAAATAAACCATATGCTAGTGAAAAATCACTACAGCTTAGAGTCGATAATGCAAATGATTCCAGTTGAAAGATCTATTGCGTTGTCGTTAATAGAGAAGGACAATACTAAATGATACATCAACTTCCAGGATTCCCGAACCTGAGCATTAAGTTGTATCAGGATTATGATGCATGGGAATCTAACAGATATATTGAGCTCGCAGCGACAATCACTACTCTAACAATGAGAGATGGATTATTTGGACGAAATGAAGGTGTTCTTCAATTCTTTGATTCTAAAAACCTTCACACGTTAATGGATGGAAACCAAATCATTCAGGTTTCAGTAGCTAATGCGAACTCTAAGAAAACTTTGAACCGAATTTATGGTTGCAAACACTTTAGTGTTTCGGTGGATTCTAAAGGTGATAACATCATTGCTATTAACCTTGGACTTCCCCATGAAATTGAGAACCTTAAATTTAGCAGATGCTTTTTTAATGATGCCGGCGAATCCATAAAAGAAATGATCGGTGCTATATACGAGTCTAAACCTCTTATAGCTCCTGCAATGAACACTATCAACACTTATGTTCCTCGTGTACCATGGACTAGCAACATAACAGAATATAAGAAATATGTTCGAGACGTTGCACTGGCGGTTGATAATGATCAGTTTGTGTTTGTGTGGGAAGACATATATGGCTTGAACATGATGGACTATGATACGATGATTAACCAAGAATCAATCAAGGTTATTGTTGGTGAACCTAGTACAATTGGTCAATTCGTCGGTGAGCTTGAATATAACCTTGCTTATGATTTCCAATGGTTAACAAAGGCGAATGCTCATACGCGCGATCCTATTTTCAATGCCACAATATATTCGCACTCATTCTTGGATAATAATCTTCCTCGAATAATAACTGGTGATGGACAGAATAGCATCTTCGTTTCTCGTTCAGGCGCATATTCTGAAATGACTTACCGTAATGGATATGAAGAAGCTATTCGTCTTCAAACTATGGCACAATATGACGGTTATGCGACTTGTAAAATGGTTGGTGACTTTGAAATGACTCCTGGTGACAAGATCAATTTCTTCGATCCAAAGAAACAGTTTAAAGCTGATTTTTACATCGATGAAGTAATTCATGAAGTAAGTAACAACCAAAGCATAACTACACTTTATATGTTTACTAACTCTCGCAAGTTGGAAACAGTAGAACCAATAAAGGTTAAAAATGAACTTAAATCTGATACTACCACTCAAGAAAATACAAGTCAACGATAAAACCATCTCTATTCCAAAGCTTGGTTTAAAACATCATACGTTGATTAAAGATGTTCGTGCAATGGATGAGAACTTGGGAATTCTTTTAGATTCAATTCATCCTGGACTTAATGCTGCTGAATCAGATTTAGTGTCTATTCATTTGCTAGAGTTCAATGGAAAGTTAAAATCGAGCGTAGTCAAAGACGGACACACTTATAATATCAATGACATCTATATTTGTCAACGTCTTGAATTTCAATTCCAAGGGCAGACATTTAAATTCCGCTCTCCTGAACGATATGAAACATTCACTACCGTAGATAAAATGCTTACAGAGTGTTTCATTTCAGTGAATGACTCTACTGAGGTTCCTAATTTCCTTAAGATGCCTGCATTTGTTTTAAAGTGGGCAGAAGAAATCACAGATCTTATTGCTATCCCTGGACCACATAATATAAGGGGAACAGCTAAAGTACTAGGACTATTTGAATGAAAAGCGAAAACATGTCAACAATGAGACGTCGCAAAGTTATCGCTGATTCAAAGGGTGAAAGAGATGCAGCATCGACTGCATCCGATCAAATAGACTCTTTAGAATTAATCAGCCTTAAACTTGATGATGTCCAAAGCGCTAATGAGTTAGTTGCTGAAGTAATTGAAGAAAAAGGTAATAACCTAATTGATTCAGTTGATAATGTAGCCGAAGGTACTGAATTAGCTGCTGAAGCATCTGAACGTACTACCGAGTCCATCAAGACTTTAACCGGTGTAGCGTCAACAATAAGTGACAAATTAAGTAAACTTGCTTCGATGCTTGAGTCAAAGGTTCAGGCTGTGGAGCAAAAAGTACAAGAATCTGGTGCATCAACTTCAACCGGACTCGCAGTAATAGAAGATAAGCTTCCAGATCCAGATGAACCAGAGTCCCCTGGATTACCTGAGAGGATACTTCCTCCATTAGATGATAATAACAATTTACCTGATGAAGATTTCTTTCCACCAGTCCCTCAAGAACCCGAGAACAACAAGAAAGACCAAAAGAAGGATGATAAGAAACCTACCGATATGCTGGGTGACTTATTAAAGACGACGAAAGGCGGATTTAAAGCTACAATATCAATCACAGATAAAATATCGTCGATGCTTTTCAAATACACTGTCACAGCATTAGCTGAAGCCGCTAAAATGGCTGCAATGATGTTTGCATTAGTTCTAGGAATCGATTTGCTTCGTATTCACTTCAAGTATTGGACTGATAAATTCATGAGTAACTTTGATGAATTCAGTGCCGAAGCTGGTGAATGGGGTGGATTACTTCAATCTATTTTCGGAATGCTTGGTGATATTAAAAAGTTCTGGGAAGCTGGAGACTGGAGCGGATTAGCAGTAGCTATCGTTAAAGGATTAGCTGATGTGATTTATAATCTCAGTGAAATTATGTCTCTTGGAATTTCTAAGATATCTGCTTCTATATTAGATGCCCTTGGATTTGAAGGCGCAGCAACTACAATTCGTGGTTCAGCATTAGAAGGATTCCAAGAACGCACTGGTAACTCATTATCAGAAGATGATCAAAAAGCTTTAGCTAAATACCAGAGTAAGCGTATTGAAGAAGGCCCAGGAATAGTTGATAAAGCTGGTGAATTGAAGACTCGTGCATTTGATTGGGTATTAGGAAGAGAGAATAAAATCGATTCTACTCAAGCATCTGATCGTGATCAAGAGACTCAGAACCTGAAGGCTATGGCTCCTGAAAAACGTGAAGAAACATTGATCAAACAGAACGAGGCTCGTGCAGCTGTTCAACGTTTAGAGAAATATATTGGCGATGTCGATCCAGAGAATCCAACTAATATGCAATCTTTAGAGAAAGCATATAACAACGCTAAAAAGGCTATAAGTGATTCTGCTATCAGCGATCAACCAGCTACTAAAAAGGAACTTGACAAAAGATTCCAGCGTGTTGAATCCAAGTATCAGAAGCTTAAAGAAGATAATGCTCCTAAACCTGCTGCTCCAGCTACTTCGGAAGATAACCAGCGTGTGCAGAATATTCAGAAAGCTGAAGATGCTAAAGCACAATCTAGCAAACCATCTGGCGATATGAACGTTGCTAACACTCAAGTTAATAACGTAAATAATAGTAAGACTATTCACCAGGTTCAAACAGTCACGGCTACTCCAGCTCCTGGAGTATTCGGGGCAACAGGAGTTAATTAATGAGCATTAAAGTCAGAGAATTATATGATAAGACTGATGCTTTAATTAGCGGAGTTAAAACCTCCGCTGGTCAAAGTTCACAATCAGCAAAAATAAAGTCTACAATAACAGCGCAATATCCATCTGAGCGTTCAGCTGGTAACGACACATCTGGTTCTTTACGAGTTCATGACCTTTATAAGAATGGATTGTTATTCACTGCATATGATATGAACTCTCGTACGACTGGAGATATGCGTAGTATGCGTCTGGGTGAAATGAAACGCACTGCAAATAGTGTAGTGAAATCAATAACCGGAACATCTACTAATAAAGTTGATAAAATTCCAGTAGTGAATATTTTACTTCCACGTTCTAAATCAGACGTTGAGTCAGTTTCTCATAAATTTAATGATGTTGGAGATTCACTTATTTCTCGTGGTGGTGGAACAGCTACTGGAGTATTAAGTAACGTTGCATCTACTGCAGTGTTTGGTGGATTGGAATCGTTGACTCAGGGGTTAATGGCTGACCACAACGAACAAATCTATAACACTGCTCGTTCGATGTATGGTGGCGCAGATAACCGCACAAAAGTATTCACGTGGGATTTAACTCCTCGATCGGTACAAGATCTTATCGCTATTATTGAAATCTATGAGTATTTCAATTATTATAGCTATGGTGAGACTGGAACGTCAACTTATGCAAAAGAAGTTAAATCACAACTTGATGAATGGTATAAAACAACTTTTCTTGATACGTTAACTCCAGAAGAAGCTAACAAAAATGACACCGTTTTTGAGAAAATAACTTCGTTCTTAAGTAACGTTATTGTTGTAAGTAACCCGACAGTGTGGTTTGTAAGAAACTTTGGAACTACAAGTAAATTCGATGGACGTGCCGAAGTATTTGGCCCATGTCAAATTCAGAGTATCCGTTTTGATAAAACTCCGAATGGAAACTTCAATGGTTTAGCTATAGCTCCAAACTTGCCGAGTACATTCACATTAGAAATTACTATGCGTGAAATCTTGACATTGAATCGGGCTTCAGTATATGCGGAAGGATTCTGATGCTAACTTTAGATGAATTTAAGAACCAAGCTGGTAATATAGACTTTCAGCGTACTAATATGTTTAGTTGTGTATTCGCAACTACTCCGTCGGCAAAGTCTCAACAATTACTCGATCAATTTGGCGGTATGTTATTCAATAACCTTCCTTTGAATAATGACTGGCTTGGATTAACACGAGGTGAGTTCACATCAGGACTCACCTCAATTATCACTGCCGGTACTCAACAACTAATAAGAAAGTCTGGTGTATCGAAATATCTTATTGGAGCAATGAGCAACCGAGTTGTTCAATCTCTTTTAGGCGAATTCGAAGTCGGTACTTATTTGCTCGACTTCTTTAACATGGCTTATCCGCAATCTGGATTGATGATATATTCGGTTAAAATTCCAGAGAACCGGTTATCTCATGAAATGGATTTTAACCATAATGCACCAAATATCCGAATAACTGGTCGTGAACTCGACCCATTGACAATATCGTTCAGAATGGATCCCGAAGCAAGTAACTATCGTGCAATGCAAGATTGGGTGAACTCCGTTCAAGACCCGGTTACTGGATTGCGAGCATTACCGACTGACGTCGAAGCTGACATTCAGGTTAACCTTCATGCTCGAAATGGATTACCTCATACTGTGATAATGTTTACTGGTTGTGTTCCTGTTGCGTGTGGAGCTCCTGAGCTTACATATGAAGGAGATAACCAGATCGCGGTATTTGACGTCACATTTGCTTATAGAGTAATGCAAACCGGTGCTGTTGGGCGTCAAGCCGCTCTTGATTGGATTGAAGATAGAGCTGTTAATGCTATAACTGGAATTAATAGTGAAATGTCTCTTAATGGAAGTTTAAGTAGATTATCTAGACTTGGAGGAGCTGCTGGCGGGTTGTCTCATGTCATAAATTCTACACGAAACTCTACTTCAAAAATACTTGGATTGTAAAAATGGGGAGCTATGCTCCCCATTGTTTTATTTGCGGAAAAGAATGAAAGCTGGCACAGTGCAAATAGATTCATCTTTATCGATGACCGTAACCGCGACAGGAAATTCGCCTTCAATTTCACCCTTAACTACACCATTGATGTAATCATCAATTTTATCTTTCATACCAAAACGATTTAGCGGGTTGATGATAAACTTATCATGTCCGTTGAAAAGTTTTTCAAGCTCTTTCTGAACTGCTTCATTGAAAGGCTCAGACATTGGAATTACACCTTCAACTACTGCTTCTACACCATTGATACGAAAAATTGATTTCATAATATTGTCCTCATGTTAACGTAGAGCCATTATAATCCACTTCCATGTGGATGTAAACGGTTAGCGGAACTTACGCGGCATGTCATCGATGTCCAAGAATCCAGACAGAATCTCAGCGGCCATTTCGTTTTGCTCTTCATCGTAAGAAGATTCGTTGATGAACTGCATGAACCCAGACAGCTTCACCACTTCACCAGTTTCCATGAACAAATCACCATCATACAACTCAACAGATTCATCGATTTGCTCAGAAGGAGGAACGATAGCACCTTCAACCATGAACTTATTAGAGCGTTTATCTGCTTGAGTTGTGATCTTATTAATCTTCAAAAGAGTACCACGAGGTAGAATAACTTCAGCTTCTTCTGGATATTCAGTCAAAGAACCTGGAACAATAACACGAACATTTTCAACACCTGAAATAACGAATCCTAAATTAACTTGTTTGCCGATATTAATAGATGTTCCATCATTATTGTTATCGTCAAATGAATCTTGCTGAGTAGCACCAATATCAATTATATCTTCTGGATTTGCAAAACGATTATAATCATCAGGTGTTTCAGCTGTATAAATTGTAGTCTCGTCATCTAGTGCCATAAACATACGACCAAATTCACCAAAGATCAGAGGCTTTAACGAAGTCGAAACGTAGTTTCTGAAATAGAACAACTTGTTCTCTGCGTTATGCTCGAATGTAGGAAGATCTAATTTCTGACCACGATACAATAATGTACCTTTATCTAGACGAGTTCCTTTTTCAAACGCTGAGTCCATATTATCGATAATTTCAAGAGATTCTGAAGTAGAATACCCTTCTTCTGGCTTACCGATCAAGAACATATTAACATATTCATATGCGTTTGCGCAATATTCACTAATGGCTTGTTTTTCATTGTCGGAATAGCGTTCAGTTTCTTTAGATAAACTTGCTGCTGTTTGATATGAATCTCTGATATTAGCGCTTATTTCTTTATACACCAGCCCCATTAAGTTACCAATCATCATTTCACGGCGATCAGTTGGTGTTCCAGCAACAGCATTTTAACCAAGTCTTTCATCGTCTGAAGAGAGTTAGTTGTATTCACCCCAGCAATCAAACGAGCAAATGCACGAACTTCATTATACATTTCTTGCTGGTTTTCCATGAAATACTTCATACCGCCAGTTTCAAACCCACCTGCTAGCATAGCGCCTTTTGGCATTTTGGATAACTGACGTAATTGACCTACACGGGCGGCTAATGCTTTACCATCTGCGTCTTGTGATGTTTCAGGATTAGTAATGAAGTTCAATACTTTACCCATATAATCGCCGCCTTGACGATCTGCAATTATATTAACTTTTATTGCCATATCAGATGGTTCAGCGCCTTTAGAGCTTTTAACTGGAACTTTAGCTTCTAAACGCTTAAATTCTTCAGCAGCACGATCATCACCTTGAATGCTAGATGAATCGATAGAGTACTGAGCTGCGATAGCTTGACGACGGTTGATCTTAGCACGAGAAATAACGTTTTGATCTGAACGTTTATCGTTTTCAGTTGCGATGGAAGCAGCAACAGCTTGCGCTTTAGTTACTTGCTGACCGGATTTCTTTTCAACATAAACTTCACCAACCTTTGTTTCAACTGCAGTGAACAACTTAGTATCAATCTCTGGGACGCCAGGGACGGTCGAGAGATCAACGTTTTTACGATGAATAAGAATATATGCGTACTTCTTATCGTAATCCCAGAGTTCTTTCAGGATAACAAATTTACCACCGGTACGTGAACGCACGAGTCGATCCATAATAACCTGCATTTGACGTGCTTGCCCACCGATTTTGCTTTTGGCCATACGGAACAAGCATGCATCCATTTTGTACTGCTTCATCGTTGAATAAACGATATTGAATGTGGTAGAAATAACACCGATCGGGTCACCACCCAAGTTCTTAAGCTTAACCAAAGAACCTTTTTCGTTCAATGACAACATAACAACGTGAACCATTTTGTCGCCTGGTTTAACGTTCTTGTTAGTGTCACCGCCCGATGTATATGAACACATCCTGAATGCGGGTAATGAACCTTCTTCGCTGGTTTGAATAGAGAAAATCTGTGGAATTTTCGTCTTTGGATAAAGGTTTGTAACTGGTAAATCCAGTTTACTTTCGTCTAGTACTTCGTTTAAAATTTCCATAAAGCCCTCTTTGAATTCACGTCCCTGTGAAAATATTAATTTATGAATCGTTCTGGTAAATTATTTATGTCAACAAATGACGCAAGAGCTTCACCAAGCCAATCTGGTGTTTCAGCTTTAGCTTCATTTAATTGACCAACAAAAGAACTGAACGAATAATCGGATTCAACCAATTCGCCTTCTAGTAGCTTATCACCATCATAAATCGTAGTTTCAGATAATTGTTCTGGAGATACTACCGTACATTCCATCAATACACTCTTTGACCGAGTGTAGTCATTAGCTTGAAGTTTCTGAGCTGTTCCATACATTTTATCAATACGAAGAACTGTGCCACGAGGAAGAATTACTTCAGCTTCAAACGCCAAACTTGAGATCCCAGCGTTGGTCACTATGGTCTTTATTTTCTCTGCACCAGAAATAACGAACGCTAAACGCAACTCACCCATTTCAGAGTTAGTGATGCTATCTGGCTGAACAGTAGAGACTGAGTCTAGTACTTCTTTAGGAGTTGAAGCATCAGTGTTCAATGCATCGGGATCCATCGCATCATATGCTCGACCGTAACCACCGAAAATAATAGGAGCCATTGAAGTGGATACGAAGTTTTTGAAATAGAAGTGCTTATTCTCTAAGCTAACTTCAATGGCTTCACGCTTAGTTTGTTGGCCACGGAATAACTTTGTTCCCTTAGGAAGACGAACACCGTTTTCAAAAGCAGAATCAATAGACTCAATCCATTTTTCTATAGCAGTATCTTTTCCATACTCATCAAGACCTAAAAGATAGTCATTGATATACTTATAAGATGAACCAACGTAAGCGTGCAGACCCGACAATTGCATTGGAGTATAACGATCCACGTCTGATGTGTTTTTGTGCATGCTAGCTGCTAGATCACAGAATTGTTTAGAAATTAATTCTACAATCTCTTTTACCGCAGCCTCACGATTCATATCAGAAGCCCATTCTTTGTCTTCCATTGTGATGCGAGTAAGTTCTTTAATTGCGCTGTAATAGTCGTTTGGTTCTAATTTTGACCAAGCTTCACCTATACGATAAATGTCTCTAACCGCTAGAGTTTTAAATGCTTCTCTTCTATCAATAGGATGCTGATTGAAATCGTCTACTGTTCCACCAGTCAATATATTAGTGAGCCTTAGAACAAATTCTTGGGCTTTCATTGTACCTATAGAGTGACGGTCATCATCCATGCTCCATGATGGGTCAAATGTTTTGAACGCTTCGCCCATTTTAGCAATTGATTGAGAATCATTTCTAAAATTATCAATAGCCATTTGAATATTTGATACTTGTTCAGGAGACTTATCCGTCAAATAAACTGGAGGTTTAGAGTTAATCACATCTAATCGTTTATCATGTTCAACGTCATCTTTATGAGTGTCAAATCCAGTTTGAATTGAATACTGAGAAGCCATCAAAGCACGACGAGATATTTTAGCTCGAGATGCGACTGCTTGATCAGAACGCTTATCATTTTCTGCCGCGATTGAACCAGCAATAGCTTCAAGTTTGGATACTTGCTTACCAGTCTCAACGTTGATATAAGCATCACCTACATCAGTGTCTACTTTCTTATATATTGAATCCATAATCTCTGGCATTCCTGGGATACTAGTTAGATCAGCATTCTTTTTATATACTAAGATGTAGTTATACTTTTTGTCGAAATCATACAATTCTTTAAGCATAACAAATTTGCCGCCGCCTTTCTTCTTAATTAGACGATCAACAATAACTTGCATTTGGCGACCTGCACCACCGGTTTTATTTTTCTTGACACGAAACAAAGCAACATCAAACCGATAAAACTTCATGATACCCATTACGTGGTTAAAGATAGTGTCAATGACCGCAATTGGATTATCACCTAAAGTTTTAAGTTGTCCAAGACCTTTATCGGTAACTCCTAATGCGATAACGTGCATCATTTTATCACCGGGTTTGATGTTTTTGTTTGCATCACCACCGCCAGTATATGAGCACATACGATAAGCTACTTTAGTGTTGTCTATTGCAAAAATTTGTGGAATCTTGAGCTTCGGATAAAGGTTGGTAACTGCTAGACGTTCTTTCCCTTCATCGAAGACTTCATTTAATTCGATCATAAAAAGTCCTCTATAGTTTACTCTATTTATAGACAACAAAAGCCCCGAAGGCTTTAATATAGTTTTGTTACTTGACGCCATACTTTAATTTCGGGTGTCTCTTCATAAACTTGTACATTATCAAAATAGTTATTAGCATAGTACTCGTTCGCGAACTCAATTTGTTCAATACTTACCGCTACATTACCGCTAGCAGATAACACAGTAACTTCTAATAAAATGTTATAAATCATAATCCAGTAACCTCATGGAAATCGCCCCAGATATCAGCGAATGTATTTGCTACATCTTTATCACGACGCATACGAACAGCAATAGGAAGGAACAGCTTAACATATTCGGTACGACCTTCAGCTGATAACCAACCATTACATTCTGATTCAAGAATTCCACCGATATAATCGTTCTGGTTTTCCCAAATACGAGTACGGTCTAACTCATGTGAATCTGGACCCGGTTTATCTTTCAAACCAGAACCTGATTTAGTTTTAATCAGTCCACATTCTGATTCGAGATAGAATCCACCTGCTTTACCTGGATGCTTACTATGCGGATAAATTCCCACAATACGCATATCAATTTCAATAACTTCTTTGAATTTGTAAAGGTTCTTTGAACGAGTGTTTTCCCAGAAAGCCCCGATGTTCTTCAGAATAATACCTTCAAGCCCTTGGTCGATATATTTGCGATAAATTACCTTAGCTTCTTCGAGGTTATGGACAACATGGTTCTCGATCAGAATCATCTGAGAGAATCCTTGAACCATTAACTCTAGAGCACGGAATCGAACATCATATGCAAATCCAGACTCTTTTCCTTCGGAATAAACTACATCCAATGGAACGTAATCCCAGACTTGGAATTTCATACCATCAGCTTCTTTCTTGGAGATAGTACCTTTCAAAGATTTGTTAGCTAACCCGTTAGACATCGTACGAGATTCAGCGAACTCTTTGGATTTACTAAGTTCTGGGTCTTCACCAAACATATCATCTAGCGGCCCAGATGGAGTAGAGACTTCATGGTAAACAAGTTCACCATCAATCATTACACCGCTCGGGTGGCGTTCACGAGCTTCTTTAGTCATATCAATAAGCTGTTGTTTCAGCAAATCTAAACCAAGATACTCATTACCAGCACGAGACAGAATGATAACATCATCTAAAGTATCACCGCGAACTTCAGCAAATGCCCTTGCACCATCAGCTTTTAACTGAGCGAATGCCGGGAATTTGATATTCTTTTTAATACCCTTTTCATCGTAAGATGAAGCGAGCATCTGCGGCTGTTCTGGAATTAATCCATTCCATACTTTATTTGCAATAGAACGAGATGCACCACAACGAAGATCACGAAGCAGAACTTTCTTGAGTACTTCGCCATCAGATTCACTTAAGTCAGCAATATAACTTGCAAGTTCAGTGATAGCAGCATTGCCAGTAATTTCGCGAGTAGCTAATTTAAATTCAAAGAAATCTAAGGCGTCATTTAATTCTAATATACCAAAGCTTTGAGAACGTTCCCCTGGGCCTGGCCATTTCTTGATGTAGTACTGGAACTTACCATCATACGTTAATTTGAAAACACGTTTCAGAAGTTCATTATCTTTATGACGACGAATGATTGCTTCTTTTTCTTTGGTTGAACCAATAGCCGCGATTTCATTGATAATTTCAAGAATCATAATTTTCTCTTTGTGTTTAGGGATATGGCTATTATATCACATCCCTTGATAAGCTAAATCTTTGACTTATATTCGCGAATCAATTCCGCCAGAGTTCGGTGATAGATATCTCCACCGTTTGGAAGAGTAGTGATGTACAAAGCGCCGTTAAACACAGCATCTTGCATCTCACGTTGTTCCTGATTAGCTTTTGAAGTAATTCGCTTTTCAAACAACTCTTGCTTAGTAGCGAAAGACTCTACTCGATGAGTCTTGTCGGTCTGCGGATTCCAGAAAATTACATTAATCATACTTTACAATTCACCACTGATGTAGGTTGATTCATGAGATATTCAATTCCAGTTCCGACACCATAATTCGGATACGGACGTTGCCATGGACGAGTCGGATTAAAATAATCTGGCTTGAACTCTGGCAGTTGATGTTTCCAAAAGTCTCGATCAGAAGGACGAGCCGGCTTATTAAATTCATCAACCATCTTTCTGAATTGTTCTACCATCTTTGATGAAGAATCGCTCATCAAAATATCTTTGATTTCATACCAATTCTTTACTGTATGATGAGCCGTTCCAGAATGAGATGGAAGATGATCACGTTCGCCACGAGGCAAATAGAATGTTTTGAAGTCTTTTAAATGGCACATAACTTCAATTGCCGAGTCAATATGTTTACCAAGATCATCAACGTAACAAACTACACGCTCACCATACTTTTCTAACACTCGGGTTAACAGGTGATCCTTAGATTCATTGTAATCGCAGACGTATATATCTTTAAAGGCTCCTGGAAACAATGCACTCAAGTTAAACTGGCGATTTAGGTGAGCATCGACTGAGTTACCCAGAGCAGTTACTGCAACAAAATCGTAATGTTTCTTAAGTTCATTAACTACCTTAAGAGCATCGTCATAAGCTGACAGATAACGAATAAAGTCAGAGTTGTTGTACTTCATAAGTAATTTAGAAGCAAATTCTTCTGAGCAGTTAAACAATTTAGCTGGACTTACAAAAGAGTCACTTGCAATAGTTTTCAGGATTTCATCTAGCGGCAAATCATATTTTTGCGCGAAGTAAGGAAGACCTGACTGCCACTTAATGAGAATTCCATCGACGTCTGTGGTAATGACTGGTTTTGGTTCTTGTAAGAACATAATTTTTCCTCGATCATTTTAATAGTGCGATCTGATAATTCAGCTTCAAATGAAGTGAAAGCAACTGTACCACCCTCATTAATAGTCTTTGTGACTAACTGGTTCAAATACCCAGATTTGGTTGGTGTTTGAAGAATAATATCTAAATCTAAGTAAAGCATTACATCACCTTCAATTGAGAGATCGGAGAAATTTCTTCTTCCAAGTGAACTGATCGAGTTCCATCAACCCAATCAATTTCATAACCAGGTTGCAGTTGATACTTCGGAATTCCATCTGCTACATCGCTTATTACTCCAGGAATGCCTGAACCTTTCAGTTGGACAGTCTGGAATATCATGTATTTTGGTTTCATAATACAATAGCCCAATCTGGAAGTTCGAAGAAATCAGGAGCATCAATTTCATACTCAACTGAATGATTACGAACGCGAACTTCAATGATATCAATCATTGGGCAATTGATGATACGTTCAAATTTAGCGGCGGCAGATTTAGCGATAGATACGATCATGTTATTTTCCTCAGAGGGGCCGAAGCCCCGTTTAAGATTAAAATTCTAATTCGTTTGAAACGATATCCCAGATTGCTTCACGTTGTTCTTCGGTAGTCTTCTGTCCTAAGATGTGACGAAGATAAAGTTTAACCAGAGTTCTACGATTATCTCCATTCCAAGACGGATGAGTTCCTAAATCGCGAGTACGAACATCATCATGAAAACCGACCTTAATGACTGAGCCTTTGAAAGAGATATCTAAAGTGATTCCATTTTCAAAGTTGATGTAGACGTAGTTGTCTGTCCAGTACATATCGATTTCGCAAACTGTACCATTTTTATGCTCCCAGAGACAAACTGTGTTATCGAAAGTACCTTTAACGTATTTGCGATTAAAGTTTGTAAAATTCATTTTATTCTCCGTTGTATCTGTTTGTTTATTGAGTTTATACTATAACACATACAACGGAGGATGTAAACGGTTAGACGAAACTTACTTCAATTTTTGACAAAGCTTCAAACGCTTTCTTAACGATGAGTACGTTTTTGACTTTGTAACCTTCAGTGAACAACTCAAGTGAAGCAGTCTTAGCCTCTTCTTCAGTGAACATATTCCCCGAACCACTGTAAGCAACCTTCGGAATGTCATCTTCGTCAGTGTAGATCAACCATGTATTCGCGATCAACTGCCTCTGGTGTCCATTCCTTGATAGCACCACGCTCAATTTCTTCTGGAGAGAAGATGTTGCCATACACTGACGCTTGAATTGAAATATCATTCAGTGAAATCCAAGTTTCACCTTTATCAAAAGAAATCCCAGAAACCCGGTTATACGCAGAAATTTTAATCATGAACTTCCGGTCACCAATGAACTTAACTACTTCATTGTTGATATGAGTGTTGCTGCCGTTATCATAGAGATAACCTTCAACGTTGTCCAGAACGTATTCTTTGCTTAAGTCAAGTTTCATATTTTCCTCAATAGGCCCGAAGGCCTCATTTAGTTTTAGTCCAGTGAGTGAGATCAACTATGCCTTTAGCTTTAATTGCTTCGATCAGATTATCAGCAGTAATGCGACCATTTTGATAAAAGCTAACATCTTCTGTGTAACCATCTTCTTCATCTACATATGTTTCACAACGAATCTTACCGAGAATCAAAGTGTTCAATTCGTATTCTTCATTAGTGAAGAAGTTGATAAGAATAATTTTCCATGAGAAATCATCTGATGGACCTTCAGGAGTCATACAGTTAACGAATTCAAACTGCTCTTTAGTGAGCATCCATTGTTGCTCTTTTACTGTCTGTGCTTTATATCCGTCGTGATCTTTGCATTTTACCGTAGCATTCAGATTGATTTTCATTTTATTCTCCGTTTACCATATTGGTTATTGAGTTTATACTATAACATAGTCTTTCATGGATGTAAACGGCAGAGTACAAACAAAAAAGGGACTCCCGAAGGAGTCCCTAACTTATGCTTTACGCTTTCTTACGTGGATTACCAAAAGCCGCATCATGTGCCAGAACCTTACGGGCACGAGAAGCCAGCTGATCGCCTAGTTGATCAATACGAGCGTTAGTGCTACGTTTGTAACCAGCACGTTTAGAGGTACCAACAACTTCTTTTACTGATTTAACTGCTTTTTTAGCTTTTGACATTATGATCTTCCATATTGGAGAAATACATGGGAGCACGTTCTTCTGAGTTTCAACTTCTTTCGACAGTTCTTTCAGTTGTAGCTCCCGCAAGCCCTCAAAGGGTACTTTGTGAGTTTTGTATATTTAACGTTCCGGCTCTCACAACCTTAACTTTATACGCTCTTATCTGTTGCACACCGTTAGCTTAAAGGGTCCGGGTCCGATTTCTCGAGGATAAGATATACACCGATGGATGTATAGGCCTTGAGGCGTACTCCCGATTGGCCATCGCCTCGGGGTAGCATGCACTTGCCGCTTATAAAATATTACTTCAGAGTTACTACGAAATGACGAACAGCTTTACGAGCTGAGCTGCAAAGAGATTTTGCAAATTTCAGTTCGTCTTTTTCGACCAACGCATCACGAAGATCGGCTTGAACTGGATTCAGGTGTTTGAAACCTTTAAGAACTTCCAGTGCTTCGGCGTAAACATCAATAGATGCGCCATAGTTTTCGTGGCCTGCATTCCAAGCGGTACGTTGCAGGGTAAGAGCGTGTTCGAGTTGTTTGTGCATTGACATATGTCGTTCCTCAAATGAGGTGAAAATTTGGTGGACGGTACCAGCGTTTAAGCTGCGCATCCACCACATAGAATAACTGGTCATGTCCTTTTGGAGGTAGTTTTCCAGTTCTTCATAATGATATTTATATCACTTATAAACGCAAGAAAGAGATTTATAGTGACAAGTTACGAATTTTTGTTTGATTTCCTTCGGTTGCTTAAGCCCTGCTGCAACTAAAGGATGAACGACATTTCGAATGCTTCCTGTTGGAATAGGAGTAAGATCTCCAATTTCAACAAATCCTTTTGGTACATCATCACCGATTGCGTAGATTTCACACATTTCTGGCAATTGACCTTGGTGTTCTTTTCCTAGAAAGATTCCAGAAGTAGAGACTTGTTCATCACCAGCTTGAGCTGGTTCAGAAACGAGGATTACATATTCACCTAAAGCTTTAATTGGTAAAGACTGCATGTTTGACCTTTTTGTTTAAGAGCATGAATTAATAATATCATGCTCAACTTTAAGCAATTAGTGAGTGATCAGTTGAATCAGATGTTCAACTTTAACGCCATTTACTGAGATAAGTTTTTCAAAGCTAAATCCACGCCATTGTTCTTTTTCAGTGTCATATACTGGCAGCATATCAACAGATTCAGCGCGAGCTGATTTGACAGTGCTTTCTACCAGATCACTCGGAATAGAATCACTATCACGAGTACAACGCATAGAACGAATAGTGCCATCAGCTTTCTCAAATACTACCTGAGATTCGCCATTAGACAGGATTGCTTTCAATGTTTCGCGAACTTGGATTTTCTGATCTTTAGTTAATTTCATTTTATTTACCTATAACAGTTTTAATTTTATGAGCACCACGTTCTTTTAATGCTTTCAAAAGTTTTTCACATTTTGAACGGCGGTCGTTCGTACGAGCTTCATCTGTGCTATCAACATAATCAGTTTGATAAAGAGTTTTCCATTCAGAGAAAAATCCCTTTTTATACTCGACTGCAAAAGAAATGTTGATATCACCCCAAGAGCTCAATCCGGTAGTTTGCACTAATCTAGCTTTCATGATACTCGGACCTTGATATAATCAACACGGAAGATATACCGGACATCATCGCCAATACATTCTTCTTTAACTTCGCGAACCAACACAAGGTCTGGTTTAAGTGCCACGAACTGATTAACAACGTAATCATAGTCAGTAGTGGTTTTTGACATAATCTCACCAGCATTCTGACAATTCAGTCGCTCAATAACGTAAGTCGGTGGAACTTTAATACACCGGATATTATTAGTTTCCATCACAAAGATGAATTCTTCAGTCATGTCCGACACTACAACTTCAGGAGTTTTTTCAAAAGTAATCATTCTTCTATTCCACAAAATTCATCAATGTTATACCAATTCAACTTCGAAAGATTTTTCTTAGGAACGTTGAATACCTCAATACCAGCCGAACGAAGAATATCATCCCAGCCTTCTCTATTTCTATCGTATGTTTCACAGTACACCAACTTCTTAATACCAGATTGAGCAATTGCTTTAGCACAGTCAGGGCAAGGTGATAATGTCACATACATTGTAGCGCCTTCAATTGAAGAGCCATTACGAGCAGCAAATAAAATAGCATTTAGTTCAGCGTGAATTTCATTCACAGAAGACCAAGCACTGTGTTCTGCTCTAAATTTAGTAGATAATCCATACTTTGGAATTGGACCATCTTGACGTAAACCAGATGAAGGCTTTTTAGCTAACCAGCCTTTTTCATCAGCATGATCACAACAGTTAACTCCGCCGGCAGGTGAACCATTATAACCAGTGGAAATAATACGACCGTTCTTTTCAATAACTGCACCCACTTTCCAGGAACAGCATTTGGATTCTTGAGAAACCAGATAAGCAATTTGTAAGACCGTGGATGCTTTCATTTACATGATCACCAAATAAGTTGAATTTTTAGTTTTAACCCGATAGATTTCACTGAACAGTTGTTCAACATCCAGTATCTGTGAAGTAATTATAAAACAACCATCAGGAAAGCGTTTATTCTTATCGAAGAAGACATCACCGAATCCATGACCATTGACATTGATCAGATCTTTGCATGAAAGAATAACTGCGTCATATGTATCACTTGGGATGGACTGAAAGCAACGATCAAATTCTAGCAGTGCTTTAACATCTAATACGCCTTCTTCGCTGAAGTAAGACTTATCACCAACATGCTGATACTCAGCTTCACGAATCATTTCAATTGCACTTACTAATGTGATCATACATACCCCAGAATTGTTTCCATTTTAACAGAGCCGTCACGAGTTAATGTCAAAGACACATGACTGTGTTTACCATTATAACTGATTGTGACGATCACTCCGTTAATTAGAGGGTCTTGTTTTAATGTTACTTGAGACCCCGGTTTCTTATTAGCGCAGGCCTGCGCAAAATCTTTGCAAAGACCCACAAATTCTTCTTGCTTAAATTTCTTGTCTGAAATCATTTGAATTATCCCAAAAATATTTCACGGAAAAACCGAAAGCATTTGGAGTTCCAGGATCAATAGTGAAGTCAAATGTAAAGCCGAAGCTATCGAAATGAGGAACCACTCTGAAGTCGGTATCTTTCCATAGGATATTCATCACGGCAACGATATCAGAATGAATGAGAATCTGATTTGCTGTAGTGTTAGGAGTGAACATAAAGTTATCCACTACTTGGGCTACTACCATTTTTGCGACATTCTTTAATGTGTTTGCGTTAGGTTGAACTGTAATCATTAGTGCACCGTATGTACTTTAACATTGACGACGAAGTTGGTTACTACTTCGCCAACGGGAATGAACTCTACGTGATATTCGTTTTTGTATCGTGTATTGATATCAGTACGAATTTCGGCTAGAGCATTAATAAGTGCAGGGTCAAGCTTTGCACCGACGAGTTTACGAAGAAGCCCGTAAGCCTCTTCTTCAATTTCATAGTGTTTATTGTACATATCACTTCCAATATAACGGAACTTTGGTTTTTCTCACCGAAAGCTCATGCGTTGGATTTAGGCCACGAAGACGAATGCACTCTTCCCACGCAGCACCTTCATCAGAAAATATCTGAAATTTCTCACCAAAAACTATAACATTTTTGGATGCCATATTAACAATGGCCCATGCTTCATGATAAGGCATCAAAAATCTCCGTGGTTAACTTGCCAGCATTCAACCCCGATACGACGCCACATTTCAACTACTTGTGCTCGGTCATCGACCGCAAGTTGAACATTGAAGCGATCAGCGATACAATTCCAGAAGATTTCTTCTTTCACTACATCATCTTTACGAGAATCACCATGGAGACGCTGATAGTGCTCATCTGAGCCATTAGTATGAGTTTTCAGCCATTCTTTAGTGATTCGACGATATTTAAGCTTATCGTCTTTTGTGCCAGATTCTCGACCAGATACAGTAATGATTTTATACCCTTGAGCACGAAGCATTTCTAAAAGAGCAATAACCATTTTCTTCGGAGCATCTTCACCACATTTCTCAAGATCATAAGGAGATCGATGATCGTTGTCAGCTAATGTTCCATCAAGGTCAAAGATAACAGCCTTTGGCAAAGACTCATCTGGAACATAAACGTCGTGTGGTCTTGACAACTTATACATGCTGCGCAGAACATCAATCGGAACTGCTTTATCACCGCGGTATTGGTTACGTTTCAGAAGTTCAGTCCATGGAACATCGAAACGTTCAATTTCCATCAACACATCAGTAAATGATTTATAAGCAAAATCATGCCAAGCTTCGACCGTCGAAGGATTTAAGTTAGTATCTGCGATGATTACGCCTTTAGTCGTTTCCATTTTAAGTAAAGCTTCGGCTGCAGCGAATTGAGCAGCTGATACTGACTTCTCTTTTGCTTTACTGAAACGATACTGGTTGCGAGCTTCTAATCCAAAAAGCTTTTCACGGAAGTCATCACGAGTCAGAATAAAGAATCCTGGATTTTTCTGGACGTATTCATTAGCCCAAGTAGATTTACCAGAGCCTGGGCATCCCTGAGTTAAGATTAACTTTTTCATTCGATATGTTCCGCTAGTTTCTTGATAAAAGCCTCACGAGCCCTTGCAGCTTCGGTATAATAATACGCAGCACGGTCTGAATTTGTTGCATAAGCCAAATTCATCTGATTATTAAGTTGCTCATAGTTGTTAAACAACAGAATTAATCTTGTATGTTCAGTTTGAGTCATTTCAATACCCCAATCATAATATCAATTTGTTCGTCAATGTCATCAAGTCTTTTCTTAGCATCTTTAGACCATTGTGAAGAACGGTTTCGCATTACACCACTAATATAAGCGCCATGAGCCCATATTCGACGAATCATGATTGAATTAAATGCTTTATACATGAGTTCGCCGTTTTCAAATGATTTAAAAGCTTCAATAACACGATCGGCTTGAAGCTCCATATCATTCGCAATGTAGTTAACTGCATCAGCTGACGAACCAGTTCTTACTTTATCGTCTTCGTGTAAAGCGTAATAATAAGCTGTGCTACGAGCAAAGTATTCTTTCAGTAATGCACGAAGAATTGAATGTGTCATACATCGAATTCCTCATAAAGAGCTGCTCGAGCATCTTTCAGAATCTTACCAGATTCACGCAAGAATGGTTCCGGGTCAGAGATAAACCCATTTGCTACAGTAGCCTGACGCGCGCCATGAATTTTAGCTGCTTCTTCAAAGGTCTTAATAACTGAGCGAATGCGGTCTTTCTCAATTACTTCTTCCTGCCATTCGTCAAAATTGGATACAGAGCTTGTAATACGATACCAGTCTGATAAAGCAATATCAACCATGAACGTCTTTCCTGGAATGCTGGAATTAGGTTGATAGCATGCTACACTTATAACGCGATCTCCATATTCAGTGGCAGCCCAAGAATAATTAAACGTAGTCTTCTTTTCTAAAGGAGTGCGAAGGCAAGAACCAACCTTCATGCAATTGCGAAGGTCTTCATTTTTAATTTTTGCCAATAATTCCGGATTGCTAACGAATACATTAGAACGTGGAGTCATAATATTGTCCTCAAAAATTTTATTATCCAAAGGGCCGAAGCCTTATCGCATTGCGAGTTTACAAATTTTGTAGAATGTTACACATAAGATCAGAACTACTAACGGGTCCATTGTTTGCACCTTGTTTCGTTTAGGTCTTTACGATAGTAACATATCATTCCGTTAGCATCTTTAGCCCAACGATTAACATCATTCATCCAGATTCTGAATTCCTGAGATTCATCAAAAGGCATTCCAACCCAAGGGCGATCGTCAATTATCTTGACTTGCCACTTACCGGTATATGGCTTTATCGGATCCGGCCATGATGGATGCAGAGTGTTATCTCTGGGAACCTCTGGTACACTCTGGGAACATCCAGATAGTAATCCAATAGTTAATACAGCCGCCACTAAACGTTTCATCTAGTAGTCTCCTGTAAATCCAGAGCGAACTTATTAAATGACTCATTTATCTGTTTTTCAACTAACTTCGGCTTAGCTTTGACTACATTTTCTCGTTTAGAGTCTTTAGTCATTTTAGCATTTGAAGTATCAGCTTCTGCCCGATTTTCTTTACGTTGTTCATCATATTTCATGATGTTTGAATAATCAGTTTTAAGCTGCTTAATTGCTTCTCCCTGCTGAGTTGCAACTTGCTGAATAGTCTGGAGATCAGATTTCAACCCATCAATTCTAGCAAATTGAACCTTAATTACTCCGTAACCAAAAAGTAATATTGCTATTGCAGCTACATGAAGATTTGTTATTTTGAACATAATTTGCGGATATGCTCCACGATGTCGTCTTGCGAAAGACCATTAATTAAGATGTGATGTTCCGCAGGAGATTCTTGGATTTTAAAGGATGAATCGACATCCAAAGCCATTTCACTTGCGGTTCTGTTCGGGTTAGATACACCCAGACGATGCTTACCATACATCGGGTCAACGATGATGTAGCACTTACATCCATTGACATGAACGTTAGGTTGAGAGATGTTGATCATTACGTCAGCCGGCATACGAAGGTTGTTTTTCAGAAAGTCGACCATTTCGTTTACAGCTTCAGGCATTTTCTCTGCCCGTTCTTCGTTGATACGATTAGTGTATTCTTTACGAGCCTTCTGACGTTTCTGGGCGCGGGCGTGTGCAACCCGAAGATCAGTGATGTATCCGATAGGTCGTTGACCTTTAAAAACGCGAATATCATCGTGGTGAGTTCCTTCGTAAATTTCTACAAGTTCGTTAGCGGTGATTTGATTGATCATTTTGTTTCTCCATTTGGTTAGTGTAGAATTATAGTAACACAACCAAATGGAGATGTAAACGGTTAGATGTATTCTTTTGGAATAAATTGTTTGAGGTTCTTCAAGAACATTTTGTTAACACCGGCCAAAAGCTTCTCGTTGTCACAACCGCCAGTGTACATAGCCATGATCACACTAAACAGCATTGGCATATCGGCTTTGTTCACGATGGTCTGTGCTTCAATAGCATACTCACGGCGATCTTTGCCACGAAGAGCAGCATACGTTTCATGACACAGTTCAAAAGCAGCACCAAGATAATTGACGTAGATCTGCTCGAAGACATTGATCTTGTTCAAAGAATAAGGATCATCAACAAACATACCCTTCAAATCATCAACAGCATTGGCTACGATAACTTCATACAGACGATCGTTCTTTGTGATAGAATCTTTGGTGTGATGCAATGCACAGTACCATTCGGTTTTAAGCTTAAAGCGCAGACCATCTTCCATTACAAAGACAAAGCCTTCAATACCTTCCATCTTGCGAATATCAGAAACGAAATCACCTTCTGGAACCGGCTGAGCTTCTACCAGATACTGACGAAGAACACCATCAGCGTAGATATCTTCATAATCTACGTACTCGCCAGTATCATTATCACGAATGTTCAAAAGAATCAATTCGCGTTCTTGATAAGGAAGAATGATTCGGTTGTCTGGTGCAACGTATTCAAAGTTAGCAGTGAAACCTTCGTTAGAAAGATCAATCAAACGAGCCAGTAAAGCTTCATGTTGAGGCATCGTCAAGATTGCGGTTGCTGCATGAGCTTGCTCAGATTTGATGGAACTTTTAGATTTGAAACGAAGCAGCATACCATCCATAAATGAAGAAACTAAAGAACCATCAGCCTTTGTAAGCATGTACTGCGCTTTAGAGAGATCGAGATTCATTGTGAATGGAGTTTCATTCAAGTTGAAGAATTTTTCCATTGGACGAGCAGCGATTCGAACTGGTTTGTCATTCATCATTTCAAACATAATGCCACGACACTCTAAAGCGTCAGGCAACAACCAATCAGAATAAGATGCGTAGTTGTAGCTAAAGATTCGATATTCTTTACCAGATGGAGATACATCATCAGTGAAGTAGAATTTAGATTCATCCTTCGCATCACACAGAGCCATCAGATTTTCATAAAGCTGTTTCATTATTCACCTTCCATAATTTCTACTGCATGATTGACGAGTTTTTGCAGATTAAGCAAATCATTTCTGTTCATGATGATACTGTCTTCATCATCAAGTGTGTTGCTTTGCTCTATTCCGAAAGTTTCAGATGTTTTGCATACCCACACTTCAAGCTCTCCGAACTCCGAACTCAACATGTGTTTGTATGTTAAAAACTCTGGAGGAACTTCCGGGTCTAGTTCAAGTTTCATTTTGATTTCCTCTTATGCTGGGTGTTCCAGCATGGATTAAATTTCTTGATAAACATCGGCTCTTCAAGGTCCATAGTTGAAATTGACATCTGACCGAGTTCATTGTTAATAAGCAAATTAAAGCACTGTCGAGCGTAGAACTCTACTTTCTTTCCTTCCATCAATGCTTCAAGGATTTTAGTAGACTTCACTGAATCAGATGTCTGGTCCTTTCTATTGATAGCAGTTCGATAGTAGTTGATACGTTTTCGAAGATCTTTTGTCTTTCCGATGTAGACTAATATATCATCAACAGAAATAGCATATACTACATTCTTCTTATTGGGCACTTCCACTAAAGCGATAGTCGCGTCCGGAAGAAGCTCCAATTGAGCATATTTTATAAATGAAAATTCGTTAGCAATATCTTTCATGAGAAAAAGAGGGCCGAAGCCCTCACCTTAAAAGTATTTTTTCCAAGATTTGATTACTTCTGCATCGACATCATTATCGATTTGAGCTACCAGGTAAGAAGAGATTTCAACTTCTTGAGGTGCTGATTGAACTGCATCAGAGTTCAGATACTCCCTGATCCAAGGAATTGGATGGCGAGTAGGAGCATCTTTGATTGGGCATGGTAATCCACAACTATTCATACGAGAGACTGTTAAGTAATCAATGAAGTTGCACAAGATTTCAACGTTCAGCCCAGGTAATCCGCCATCTTTAAAAAGGTGAACAGCCCATTCTTTTTCTTGGCGGTTAACTTCCATGAAGATGTCAACGGCTTCTTGTTCGCATTCACGAGCAATTTCAACCCATTTTTCACCATCAGTACCGAGTTGCAACTGACGGATAATGTACTGAGTGCCTTTTAGGTGAAGCTGTTCATCACGAGCAATAAACTTCATGATCTTCGCATTACCTTCCATGATTTCCATGTTTTTGTGGAAGTTGAAAGTACAAGCGAAAGATACATAAAAACGAATAGCTTCAAGAGCATTGATGACATGCAAACAGAGATAAAGACTCTTCATCAAGTCATGTTTTGCATCAATGATTTCATAGCTGTCAGGGTTAAAGCATAGTTCTTTGGCATTCTCGTATTCACGAGTTTTCTTCAGAACGTCATCATAATATACACCGATTGATTCGGCACGTTTCATGATTGCTTCATCAAGAACAATTTCATCAAAGATCTTAGCAGGATCGTTGAACAAGTTACGCATGATGTGGGTGTAAGAACGAGAGTGAATCGTTTCAGAGAACGTCCAAGTCTGGTTCCAAGTATCCAAAGAAGGATCGCTAATCAGAGCAGACAAGACAGCAGCAGGTGCTCGACCTTGAATTGAATCCAGAAGACTCTGATACTTCAAGTTGTTGATGAAAATATTTTGCTGATGAACTGGAAGCTTCTCGTATTGAGCTCGGTCAGTCATTAAGTTAACTTCTTCCGGGCGCCAGAAGAAACTCAACTGCTTTTCAATTAAGTCTTCAAATTGTTTATGACGCTGAATATCGTAACGAGCGATACCTAGACCAGAACCAAAAAACATTGGCTCATTCAATACGTCAACTGGTTTAGTGTTAAAAACTGTACTCATTTATTCACCTTTACTCGCCCTCTAACCCATCCGTCTGGAATGGGTTCAGAAGATTCTATTAGTTTATTTTTGAACCCGTTATTAACACAAATTTTTCCACGAGCTCCCTTGTAATTCCGTGGTTTTATTTTATCAAAATTTGGTATAAGCGAGTATGACCATCTAAATCCATAAGCATATTGAAAACATCCTTCGGCACAATATTTGATATTTGAAACAGAACCTGACACCGATTCAGCGGCTTCAGACATAGAATTAAAAGTTTTGATGAATTCTCCATCTAAAGAAAACTGATGAATTTTTATAGTTGCTATAGATGCCTTGCATGATTTAGATATTTGTCTTTTACATTCTTCTGTATGATGCTTTCCTGACATACCACGAGGATGAGGATTATTTTTCCAATATTCTTTGAAGAACATTGAATTATTTTTAGAAAATAATTTTCTGTGTAATTCATAAAGTCTGTTATTTAATCTGTTATTAGCTTTATCTGTGGTCATTAATACCATAGCAGATGCTAATCCAAAATGACCTTCATGAATTTTACACAATAACAAATGCGCCACGAAATGTTCTCTTGCGCTTAACGCTACTAAATTTTCTTTATCATCTGAACCACCCATACACTTGGGAATAATGTGGTGATTTTCAGTATAGCCGATGAAAGGAGAGGCTTTTCGCCTCTCCACTAAGCTATCATATATTTTTTGATAGTTCATTACAGTTTACAAGCAGCACAATCATCGGCTTTTGGAGTTTCTACTTCATAATCATCGTTTCCGGAGCCGTCCCGGGTGTTATGATAATAGAGTGTCTTACCAGAAAAATACCAAAAGTAAATCAAGTCTTCGAGCATAACGCTCATTGGTACTTTGCCTTTCTCGTAATTAGCCGGATCGTAGTAAGTATTCGCTGAAGCTGATTGACATAGCCACTTGGTCATAATAGCCACTTGAGTCAAGTAACCTTTATTACCACGTTTTGCCATCAGCCAAGCATAATCATAAAGATCAGCGTTATGCTCGATGTTTGGAACAACCTGACGGAAAGAACCTTCTTTAGATTCTTTAATACTTACCGGCCCGCGTGGTGGCTCAATACCATTGGTACTATTTGATACCTGCGAAGATGATTCACACGGCATGAGTGCAGAAAGGGTGCTATTACGGATGCCAAAAGACTTGAGGTCTTCCCGCAGCTTCTCCCATTCACAAACGTATTTCGGCGCTGCAAGTTGGTCAATCTTTTTATTGTACCAGTCAATAGGTAACTCGCCTCGAGACCAACGAGTTTCTGAATAATAACCGCAATGTCCTTTTTCTTTTGCGAGTTTAATTGAGGCTCTGATAAGTGCATATTGTAATCTCTCAAACAATTCATGAGTCAAATCGTTAGCGTCTTCGTATGTAGCAAAGTTATCAGCTAACCAAGCAGCATAGTTCGTTACACCAACACCCAATGCTCGTCGTTCTTTAGCTTTCAATGCTTCAGCTACTGGATAACTCTGATAGTCCAAGAGGTTGTCAAGTGCACGAACCTGAACTTCAGCTAATTCGTTGATCTTGTCTTGGTCTTGCCAATCAAAGTTTCCTAAGACGAAAGCAGATAAAGTACACAGAGCAATTTCAGCATCTTTAGAACCAACATCCGTGGTAGGAAGAGCAATCTCTAAACAGAGGTTACTTTGCTTAATAGGAGAAGTTGCGCGAATAAACGGAGTGTAATTATTCATGTTGTCAATAAATGCTGGATAAACTCGAGCAGTGCCAGAACGTTCTGTCATGAATAATTCAAAAAGCTCAGTAGCTTTAATTCGCTTCTTACGAACCAGAGGATCTTTTTCTAATTCTTCATACAACTCGCGGAACAAATCTTCGTCACGGAAATAAGCATCATACAGTTCACCGCCAGAAACATCTGGACTGAACAGAGTGATGTATTCATCTTTGCCAAGACGTTCCATCATCAGGTCGTTGATTTGAAGACCATAGTCCAGGTGACGAATTCGGTTTTCATCTACGCCTTTGTTGTTCTTAAGTACGAGGAGATTCTCGACTTCAAGATGCCAAATTGGATAGTACAATGTTGCGGCACCACCACGAACTCCGCCTTGGGAACAGGATTTAACTGCAGTTTGGAAGTGTTTCCAGAAAGGAATAACTCCAGTATGCTTGACTTCACCGTTTCCGATTTTTGAACCTTCTGCACGCAACATCCCCGCGTTAATGCCAATACCTGCACGCTTACTGATATACTCAATAATGCTTGCACTGGCTTTGTTAATTGACTTAAGTGAGTCACCAGCTTCAATAACAACACAAGAGCTAAACTGACGAGTCGGTGTACGAGCCCCGGCCATAATTGGAGTAGGCAAAGAAATTTGACGAGTAGATACGGCGTCATAAAAACGAATTACGTGCGCCAGGCGGTTTTCAGGTTCTTCCTGATGAAGCGCCATACCAATCAGCATAAATGCAAATTGAGGAGTTTCGTAAATCTTTCCGGTTGAACGGTCTTTAACCAGATATTTTTCTTTTAGCTGCATTGCACCAGCATAAGTCAGCTCGAAATCTCGGTCATGTACAATTCGCGATTCCAGATAAGTGATTTCTTCTGCGCTGTACTTGGACAATAATTCCGGATCGTATTTGTGTTCATTAACACAATAAGAAATATGGTCGATAAATGATGGTGGTTCGAATTGTCCGTACACTTCTTTGCGTAACGCAAACATAGCCAGATTAGAAGCAACATATTGGTAGTCCGGTTCGTCTACGGTGATGAGGTTGGCCGCAACCTTAATAGCAGCTCGTTGTAGTTCTTTTGTCGTCATACGATCGGTTATATGAGGTTTAACTTGCTCATATAACTCATACGGATCTACGTTTGTATTTTCCGCGGCCCAGGATAAAACCTTGATGAATTTCTCTGGAATAAAATCTTGTCCAATTCCTGATGACTTAATTAATTGCATAAATCCTCTACTCTGAAGTCGTCTTTAAAAAGTCTGTTTACTATATGAGCTATTATATCACCATGGCAATTAAGCGGGTGACATGTACATCCTAGCCTCATTCCTCTGAGAGTTTCTAGGTGCTCACGTTTTATTTCTCCAATACGAATGCGACGTATAAAGTCCTCTTTAAAGGCTTCAATGGCAGCCTCGCGGCTGCCAGCATTTTTACCAACGTCATTGCCCCACATGGTGCCACGTTGTATGTTTACGTCGAAATCGGATTTATATTTATTCACGACTCGACAAAGTTTCATGCTTTATGAACTACCACTACCATTTCTGGAGTTTTATTATGTTCAACCGAAAGAAAACTGTCATCGACAATATAAAACCATCCGCCAATCATCACTTTTGAGCCAACCACAAGATGAATTGGATTAATAGGTTCTAATGTTGCACCAAATTCTTTAGTATGGAGTTCATCTACAAATACAGTTTTCATATTGCCATTTTACCTTTAATTGCTGGATGAGATTTGTAATCAATGAGCATTAAGTCTTTTGCCCGAAGATTAGTGATTCGATTGATTTGTTCTTCTGTAGAAAGATGTCTAAATTTATACGGCAGACCGTTAATCTGCATATCACAGAGTTCCAGAGGGTCACGCTGGAGAACTTCTTTGCATTGACTGATATGATCCATATAGATATGAGTGTTACCACCAGTGAACACCAGATGTCCTGGTTTTAACCCGGTGCATTTAGCAATAATATGAATCAGAGCAGCGTAAGATGCAATATTAAATGGAAGCCCTAAGAAAACATCAACAGAACGTTGATACCATTGAAGGTCCAAGAACCCATTACGAACGTTGAATTGATACATCATGTGACACGGTGGAAGAGCCATCTTCGGAATATCAACTGGATTCCATGCTGTGACAATTTGGCGGCGGTCATTAGGCATTTGCTTAATACGATCAATGACCATCATCAATTGGTCAACACCCATGAAGTCGCGCCACTGTTTGCCATAAACCGGACCAAGCTCTCCACCAGAATAACCCATATCAATTGCTTGATTGTTGTAGTTATCGTCCCATACGGTATTCCCTTCAATAAGAGAGCCGTGTTGAATTTGACGAAGTTCATTGACATTAGTTGACCCACGAAGGAACCAAAGTAATTCAGAACGACAAGCGTTCCATGCCAGTTTCTTCGTAGTAACTGCCGGGAATCCTTCTTGCAAATCAAAACGCAATTGAGTACCAAAGACTGCAATAGTACCTGTCCCAGTGCGATCATCAGTCTCATATCCGTTGTCAAAAATATGTTGAATTAGTTCTTGGTATTGTTTCATTCTTTACCTACAATAAAGAGAATTTCACTACCACGCTTATCGAAACGCCCAGTAGTACTAAGAACTCCACCTGAGACTTTGACTAGCCCTTGGTCGATAAAGTCAATGAATTTGCGGTTAGAGTAAAGAATCTTGAATACGCCTTCATTGCTCTTAACTCGAACTCCGTTATCAGCTTCCCAAATATCTTCTAGTGGAGCTTTTACATCATATAATCCATGTGGTAAAGCAGTATACTTGGATGGGTCACGTTTGAACTGCTCAATAGTAGGTGAATTTCCTTGAAGAACTAAAGCCCATTTCTTTTGAGTGTCATCTGCTTTAACTAAAACTAATTTCGCCACGAGTTGTCTCCGGGTTGAAGAATAAAATTCCGCCTTTCTTAGCAAAGCGACCAATAATAGACGTGATGCCATTTTTAACTTGAATATTTCCAGTTTCGATAGCATTAAGAACATCTTTCATATCACGGCCTAATTCAACTCGACCGAATCCAGGAACCTTTTGCAAATTAGATTCACCTTGCCAGACATGTAGATAACTTGTAGGAAAGGTCAGCTCATAAATTCCATGAACCATGTTCTTCTGAGCGCCAGTCCATTTCTTTTGGACTTCATCTTCTTTAATTAGTGTGATTCGTACTTGGCTCATTTTACATACACCGATTCAGAAATGTTTGTCAATTCGTCGATAGCCCACCAGTGAGTTTCAGTCAACTTAAATCCAGTAGCTTCTTCTTGTGGATACCAGAAAGTAGCGTAAGGGAATTGCACTGTTGAATTAACTCGATGCTTTTTACGAATAGTTGTCTGAATAATTCGGTCAGCGTGTGGAGTGGCTTTCTTAATAAGCTCAATTCCACCAATAACAGAATAGTCCTTATCATGGTCAAACATCACATATTGACTATATGAAGTTTTGGCTGTCATGATATCGCCGCCTAAAAACCCAGTGAATTCAAGTTCACTTACATAAGCGTCGGCGAAGAAACCATTCTTTGCAGTAGCTAATGGACGAGACATATCTTGGACCACAATTGACTTGCGTCCGGGCAACGGCTCATCAAATCCCATGAATGTTTTGGCACCCATAATCAGGATGGTGTCTTTGGTGCGAGCTTTAAAGTTTTGGAGATCTTGCTTAATATGACCCCATGGTAGACCATCATCAAGGCCAAAAGCTAATTCATTTTGACCTTCAACCGAACGTGTCGGAGATACTGCATAAACTAATTGTAGCATTATCGCACCTCAATAAAAGCAACATCTTTTGGATGAACAAAATCGGATAAGTCATTGAAAACATCATCACCAATAACAAACCGATAATTATTATATCGACCTTGATACCAAGCTAATGATACCGTATGAAGCATCCCGTATTTGTCTTCAATGACAAACGGGGTGTCATAAGCAGTATTAGCGTAAAGCGTATCTAAGCAGAATTCAGGCGAAACTTCAATCAACTCAATGGTTTTACGTTTAAGTTCCATTATCCTTGCCTCATTTTACAGTTAGGACAAATACCACCCGCAAATAAAAGTCCGCTTCCGCAATATTTGCATTCCCAATCAGAAAGAATCTTCATAGAGCTCTAATCCTTTCTCTAATGATGTTCAGAAAGCGCCGAGTCATTTCGATGTTAGCTTCTCGTCCAACTCGACTGAAAAACCCTTTCGTCATATCTTCATATGACGCTGTCATAACTTCATTTAATTCGTCGAGTGCAAGTGCCTTTCCGTTTATAGTAGCTTCTTTGATAGCTTTATCAAATTCATCTTTATCCATAGTGATTTGCATTATGATGTTACCTTCTTAGCCGCCATTACCATTTTACGAAGCATTACAAATCCTTTATTGATAGCTTCACATAGCTCAGCTGAAACGTTTTCATTAAATAGTCCCAAAGTTCCGAACTTGGTATCATTAGTTAATACCGCATTAAGGTCATCTTCACTTAAAGCTATTTCTGGGCCGAAGCCACCTGAAAAATTAATTTTACAAAATACTTTTTGCCCGCGGCCATCTTCGTATTGCATAGAAATATGCGTTACACCGGGAATATGATCAAACTGGCAACGAATATTAACTACAGGAGCAGCAGAACACCAAATATCAGCCATTATTTTTCGCCTTGGCAAGTTTGAATGCAGCTTTAAAAGCCGGGACATCTTCAACGTCAATCCAAAAGCCAGAACTATAACCGTCTTCATAGCATGGGCATTGGTCGCAATAATCACCCCAGGTTTTAGCTTCACCGCCAACAGAGAAGCCAGTGTCCATTCCACAAAGGATTTCTTCTACACGTTCGATTTCTTCTGGATTGTTGTCCAGGATGCAGAAGTTCCACTTACCACGATAACCAGAACCCAATTTAATGCTTTGACGTTGAAGTTTCATTTTATTCTCCGAGGTTTTTACCATTTAGTTGATAGGGTAATAGTATCACACCCTATCAACGTTGTAAACGGCTGAAGTTAAATTAATTCAGCTTCTGCATCAAGAAAAAATGTTCTTGTGCCATTCACTGTGTTATTCATATAGTTATCAACATCATATCCAACTCGGGCTAATTCATCTGGCTTAATAATAACAGTGCCATAGTCTTCTTCCAATTGACCCATAACTACTACGGGAAATTTAGTGTCGACAAATCCGTTGAACCCGCCGTCATTCAATAAACGTACTTTAACTAAACTCATTTATTCACCTTTTTCAAGAAATTCTTCAAGCATCCAATCGATGTCTTCCCACTGGTTATCTTCTAACCACTTACGAATATTTGCTTCTGAACCGCGAAGATAAATCACTGGCCATCCACCACCTGGGCCATGTTCTTCGATAAGATCAAAGTCGAGACCGTGATCAACATCGTAAAAGCGAGAGCCATCATCAAAAATCAAATCAGTTGCATAGCCGTACTCATTGCGATGAACTTTAGCTACAATATCGAGTTCTAAACGTGCCATAATATTTCCCTCAGTTGTTGACTAGATTATAGTATCACTCTTCATCATCGTTGTAAACGGTTATTGAATTCATTAATTCTTCAACGTCTTGTTCTTCCATGCCAGGAATATAGCAATCAGTCAAGAACTCGACGAGCTTCTCCTGTTCACCCATTAAAGTAACTTCATAACCGCCACACTCGTGGGATACATCATCCATGAACAAGTTGTACTTTTCGATGTCTGTTTCAAAATCACCGATCCAAGTTACGAAAAGAATTACCGATGCCTTCATTTTATTACTCCGTTAGTTGATTTCTAGTCTATCATAACATCATTTTAAGCGGATGTAAACGGCAGAGTCCAGAAACAACAAAAGGAGCCCGAAGGCTCCTTCTTATTATAAACCGTTCAGAATATCATCCAGGTCTTCATCATCGGAAGAGCTAGAAGATGTTTCTGGGATATCTACTGGAGTTGAAGAACCAGCAGAGAAGTTCGCCAGATCATCATCGAAGTTTTCAAGATCATCAGCTACTTTATCTGCCTGGCGTTCGGCGCGAGCCGCATTACCACCCATAGCAGCAGTACCCATTACTTTCTCAAACTTCTTCATGTTCTCTTCAAAAGATTTGAATTTATCTTTTGCCGTCATTTCTGCCAGGTCAACAGAACTATCAAACAGAACTTTCTGGTAAGCTTCATCTTCAATGTTTGGAATTTCAGACTGACCGAGGAATTTAGATTCATCGTAGTTGCTGAAACCAGATACTTTCTTAACTTTCAGGACGAAGTTAGCGCCTTCATACGGACAAGTTACATCAACCGGAGTTTCACCCATTTCTTCATCAACAGCGATCATTGCGTTGATTTTGTCCCAAATTTTCTTACCGAAACGATACTTAAATACTTTACCTTCATTTTCTGGAGCAGCAGGGTCTTTAACAACCAAGATATTCGCCCAGTAAGAAGTTTTGCGTTTCAGAAGTTTGTATTCTTCGTTGTTGGTGTTATAAGAATCATTCTTGGACAGATGTTGACATACTGGGCAAGAATCGTAATCACCATGAGTAGAAGTACAGTTTTCGATATACCACTGATTGTTTTTCTTAAAGCCGTGGTTAATCAGAATTGCAAACGGAGCAGTTTCTTCGTTTTTAGAAGGCAGAAAACGAATTACCGCTTGACCATTGCCTGCGTTATCAAGTTTCAGTTTCCATTCACCTTTATCAGCGTCAGCGAAAGATTTATTACCGCCAGACAGAGAATCCAGTTGAGTACGCAGAGCAGCAGGGTTTTTACGTTTGAACATTGACATATTTTTACCTTAATATTTACAGTTTTTAACAGTTTTTATGAACAGTTGTTTAGCTTCAGACGAATCCACTTGCAATATCTTGCGATATGCAGTTAGTTTCGTTGAATAGTTTGACCAGACTAGATTGTCAGTTGCTTGGTCATGTTTATTTATAATGTCCAGAAATGAATCCAGAATTATGAATGTCTCGAATGAGATAATGTTGCTTTGAAGAAGTTTGAAGATATAAGATGTATTTACCTTATTATTATATTCAAAAATCTCATTAAGCGTTTTGACTTCAACTTTTTTAGAGAAGTAATAGATGTTTTTGACATCATCTTCAAATTGACTCTTAATCATTTTCAATTTACCGATGTATTCTCGATAGAATACCAGAGCATCTGCGTCAGAAATATCTCCGATCCATGCATCTTGGTTAGCCACCAGGTTACTCATGAAAATAAGTGAGAGTTCTTTAAGGGTGTGTTTCTCTGCGAGTTTCTCAAAGAAATAACGATCACGACGTTTTTGATACGCCTTGTCAGAAACCCGCATGCACCAATTGTATTTTATAACGTCATATTTGCCAGCAAAATGTTGTTTCAACATCAAGTACAGTAGATAAACTGATTTACCATTGATGTATCTATTATTGTTTGGAGGCATGCGGATTTTAATCATAGCAGAAAGTCTAACGTATTAGTCTTTTCACCACGTGAAACACTAGGACGAAGCAGGTGTTCATCAATGGCTTCAGAACGAATTTTTTCAATAATTCCAGAAGGAATATACTTTGAGAACTGAGTCTCAGGGATGGAGTTTTCCTCCATCCAAGCTGTAGTGGCTTCTAGATAACCAAGACCCTGTTCATTGACTAGTGCTTCAATAGTAAAGCCATTTTGTTGTTTATCGAGTAGTTCATCGACATTGGCTTTTTCTTTCGGCAAAGATTCGTCATTTAGTGAAAACAGAGTCATACAGTTCTACCACCTTATCTTTTTCTTCTTCAAATTGATCACGAGTATCTTTATGATACATCGCCAACAGCTGATTGAATACTTTGCCTTCAACACCAAGATCATCTTTGGCTGAATTACGTAGATCAGCGATCAGTACTTTATAACCAGAGATTTTCAGCATATTATCTGAAGCGTCTTTAATTTTCTTGCGCAGTTCTTCACCATGAATTGCTTCATCAAATTCAACTGCTACTTTCTTTTCTTTAGCCATTTTAGAACTCATTAATTTTTGAGGTTAATTTAGAAAGACCCGATTTCACAAAGTATGTGTAGATCTTACCACGAGGAGGAATTTTGTATGATTCATAATAATCTATGATCTTTTTAGCAATATCCTCTGGGATATATTCGAAATCGATAAGTACTCTGTTTTCGAGGTATCGATTATATTCTGATTCAGTTAAAAGCTCTTTCATTCCTTCCGGACCAGCATCCAAGCACTGTTCCAAAAGTTTAGTTGCAAATGGAGGAGTTCTTTCACCATCTAATTTAGTTAACCAAAAATCAGAACGAACTTTAACAGAAGCAACGTTATCTTTACGGTCACCTTTAAGAACTTTAGTCAAGCATTCCAGATCAGCTTCGCCAGGTTTAATCTTGACGAGTTTCTTTTGCATCGGAGACCATTGTTTAACATTCGGATATTTGTGCAACTGTTTAAAGTCACCATCTGAAGAAACGATCATAATCTTATGTCCCTTTAAAGAAAGATAAGGAACAAGAATACCGATATGGTCATCCGCCTCATATTTGTCAATATTCATAACAACATAAGGCATATACTTCTCAAATTCTTCAACCGCAGTGCGGATTCCAGTGAAGTAACCTTCCCAATCCCATTTAGACTCTTCGCGTCCTTTGGAACGGTTCTTTTTATAGTAATAAGCTAGATCCCGGCGCCAATAACCAGATTTTGCATTATCAACGCAAATAACAACTTTAGTGTAACCTTGTTTTCTGAACTGTAATACATTTTTCTTTAAAGTAGATAGGAAAAGATGACGAACCATCGGAACAGGAATTTTTTCCCCATCAGCGAATGTATTCAATGCTACAGCAAGTGCAAGCTGTGACAAGTCGACAAAAGCAATACCTTCTTTTTGGTCTTCTTCAGACCCGAACATTTCGTTTAAATTCATTTGAACCTCGTTCAATTAGTGACAGATCAATTATAAATACATTCTATAATAGCAAACAGGAGTCATCATGGCCGATTTAAAAAGAAAATTCAGAGCTCAAGAAGGTCTGGATGCGGCGGGTGAGAAAGTAATTAACGTACAAACCGCTGATCGTACTGTTCCGAGCGATGGTGTTAACGTTGAGTTTCTCGTCCAAGAAAACACATTACAACAATACGACGAAACCAGATGGTATCCGAAAGATTTCGCAGTGATTTATGATAACCGAATTTGGGTATCAAATCGAGAAATCGTTAAACCTTCTGGTGCTTTCAATGAATTATTTTGGACTGCTTTGCGTACGGATGCGAAGTGGAAAACCGAATCTACTGGAACGATTAACCTGAAATCTGGTGACTTCATTTCCGCTGATACGTCTGGACGAGGCACAATTAAATTTGTTTTGCCGAGTGCTCCACAAGATGGCGATACAATCTTCATCAAAGATATCGGTGGACAACCTGGATACGCTGACGTAACTATCGATGCTTCTGTTCAGTCAATCGTTTGGTTGGGTGCACAAGTTCGCAGTGTACGAATGACTCATCCATATAGCCAAATGGTATTAGTGTTCAGCAATCGTTTGTGGCAACTTTATATAAGCGACAATGAGCGCACGGCCACAACAATTACCCCGGCGAGTATTCATGAAGCACAAGCTAATGAATTCATCGTTCGTCGTTATACGACTGGGGCTCCTATTCGTGTTACTCTTCCTAAGTTCGCGAATGATGGTGATATCATTAACTTCACTGACATGGATGGAATGAACCCTTTATTCCATATGTTTGTGAGTACTTATGATGATAATACTTCTATTGGATCAGTAGGAACAACTTCACTGGAAGTGCGTTCTTCTGGAGATGGATTTATTGTATTTGACGCAGTTGAAAAACTGTGGAGAGTCTGGGACGGTGATCTTCGTACTCGTCTTCGTATTATAAAGGAAGATACTGAAGTACGTCCGAATGATCACGTGATGGTGTTTGGCACAAATAATAGCACTGTCAAGAAAGTTGTAATTACTCTGCCTCCGGCGCCGGGAATCGGTGATACTGTTAAGATTTCTTTGAACTACATGCGCAAAGGTCAAACAGTAGATATCACGTGTACTGGAACAGACACTATTGCTACTTCAGTTTCATTGCTTCAGTTTCCTAAACGTTCAGAATATCCGCCAGATGCAACGTGGGTACAGAACCAGACTCTGAGCTTTAATGGTGATACTTCTTACGTTCCAGTATTAGACTTGTCTTATATAGAAGATGGTGGATTGAAATATTGGGTTGTTTCTGATAATAAACCTACAGTAGAACGTGTTGATTCAAAGACTGATGCTACTCGTGCTCGTCTGGGTGTTATTGCTCTGGCTACCGAAGCTCAAGCTATGGTTGATCATGAAAATAATCCAGAGAAAGAATTAGCAATTACTCCAGAGACATTCGCTAAACGCGTTGCTACTAAGCTTCGTCGTGGTATTGCTCGTTTGGTTACTTTAGCTGAAATTCAAGCTCCAACTACCGGTCCTCATCTGGATGATGTAATTGTTACTCCAGCAATGCTGAATGAGAAAACAGCTACTGAAACTCGTCGTGGTGTAGCGGAAATTGCTACTCAATCGAAAACTGATGGATCAACTGACGATGTCACAATCGTAACTCCTAAGAAGTTGCATAATCGTAAAGCTTCGGAAATATTGACTGGTATTTTAGCTCTGGTTAAAACTGGAATAACTACCGTTGCTGGTGTAGATCGTGATACTAAAGGAACTAACGTATACGATAACACTGAGAATACGAAAGCTGTAACTCCAGCTTCTTTGTTTGAAAATAAAGCAACTTACACCTCACAAGGTGGTACTTATTTAGCAACCGAGAATGAAGTAATTAATGGAACGGCGCATGATCCTAAAATTCCTACTGCCGTAACGCCGGTTGAGCTGCATAAGAAAACTGCAACGGAAGGAAGAATTGGTTTTACTGAAATTGCTACTCAGCCAGAAACTGATGCTGGTAATGACGATTTCCGATACATTACACCTAAGAAATTATCTGGTCGTAAAGCAACCCAAGATTTAACTGGATTAGCACGTATCGCTACTCAACCAGAATTCAATGCTGGCGCATTGGACGATGTCATCTCGACTCCGTTTAAAATTAAAACTTATTTCTCTGATCCTGCTAGACATTCTGTTGAACCGTTGTCTGGATTAGTTGAATCAGGTAACTCCTGGGACCATTATAAACTTGATATCAAGAAAGCATCTGAGACACAACGTGGTACTTTGGCGGTTGCTACTAAGATTCTGGTAGATGCTGGTGTAGATGACCAAACTATCATTACTCCTAAAAAGCTTCAAGATAAGAAGACATCAGAAACAACTGAAGGTATTATTCAGATCGCAACTCGTCTTGAAACAACGACAGGAACGGTTGGTAATAAAGCAGTTCCTCCGGTTCATCTGAAGTATGCTATTCAAGAACAAGCTGATTGGGAAGCTACTCCGACTCGCCGTGGACCAGTTAAATTAACCGAATTAGCACTTACTTTCGTCGGTGATAAAGTAACTGGTTCTGGCGTGAAGTTCAATGCTGTTACTGGTCTTTATGAGAATGATGATGTTAAACTGAATGCTGGAAATTATTTCAAAACTGGATATGCAGTATCTCCATTTGAAATGAATAAAACACTTCAGAATTTCTTGCCGATCAACGCAATTGCTGTAGATTCACAGAAGCTCGATGGATTAGATTCACTGCAGTTTATTCGCCGTGATATCGATCAGACTGTCAATGGTTCATTAACTTTGACCAAGCAGTTAAACACTAGTGCACCTCTGGTGTCATCTAGTACATCGAAGTTCACCAACATAATGGCGACTATAGACCTTACCGTTGGCGACGACTCAAGTCACTCTGTGATTAATTTGAATGCCAAAGGGAACCATTGGTTGATCGATGCTCAGTCTCAATCAACTTACTTGGATTTCACTGCAGATGCTGATGTGCTTCGTCTGAAGCGTGACGGTGATGTTGAAGTTGGACAAACGCTTAAAGCTGGCAATCGAATCGATGCTATGAAAGGCTTTAGCGTAGAAGGTGGTACAATGGTTATTAATCCTACCCCTTCAAATATTCAATTTGGTTCACAGTCAAAAGCTACTAATATTCAGACAACTGATGCTAGTAATTTGACAGTGACAGATTCAACCGGTACTTCGACGGTAATCACTACCAAGAACATGGTAAATCAAATTGGATTGAACTTCGTCAAGAAAATTGGCGATTCAATGACCGGAAACCTTTTGATTGATGCTACGCTTCGCGTACAGATTCCTGAAGGTGTTGTAACTCCAGATCAGCCGCCAACTGATTCTAATCCGAACGCATGGTCTTCTTCAATTAAAACTTCTGCTGTGTACAATAAGCTTCCGGGCTTTGTTGTTCCGGTATATGGAACAAATGAAGAAGGTAATCCAGTTGCAATTGATTACACCGAAGTTAAAGGTCCAGGTACGTTAACTCAGCATGGTATTGACAAAAATAGCATTTGGCAAATTTGGGCACCTCGCCCAGCAACAGTCGATGCTACTTATTTTGCTCAAACTTTCTGGATACGTAACTTCAACGCCCTGACTGGAAAATGGGATAAATGGGGCAGAATGTACACCAGCAATAACCCACCTACTTCTAAGGAAATTGGTGCTGTTGCGGCAGGTGGTTCTGCATTTGATAACTTAACCATTCGTGATTGGTTGCAGATCGGAAATGTTCGTATAACTCCGAACCCAGTAACTCAAACAGTAGATTTCACTTGGATTCCTTAATGGAAAAAATGATGGCGAGTTTTGGTGAAGGATATACCAAAACTCAAGTTATTTCAGAAAATAATTCCATCAAATATAAGTTTTCATTCGCTCCGGGGTCGGAATTATCGACCCCTTCTTTAGGATATTTCACCTTTCAAGATGAACGCATTGGTGACCAACAAGATGGTGTTGGAATAAATGTCCGCGAATTCAATCCAGCGATGAATACTATATCACCAAAGAAAACTTTCAACTTTTTACAAGAAGATTCTGGAGCTCCAAATAAAGCATTTTTAGAATATCTTGCTACATTTCCTTCAACAAGCAAAAATCTTTTAGTCTTTACTACATTTGGTGATTTTAATCAATCTCCATCCATTGAAGCTAAATTTAAATCATTTTGGAGTACTTTATGGCCAAGTAAATGGCACACAGATAATTATTTTGTCATTTATGCCGGTCTTTATTCTATTGAAGCTAATAGAATGATTGCTGAAAACGTTACTTACTCAGATGGTGTATCTAGACAAGAAGACTTGCGTCCGGCTATTGAGTATGTGTATGATAAGGCAAATGATATAGGCGCAACCGGATTTTCTTATAGAGCATTAGAAGATTTTAATGAGTATGTTTCTTCAAATGATACGATAAAGCGTTATCCAATATCAGACGTTTTGGGAGTTCCTATGGCTTCAGTTGGAATAAAAGTTTCTGATAAAATGCTTTGGTCATTTGAATTCTTACAGAGCACAGAAATGGTTCCTGGCGGTAGAAATATACGAGTTAGCTTAAGATGGCTTTCAAATACTGGAAGTTTAATTAAAAGCGAAAATATAGATTCTAATCCAGCAAACGCAGGTAGTTGGATAAAAAGCGAAAAGAACATAGAAGTTCCAGTAGGCGCAGAACGATACACAATAGTTGTATCTAAAACTAATGGAACCAATATTGAAGGAGAAGGAGGAGTTCGTTCGATGATATTGACTAAAGTATCAAGATCATTAGAATCTTCTACTTCAACATCAATTTCTGTTAATGGTATAAGAATGAACTCAGCAGTATCTGGAGATGATCCAACTCTGCTTAAAATGGCTGTACCTGAAGTTGATTCAAATGGTAATCCATTACCAGGAGAAGATCTTTCTGGGCATGTTTATAGCGCAGATTGGCGGGAGTTTGAAAAAGATATATAGGGCCGAAAGGCCCTTTGTCGTATAAATAGTCTTATAACAATAGAGAGGACTTATGGCCGATTTAAAATCAAACAGTACAGTCGGTGGTTCACCTATTTGGCATAAGGGCAATTTCCCTCTATTTCCAACCGGTGACACGCTGCTCTTCAAAACATACAAGGTTTATACCGAAAAAGATAAACCTCAGGCTATAGACAACGATTTCGTTTCTAAAGCACAAGGCGGAACTTATGCAGAATCCGTTAGATTCAGTAAAGGCCTAACCTTTAATGACAAGCAGGGTAATCCAGTGACACTTGGGGTTCCCAAGAGCACTATCCCTGATATAACATATAAAGCTTCACTTCAAGTTACTGGACCATTCGCTCTGGAAACACCAGACGGTCAACCGTTTATTATCTTTGATCCAGATAAAACTAACGGAGTATATCGTCTTATAACGATGGGTAACGTTCTGGCTAATGAGTTGCATGACTCTACGGGTCGAGCATTTTCTCCAGGTAACCCACCGAATAAAACTCAAATTGGATTACCTTTAGTTGATAACGCTAAACAGGTTCAATTGAATCAGAGCGCTTTACAGGCAATGGCTGGTATTTTACAAGCTCCCAATTTTATAAGTGAAATTCCAGCTTCACTACCCGGACACGTTCCTCGTTTTGATCAGATAGTTATCAAAGACTCAATCCAAGATTTCGGATATTATAGCTGAGGACATATGGCTACTATTAAACAAATTCAATTCAAACGATCTACTGCTTCAGGTACAAAGCCGGCAGTAGCTCAGCTAGCAGAAGGCGAATTAGCTATTAATTTAGCTGATCGCACAATTTTCACTAAAGACCATAACAACCAAATTATTGATCTTGGCTTTGCTAAGGGCGGTACAATAAACGGTGATGTTATTCAAATTGGCAACTATAAGCAAACTGGTCAGTATACCTTAACCGGGAACATTGATGCTTCTGGCGATATTACATCTCATGGAAAGGTGTGGACTCACGCACTTATGGTTCGTCCTTTAGATCAAGGCGCATCATTCATTATAGAAAACCATTCTAATGTCTCCAAAGATCTTAGAATAATTGCGCATTCTACTGGCGAACTTCCTACCGATTATGACCGATTACTGTTTAGAAGCATAAATGATACAAATGTTTTAGACCCAATGTCTATTTCATGGTCAAAGAACAGCAATGAAACAGTCGTTGACGTTTATGGCAAACTTAATTCGCGTAATTTGCTTACAGCTAATAAAGCTGTAATAACAAACAATTCTGCTATAGATAATGTGCTTGGTGATAACTCCATCGCATTAGGTGACAATGACACCGGATTTAAATGGTGGGCTGATGGACATTATAACTTAGTTTCAAACGGTGTAGCTGTTCTTCGTTTAAACCAAAGCGAATCATCATTTCTACGTACGACGCATTTCCAATATTCTGCTGATGGGTGGTCAACTACAATTGTCCCTGAAAACGCATCATTAATACAAGTTTCTACAGAAAAAGATGATAATAATATTGGAGATGGATGGACACATTTAGGTCTTAATCAAGGTGGAAAATATTCGCATTATCTTCGTGGATCAGGTACAACATTTATTGATACTCTCGACGGGCTGCGTATTTCCACTTCAGTATCTGCATTAAAAGGCATTAGCACTGAAGGTAAGGGTACTGGGGACTATGATTCATACTCTTTAGTGAATTGGGATGAATCTCCGACAACGAGTACAAACCATTTACGTAAATTCCGTCCGTTCCGCACCGGGACTATTATTCATGAATTAATTTCTGGCACTACTGGCGATATTAATACCACTAATGCTTTAAGTTGGTTTCATGGTTTAGGACCTGACAATTGGATGGCTTCTTTGAATGCTGACGGAAGCTTTAAGATAAATGGTACTCTAGAAACTAATGCAGCTTATGAAGCGTTCAATATTAAAACTAGAGATGGTGCTCCTGCTTATATTCGCGGTGCCAATAATAACGAAACATCTTGGCTGATGGGGCGAGTTAAAGCTGGTAGTAATGAGTTTGTAATACGAGCAAATAACTTAGCCGGGCAGACTATGGTTGATCTAGTTTCATCACCCGATAATAAGAGCTTTGCTATTAATATTGACGGTAATATAATTTCTAGATTCAAAAACGATGTGGTTACTATTGATGGTTCTCGTTGGGCTGCAATAAGGTCTCATTCATACGGTGAGCAATGGGCTTATGACGCTCCAGTAACTCTTGATACGGGAAGTGTTCCGGGAGTTTCAGATTACTATCCTGCATTTTCACAAAAGTCAATTGTGGCTAATGTCGGCTTTAATACTAAGGTTGAATTTGGTACTCTTAGAGATAGTAATACATGGGGCCGAGGTATTATTCGTGTTGGTACATTTGGATATCAATCGGATGCTAATAGACAAGGTATTTTTACTTTTACATTGGATGGAGATTTTCAATCTCAACGATATGTTATTGCACCTCATTTCTTGACCGGAGTATCTTCATCAGCTTATCCTGATAGAGCAGGTATAACTATCGGGGATAACGACACTGGAATTTACTGGGGTGGAGACGGGATTGTCGCTCACTTTGCAAACTCTATTCAAGTTGCTGTATTAGATAGCACTGGATTCCGTACCGAAGGTGGACGTAGTTTAGTTTCAAATGGTGACTTAAACCAAGCAAATGATGCTCACTCTACTTATGTTCGCGATATCTATATTCGTTCAGATATTCGTGTTAAGAGTGAACTTCGTAAATTTGAATCTCCTTCTGAAACTCTTAAGAAGATGAACGGATATTTGTATCTTCAGAAGAAAGGTTTCAAAGAAGATGGTTCTATTAATTGGGAACAGTCATCTGGTTTAATTGCTCAGGAAGTTCAAGCTGTATTACCTGAATTGATTTCAGTCGATAAAGATAACCCAGAAGGATTACTTCGTCTGAACTACAACGGTATTATTGCGCTGAACACTGCAACAATTAACGAACATACTGATGAGATTTCTGAATTAAAAGCTCGTATTCAGAAGCTTGAAGAAATCATTTCTGCATTAATTTAATAAAGGGGGCTCCGAAGAGCCCTAAGGATTTTTATGGCTATTACAGGCCCGTGGGTTGGAAGTAGTGCTGTAGCCGAAACAGGCATGCGTTGGGGTACAGATCAACGTGTAGCAGTAAGATTATCCTATAATGGATGGTATTCTGAATTAATAGGCAGGTCAAAAGAAGTTATTCTTGAATTGACCGAAAATACATCATACAATAAAGACTGGCTTATAGACTGGCTTAGAGCTCAAGGTGGTACTCCTGCTGTTATAAACGTTCGTGGCAATATGGTATCTTATAGCGAAAATGTTCCTACATTTGAATTCCCTGCTGATCTCCCGAATGCATATGTTACTCTTAATAACTATTCAGCTATTTGGGGAAGAGGCGGACGTGGCGCGGGCGGCGGATCTGGGTTTGCTAATAATGCTACTGCGGGTGGTACTGCTATTAACAATCAAATAGGTGGCCGTTTAAGAATTAATAACGCTGGGCAAATCGGTGGCGGCGGTGGCGGCGGCGGGACCTATAATGAAAAAGCAATAGGTGCAGTTTTATATGGTGCGGGTGGTGGATTCCCGATGGGTGCGGGTGGCGCCGGTTTTTTTGCTGCAGGTGCTGCAGGATCTTTATCGGGACCTGGCGCAGGAGGTACAACAGGATACCCTGAACATGGCGGCTCAGGAGGTTGGGCTGCCCAGGCTGGAGTAATGGGTGTTGGTTCTGTTTCTGCTCCTCCACTTTGGCCTGCAGGTGGAGGAGCTGCGGTTGTAGGGAATGCTCCTGTTTGGTCGGCTGTTGGTACAGTACACGGCTCTAGGGTATAAATATTCCAAAGGAGAAAACTTATGGCTTCAAAAGTTAGTCTGCCAATAACAGACTTTATTTTTGGAGTTTGGGATAGAGTATTCAAAGATAACGCAACCGGGAGAGTCTTACTCTCCCGTGTTTTTGTGTTGATTGTGTTTTTCGTTTTGGGAATGACTTGGGTTAAGAGTGATGCTATATTAGCTGCTTATAGAGATTCGAGTTACGAAACTTATGTTAATATTCAACAAAAAGACCGTGAATCTCGCTTTGAAACAACTGCTCTAGAACAACTTCAAATAGTGCATGTATCGAGTGGCGCTGAATTCAGTGCCATATATTCATTTAGACCTAAAAATTTAAATTACTTTGTTGATTTAATAGCTTATGAAGGTAAACTGCCAAGTACAGTTTCTGAGAAAAGTTTAACTGGATTTCCAGTAGATAAAACTTCTCAGGAATACTCAACACATTTAGGAGGAAGGGTTTTTTACTCTGAACATGAATTTGTGTTTTTACCATCTAAAGTAAAAACAGACGAACTGAAATATATGTTCAGCTGTCCGTTTTTTAATTTAGATAACGTATACGCAGGAACGGTAACAATGTATTGGTACGAAAAGAACAAAACTATTAATACAACACGACTCGAATCTATTTGCGATCAAGCCTCGCGTACATTAGGAAGAGCTCGTTAATTATTGGTGTACATTGCCAAATGGCGGTAAATGTCTTCATATCCTTCATTGAATTCTTCAATGAGCATTTTTTTCTCATCAGCGGTTAATTCAGAGATCAGCTTACGGAAGCTTCCTTGATTTAACCGTCTCCAATCTTTATCATCAACGTGAGTTTCATTTATAAACGCAATGAAGTGATCACGCTTTTCTACAATATCATCACGGCCAAATTTAATTAAAATAGATGCGATGGTAATCACTTCACGAACAACTTCAAAATTTGTCATTATTTTTAAATTCCTACATCTTAATGGATAAGAGTATAATATCACAGTCAATAAGAGATGTAAACGGCAGAGTTAGTTCAGAACTTCCCAACGCTGAGTGATATGTTCTGGTTGAGTGATGTATTCTCTGTCGCTAGAGTCAATCCAGAGTGCATAGCGAGTTTCTTTCTTCTCGGCAATAATATACCATTCGGCACCTATTGGACGAACTCTACGCCCCATCCAGTGACAAATTTTGATAGCCTCGTCAAAGCTATAATCTACCATATCTCCAAGAGCCAGCTTGTTCATGATACCTTCAAGAGAACGATGTAATTCAATTACGTTTTCAAGATTATGACTCATGTGAGCTCCTGATATCAACATTGATCGGTTGAACACTAAGAATATCTTTTGCTATTAATTCTGGAATAGTTCTGCGAGCCATATACATAATTTGATCGGAAGAATTAGAAACTTTTCTTGCTTTTTCTAGCATTTCGGTTCTAATTATTTTAGTCTCAGCTTGTAGATATTCGATATATTCTTGTAAATCTTCTACCGGTTGATTATAAGTCTTTCCATATACGACGAATGTATCATAATCAATGCCATAATCTTTTATTGCTCGGATGACTTGGTCAATAGCAGATACTTCATCGTAAGCCCAACCACAGTTGACGAACGTTTGCTTGATTTCTTTACCATTTTTGTAAAACACTGCTCTAGTCGGTAAACTCATAATATCCTCAGTGTGTAGTAATTGTCATGTCAAGTGATTCAGCGAAATCCATCAGAGCAAAAGTCATATTAATTACGTGACCTTTTTCCCAAGATTCGATATAAATTCCACGATTATCTTCGGTTACTGTAACATCGCAGTCGGTGAATTCATGGTGATTGTTATTTCTCATTGCGTTAATGTAACTTAGCATTTTTGAAGAAAAGATTCCCCGACGAATAGAATCTTCTCCATTCATGCGAATAATCAAATCAATAGAGTATTTAACTTTGACCTGAGTAACAACACCAACATAACGGTCATACGCAAGACGTTCAAATTCAGCTTTACTCATCATGGTCTTTTCCTTTATGTTTTTGCTTACGTTTGGAGTCATTCATGCGCGCTTCTTATCTTTATGAGCGCCGCCTTTATTGAAATCATGTTTCGCTACTGGATTGTTCAATTAAATGCCCTCTTACATTTTTAAGTTGCTTAACTTGCATAGCCAAGCGCTGTAACGGAACAGTATCAGCTTGTTTAAGATGGCGTCTTATTAATTCAACAAACCATTCATAATCAGGACGCTTAGCTAATTCAGCTCGGAGCTTAGCATTTTCTTGTTCAGCTTTGGTCGCTCTTTGTCTGTACATTACCTAACACCTTAAGTTGATATTTCAGACTTTCAATTATGGACTCATTCATGTGAATATAGAGTTCCATCAACAACGGTTTGATCATTCCATTGATTGGAGATGCGAACGGACAAACGTAATCTTTTCCGGTAAGTTTCTTAGCCAATTCTGATTCACAGAATTTAAATCCGGCTTCGTTGGTGTATGTACCCCAATTTTCATGCATCATTTCATTTGCACGAGTTAAGGCATGAATTCGATTATTGATTGCATCGATTTGTAATTCTTTAGCGTTCATCAGAAATAATCCTCAAGTCCGTAGTTTTCAACAACTTCTTCAATTTCTTTGATGAGTTCTTCAACTGGTCGGCCGATAGAAATAATATCAAAATCACCTTTGTTAATTAATTTCAAAACATCGTCCTGGCATTGCCACATCAAATCAGTTGATATTTCATCCGCAATTCCGGAATAATAGTCTAACCCAGTTTCTTTGCATTTATCATAAAATGCTTTAAGAGCTGCACTTTCATAACGAACCATTTCTACTTGACGAGTTGACTTAATCATTAATAAAGATCCTCAGAAAATAATGTGTCATACGGCGCACCCTTTTTGCGAACTGTATTAATCTGTCCAGCATAGGTTGCAATAATCAATGCATCTTTGCGATTATGATATTCGCCCCATTGGTCAATAAAGCCTTGATTGTCGTCATGAACGTGATCAGTCACCAATTTATCTTGGACTTGGTCCAGTACTTCTGCCATATCTTTTGAATAATGCCTGGAACCTGGAATAACCAAATGACCGCCAGTTTTTAATTCAAAACGATTAGCTGCACAAACGATACGACGTTGAAGTTTACGACCATCCCACCAATCAGCCGTTTTGAAACAGATATCTGGAACCGCCAATTCATTATTTTGATTCATCGTTTCCATCATTTGAACCACCCTTTAACTTTATCAATCCAACGAGATTTACGAGTAACACCCCAACGACGAATTTCTGGCTCTTTAGTTACTTCATCAATCCACTTTTCAGTTTCTTCAATTTGCTTCTGAGCGATAATAACCGAGCATGAATTAATGAAACGAGACAGCGCTTGCATGAAGTTTTGGCAATCACCACAGTGACGTCCCAGAGTGCTATAAACTGCATAACAATCTTTAGATTTGAGTTCAATTGAGCCTAGATGAGAACCTCGGAACCAGACTTCCCATGCATCCGTCGGTAAGTGGTATTGATCATCAACTCGTTGTACACAACGTTGAAGCTCATTCAAAATCTCTGGGCGGTTCATGGTGTTTTTGATGTCTTCTACCAGTTGATTCAGTTGAATAGTCATTTTATTTCCTTACAGAGTGTCAACGGAGTTGATGATGTTTTCGATATTTTCTTCGGTACGAGCGATGTCTAAGTAGATGTTGCCGTTCTTAGAATGTTTAGCAGTCATACCAAGATCTTCAAAGTGTTTCACTTGAGAATCTGTCATTTTGTAACCGGAGATGCGGAAGTTACCTTTATTGCTAACCTCGAACGAACGAATACCGAAAGTACGTTTTTCCAGGACTGCAATAAAGTTGCTACGATAAACATCTAGCTTTTTGATTTTGAAAAGTTCTTCTTTAGTTGCCAGAAGTTCCATCATGAAATCTTTATCGCTTTCCATCTCACCAGTGATTGCACGAGCTTTGCGAGTATTTCGTTTTTCTAGAAGTTCAGGAGCATTTTCCTGTGCGTAGAGTACCGCAGCGTTAGAGATGATGTCTTGTGCTTCACCTGTGATAACTAATCCATCGCCTGATTTTTCGATCAATCCTTTCTTAATCAGAACACCGATGTTGCTGTTAACTGAAGAAGCATTCATCGTTTCTACGAGTTCTTCACGAAGTTCAGCCGAAGTGATGAAGTTACCTTTAGCTACCTTAATCAAAATGGCTGCTGTTTTTTCGTTCAGAACGTTTTCAGAAGCTTTGATGATGTAAGTTACTTTTGACATTTTGTTTCTCCGAGTTTCTATTTGTTTGGTATGAGGTAATAATATCATACCTTGAAGCAGTTGTAAACGGTTAGTTTAGCACCTTCCGAAAAGATGCTATCAAACAGCTAACGGAAAAATGATTTGAACAACTCTTTGGCCTGATTCAAAGTTTCTGCGACATCTTCGATTTCGTCATCCAGGACAACAACCATATCATAGTTGTTGACGTAAACCCAAGCTAGATAGTAGCCTCCGCTTGCTTCATTATACCAGACAGTTAGATAGCTGTTGCTATCAGTATTTGATGAATGAAGGCGCGCGAGTATCAGTCTATCTTCAAAGACTTCACCAGTATTGCCCAGCAGTGCTTTTAAGTTTTTGACTAAAGTTTCCATAATTTCCTCAGTTATAAAATTCTACTTTAACAGCATTTCCGTCTTTGAAGAGACCGTATTCAACACCATCAATCGTGATGATTTTGCATGGATAAAAACAATCGTTGATAAAAACTTTAGATTTTCCGCGGACTACTTTAACTTCATTACCAATTCGATTTGAATCAACTGTGTCTTTAAAGTCACTGTAATAAAAACCATCTTCTTTGATTACAGAAACTGTCATTACACCACCGAAATTACGATTGAATGCGATAAGTTTAGCAGCCATGATTTTATTCTCCAAGATTTATTTTTGATTACCATTTAGTTGGTAAGATCATAGTATCAAAACTGAAAGCAAAAGTAAACGGTTGAATGAAAATATTTTTAAGTTAACCAGAACGGTTGAGAGGATACTACAAGGAAGGATGATTAATTATATGGACTGGGCTCTAGAATTCACTAGAGCCGTGTAGAGTTAAAGAAAAATCAGAAGAAGTGACAACAAGAATCCCATAAATCCAATAACTACGAGAGCTCCAAGAACAATCGCTATAATAAACGCAGGCATGAACCAAAGAATAACAGTTAACAAAAGAAGAACTATAGCTACTCGCATAACTCCTCCAAGTCTTTGATGAACTCAGCTTCTGGGGTTGTTTCTTGCCAGTACTTATACTCTTTCTTGAGAGTTTTGGCAATTTCTACCAGTTTCTTGGCTTCGTCGCTTGTGATGTGATAGATGTTCATTGACACAAGTTTTTCAACGTGTGATTTGAAGAGATCTACTTTCTCAAGTTCAGATACCAGAGCTTTACGAGTCTTACCTTGAATAACAATTTTTCCATCAACAACATCTTTGATGAATTGAGCTTTGGCAACAGCCAGAGTTAATTGTTCTTTGACTTCATTTAGTTTATGCTCAATTCGTTTTTTAACAAATGTTTTGCGCACTTCAACAAAGTGTTTAATCAGATCAGATGCTTTAGTGAACTTATCGTTCAGCTTGCCATTTTCATCAATGACAACAATGAATTGTGATAACTTCTCAATCAGTTTGAAATCACGCATAATCATATCATGCCGCTCATCTTCAGTTTCTCCGTTAAAATAATCTTTACGGAATTTAACTTTAAAACCAAACCCAGCTTTTGAACAATCGTCAGTATAAGTGATCAGTCCTTTTTCTTCTAAAGGATCGAGTACTTTTTCTACGTAAGTGTCACGGTCAAACTTATATGGAATTTCACTGATATACATCTGAGATGCTGAAGTAAATTTGTATACACCATGCAACTCAACTCCGCCATCTTCAGTCGGAACTACTTTCCCGTTGAATTTAGGAAATTTAACTTCGGGTTCTTTGTCAAGTTTTCCTTCCAAAGCCAATCGAGTACATTCAACAATAGATTCAAAACTATGAGGAAGAATATTTGTTGCATAACCAGTTGCAATGCCACGAACACCATTCAAAAGAACAGTCGGAATTACTGGAAGATAGAAAGCCGGAGGAATATGCTCATTATCTTTATGAGCTGGAGCAATTTCTAAGTCTTTATAAACCTTACGGAAATTGTCAGATACACGACAGAAAATATAACGAGATGCTGCTGCTTTCTGAACCAAACGAGAACCAAAGTTACCTTGACCATCTAATAATGGAAAGTTGTTGTTCCATGTATTAGCCATCAGTGCCCCAGCGTCTTGAGCTGAGCCTTCACCGTGGTGATAACCAAGATCCGCCACTCCACCTGCGACAGAAGCGAGTTTATGGAATTTTTCTTTATTTCCACGACTCAAATCAAGAGCTCGCTTCATTACAAAACGTTGAACTGGCTTAAACCCGTCAATCATATTAGGAATAGCACGGTTCTCGACAGTGTAAATTGCGAATTCTTTCGCTTCATTATCAATAATACTTTGAAGACTTCTTTGATTTAATTGCATATGATTACCAAATTATTGAACCGATGTCAATCGTAACATTAACTAAGAAAAGCAAAATCTCAGTAATGCCGTAAGCTACACCATAGAAAACGGCCATCATTGCGATGGCCAAAATAACAATCGAAGTAGTTACACGTTTCATTTTACTAAATTAATCAAAGTTATAATGAACAAAGTCAATGCCATTACACTAGAAGAAAATACTGTCGGAGCCGCAATTCCCGTTGCAAAACTTACAAACAACCCAGCCCAAATACCACAACCCAAAGCACCCACTAATTTATTCATTTAATCAACCCCGCGTAAAAGAACATTCGTTCTAAAGCTAATATCGCGATTCCAAAGCACATACTGCCAAGTACTCTAGGTGGAGGGACTAATCCCTCCCAGATGAATAAACCAGAAGCAATGAACAGCGGAATCATAATAAGAAATATTAAAGCCCAGATTTGTTTCATTAGTAACTCTGCAAACCAAAGAGGAAGTTATCATTCAACATGCGATTCATTTCTTCTAAGTTCTGAAACGCTTCTTTGTGAGACTTAGTAAACATCAGAGAAAGCTGGCCTTTATTGTAACCAGTTGTCAGAACTTTCATTTTTGAAACCGGAACGAAGAACACATCGTAAACCACATCGTTACAACGAAGAGTACGACCCATTTGTGAGCGGCCATTTCGTAATTGAGACAGAACATTGCTGAATCCGCATTTAGAGCGTTGACGTCCTACATAAAAACGAGCTGTAGTATAAGAACCTGGATTCACCAGAAAATAAAACCCAGGTTCACTCAAAACTTCACGAGTTGGTTCACCATTGAACCAATCAGCATTTTTGATTTTACCCAGAACAGTCGCACCAGCTTTTTCCAGAACAGATACGGTCAGTAAAGTTTTCATATTATTTCTCTCATTTGGTTAAAGTTTTATGCTCCAAGAGGGCATTACACCCTCAAGATATTATTCAAATCCTGCACTTCCAATTACACGATCCATACTATCAAAGATCTTACATGAACCATTACGATAACGAATAGCCAACTGTGTAGCTACATACTGTGCATCGCATGAATGCATATGGTCGTCCCAAGTCTTGAAACGCGGTTCGCCGTTTTCCAGTTCAAACCAGACCATCACAGTTACGCGGATCATAATTCAATCTCCACTATATCGAGAAGTTCAAGCTTAATCGCAAGTTTAATGAATTTGCTTATTTCGTAAGACCATGAATCATTACATAGCCCTGAACGAATTCTTTCTAGTTCTTCTTTAGAACCAAAATAAGGCTGTTCGCCGTCAAAATCCAGAATTGTCCAATCACCTTCTTCATTGGCATCGAAAGTGGCAGTAACAATTTCTTTTGAAGCTCGATTTTTCAGATAATAACGTTTCATTTTGTTCTCCGTTAGTTGATTTCTAGTCTATAGTATACCACTTCCGTGTGGATGTAAACGGCTGAAGATTAAATGTTCAAGTACCATCCAGTGTAGTTACTACGACGAACAACTTTCTTTAGGTCTTCCTGGTCACCAACGAACTTTAGGGTAAACGAGAACACCTCTGGTGAACTTTCTTCCACATCTAATATGATAATACAGTCCGCTACTCGGTGTGTCAAGAAAGGTCCTAGATTAACCCCAGATCCATATGGATAGTCTCCACCGTAACCAGTAGTGACTGAAATCCACTTAGCATCAGACTGATGAGTCTTAACTTCAATTCTCAACCCAGAGTACTTTGGATGAGCTAAAACATCCCATGCAAACGTCAATGGATCTTCATAATCAGCTTCCATGTTCGCAACATATCCATCAACCCAAGTTGCTACAGCTCGTTCAGCCATTTGAGCTATCATGCATCGACGTTTAACTTGTTCTAAATCCTGGTCTGGATCTTTTTCCATCGAGTATTGGACAGTGCCTTTTATTTTGACTTTGTCTTCACCTGTAAGATCATTCTTCGACCGGGTAAATGTCGGCAGGCTCTTCAGTCTCATTAACCCCACGTTCTGCTTGTTCATTTTTACCACCAATGTAAAAGTCGCGTACTCGAACTACTCCTTGGTAGACTCGATCGTTATAATTCAAACATTCAAGATTCATTAAAGCATTATCAACATTTTCCTTTCCAAGGAATGAATCTTCGCATACCAATACACCATCTGCGTTTGGGTCTAAGATAACATCTAATGCGTATAAAATTTCCGCATAATGGTTTCCATGCAAAGTAATTTCTTTAATGCTTGAATCGCCTACGTTCATTGGATTGATCATAGTAACCTCAAAGAAAAAGCCCCGAAGGGCTTTAATTAGAAACGAAGAATACGAGCATTTAAGATGCGGTCATACTCATTCATAATAGTGAGTTGCTGACGAAGAAGAAATTGATCTTCTTCTGAAAGAGTTTTAAAAACTGGAGAATTATTGATTAACGCTTCTAAACCATCAATTTTATAGCCAAGTTCTTTTTGTTCATCAAGTACGCGTTGTTGATGCGGTAACATTAGCGAACTCCCCATTGTGCAGTAACATCTTCAAGTACGAGATATTCGCAAGTACGCATTTTAGCATCGCCGTAATCAACCGGGATACTTACTACATCACGTGGATGCACCTTAACGGAAACGATGCGATCAGAACCACCCTGAAAGTAAGAGATATAGCTCTTGGAGCAAACATGAAGACCGGCAGAGCAAGTTCGCTCATCGTCTTCATCTACCTGATTGCGTTCCATTTTAACAACTACGCCAGGAGAGTTATCAAAACGACCAGTACGACAGTCTTTGTAATCTTTAGTAACTACTTTCCATGCGATGAAATGACCATCATCAGTGATTTCAATATCGTTCGCTACCAAGAAATCAAACAAACGATAAACAGCTTTACGGCTCGGATTCAGCATCAGGTTTTCCAGGAAAGGCAAATAACGTTCAAAGTTTTCACCTTTTTCCATGGAATCCAGAATACGCTCAGTCAGACCAGATTTGATTTCGATGTCTTTAAAGAACAGAGCACCATTATCAATTTTAACGTTGCCTTTAACGAAAGTAGTCAGACCTTTTTCTGCGTTGATAATTTCCAGTGCGCCAGGGATGTCACCATCAATCAGACGCTGCAGAGCAATTTTAAAGCCCTTTGTCTTGTGATCAGCTGGATAAGTCTTATGAGTAGACAGATCAGTGATGCTGATGAATTTATTTGACGCGTTCCAGATATATTGGGTTTCTGGAACCAGGGCTTCAACTTCTTCAACTGGTTTCATTTCTTTCAGTACTCGACGAACGGTATCAGTCGAGCAATTGAAGCGATTAGCAATCCATGTGCGAGTATAACCGGCTTCGGCATAATCAACGATGGACATCTTTTGACGATCAGAAAACATTTGTACGGCCATATAAACCTC